CCGCTTGGATACTCATAACAAGTGCTACTCTGGTAAACAATGTTGACGGCGGTGGACCCGATTCGGTCTACGGCGGTATCGCAACCCTCGACGGGGGAGGTGTCTAAATGGCTGTAACTATTCAACTAAGACGAGGAACTGCCGCCGCTTGGACGGCGTCAAACCCGACCTTGGCTGCTGGCGAACTCGCCTTGGAGACCGACACTGGCAGATATAAGATTGGCAACGGTTCAACGGCTTGGACGAGCCTTTCGTACTCATCGTTGCCATCGAATGCGATTACCTCTGGAGACAACGACCAAGTCGTCTTAGCAACACAGATTTTCGGATAGGAGAATCATGGCTGTATTTAGCAAAGAACTACTGAGCGGCTCGACAAACGGTCGGCTCATAAAGGTTGTGGCAACCGCTACTGCGGGAACGACCATTCACACGGCGCACGCCACGGCACAAGACGAGATTTGGCTGTATGCAGTCAACTCCGATACAACCGACCGCAAGTTGACGATTGAGTTCGGCGGCACGTCTTCGCCAGACGACCTCATCGAGCAGACGATTACCGCAGAGTCTGGTTTGATTCTTGTAGTTCCAGGTTTGGTTGTTACTGGTTCAGTTGTGGTGCGTGCTTTTGCCGCGTCAGCCAATGTTGTGATGATTGGCGGCTATGTGAATCGCATCACGGCGTAAGGGGTAGCGATGCGTTACGGTGAGCGTACACGCTCAGGCACATCAGTCTCCAACTGGACTAAGCGGGGTACCCCTTCTTTGGGTCTAAAGGCTTCTGGTGGAAATGAAACCAAAGTAATCGGAGATACCGTTTACCACATCTTTACCTCTAGTGGAAGTATTCAATTTCTTCAGGCAACCGATGCCGAAGTTTTGGTTGCTGGTGGCGGTGCTGGTGGTGGCACTGGCTACGGTGGTGGTGGTGGTGCTGGGGAACTTGATTTGTTTGCGTCGCAGAGTTTTTCTGCGACTGCATACACTTGCACTGTCGGTGGCGGCGGTGGTGGACAAACCAGTTCATCGGGTAAAGGCGGTACTGGCGGTACATCCACTTTTACTGGTGTTTCTACTGTTACAGCACTTGGTGGTGGTGGCGGCGGTTCTGCTGACAGCGGCACTGGTGCTAATGGTGGTAGCGGTGGTGGTGGTGCTGGTGAATACAGTTCTGCCTCAGGCGGTTCTGCCAGCGGTTCCAATACGAATGCTGGCGCATCTGGCTCTGGTGGCGGTTATGGTGGTGGCGGTGGTGGTGCAACTGCGGCAGGTTCAACCAAGAATGGTGGTGCTGGGTACACGCTGACTACAGCGGATGCGAACTTGACTTCTGCTAACTTTACTTCGTTGTCGGGAATGACAACTTTGTGCGCTGGTGGTGGTGGTGGAACAACTACACAAACGCCTGGTGTTGGCGGAACTGGTGGCGGAAACGGTTCTTCTAATACTAGTGCTGGGGCGAGTGCAGGTGTTTCTTATGGTTCTGGCGGCGGCGGTGGCGGTGGCAACAATACTGCTCGCCGTGCTGGTGCTGCTGGCAAGGGCGGCGTAATCATCATCAAATACAAGAAGGGATAGTTATGGCACATTTTGCTTCGCTGGATGAAAACAACATCGTGACAAATGTGATTGTGATTGCCAATACCGATGTTGGTGAACCAACTTTATCTTTCCCTGATACTGATGCTGCTGGTCGTGCTTTTATTGCAAATGTTCTAAAACTTGATGGCGCATGGAAGCAGACTTCAATCAACGCCAACTTTCGTGGCAAGTACGCTGGTATCGGTGACCGCTACGACGCTGAACTAGACGAGTTCGTAACACCAGAAAGCGAACCCACAGAAGACTAGACTCGCCACATGCGATTCCATGTGGTGAGTTTGCCACACACCCAAACGACACTGGATTTCACGGCGTGCGCCTTCACCGAAAAAGTGCGCAAGTTTGCCATCATGATGAAATCCCTCGGGCACACGGTGTATGTCTATTCAGGGGATAAAAACGAAGCACCATGCGACGAGCACATTCAGTGCTTCACGGAGAAAGAAAGACTCGCCGCCTGCAACGGCGGGCACTACACGATGGCGTCGTTTGACGACTCCAAGCCTCATTGGGTCAAGTTCAACCAGACAGTCGTGAAAGAAATGCGCGGTCGCCTAGAGGAACGAGACTTCATCTGCGTAATCGGCGGTTATTCGCACAGGTCAATCGCCTACGCCTATCCAAATCATATGACGGTTGAGTTTGGCATCGGATACCCAGGAACATTCGCCAAGTACCGGGTGTTTGAGTCGTATGCATGGATGCACTCCATATACGGTGCGGAAGCCAAGAACCCTGCGGCGGCTGACGGCAAGTTCTATGATGCAGTCATTCCCGCTTATATAGACATCACCCAGTTCCCGTTCGTAGAAGAACCGAGAGATTACTACTTGTTCATGGGGCGCCTCATAGAACGCAAGGGCTTCAACATCGCCGTGGAAGCCTGCAAGAAAGTCGGCGCCAGACTGCTCATCGCAGGGCAGGGTGTTCCACCTTCGTACGGAGAATACGTGGGTGTAGTCGGCTCGGAGAGGCGCGCCGAATTATTCGGTAACGCGATTGCATCGTTCGCGCCAACCATTTACGTGGAGCCGTTCGGCACGGTCGTAATTGAATCGCAGGCTTGCGGAACCCCAGCGATAACTACTGATTGGGGTGCTTTCACCGAAACGGTAACCAACGGCTTGAACGGCTATCGGTGCAGAACCTTGAAAGATTTCATTGAGGCGATGGAGAAGGCGAAGTCCCTAGACCGCAGGAAGATTAGAGAATACGCCGTGACGCACTATGGATTAGATGCCGTGGCACTTCGCTACAACAAGTACTTCAAGCGTCTTTCTACGCTGTGGGAAGACGGATGGTATTCGGAGGAATAAAATGGATATTGAAATAAATCCATTAAAACCTGGAGTTAAATTTTCTTCGTTGCAAACGTTTGACCATGGCGACAACACTATTTTTATTTTTGGCGACGTCGTATTTGGTTCAGAAAACGCCACGACATCACCGAGATATTTCAGCGGTACGTATATGCCAATATCTCCAGCAAGTCACTATTTTCATTTTTTAAAAGAATATGTTGGTTCTTTTTTGTATTATAAAAAACACATAGATGAAACAGTAAAACCCATTTGGATTGAAACTCCAGTTTTAACGCTTGATTATCACGATACAAATAAACCAATTCAGACAATTTTTGATTTGTTGGTAAATCAAATGAAAAATCCAATTGTTTTTTTAAATTACGATTTGATGAACAATTTACATTTACATTTTGAAAAAATAGCCGTTATATACGACAGCGCAGTAGTTTTTGTGTCCTCAGAGTTTCCTCATTTTGACCAATTCAAACACACAAACAACAAAGAAGTTAGAGATTTTTTGCAAGATTTTTTAATCAAAGATTTGTCATATCCGCAAAAAGTGTACGTTTCAAGAAAAAAAGTTAGTGCTGTGTTAAACGCAAGTAATTCAAAAACTCATATTTCGAGACCAAATGAAATTTACGTAGATGAAGCCATAGAGGATTACTTTGTTCAGTCTGGGTTTACTGTTATCGATTTTTCTGGGATGGAATTAGAAAATCAAATAAAATACATGTACAATGCCACACATGTTGCTGGCCTCATAGGCGCCAACACGTGGAACGGAATATTTTGTGACAACAATACAACTTTTTATTGCATCAAAACTCAAAGATGGTTTAATCATTCATATGATGTTGATATCAAATCCGTAATAAATGCAAATTTTAATTACATTGATTTGTTTAATTTGGAATCATACGAAAACGTATACAACGAATTAGTTCAAAAAATAGGTTTAGCAATCGAATAGACAGCGTCGTCATGCTTGTTGGATTTTTTTATTAGTTCCACATGTTTTGGGTTTGATTCAATCAATGGTTGAAGTTGTTTTGCAAAATCTCCAAACGGCATAAATACTGTTTCGTAGTCTGGAGAATAATAGTCGAAGGTGTGGTCAATCCCAAATTCAGAAAGTATCATGTTGCATAATTTGTTTTCATTATTTTTTATAAATTCCGCTTTAATTAACATGTTAATTCTTTTTGTGTTTAAACTAAGTATTTTTTCATTTACTTCTTCTTGCAAATATTTGCAACCCCAACCAGAAATTATTCTTGATTGATAATTTGAATTCATATCATTTTCAACCCAATTAATAAATTTTTCGTTCGTAAAAAAGGGGCAATCTCTATCCCTTCCCATGTTGTGAGTTCTTTTGTTGTTTTTTCCATAATTTACAAAATAACAAAACTCTGACATTGAGTAATAAAAAGGCTCCCTGACTGCACTGAATATAAACGTCGAGTCGTCATGCTCTTTCCATAAATTGTGTTGGCTGTGATTGTTGTTTAGTGAATGGGCTTGAATTCCATTAATTTCAAGAACGTCATAAAGTCTAGGAAACATGCGAAATGTTATGGTTTTTGAAACTGTATGGTCAATATGCAAAAAATAAAATTTTTTGTATTTATTTTTCATTTTTGTAACTGTACCACTTCACCACTGCATATCGTACGCCGCTTGTAACTGGATGAACTCGATGCATGTAGGGGAACCCAGAAGAAAATACAACAACTTCCCCTGCTACTGGTTTTATTTTTAAATTAAATTCTTTGAATTCAAGTTCTCCACCCTCAAAGTCATCGTTTAGAAACAAAGACATTGACACAACTCTTGGAAATTGGGGGTGGTCATCAATGTGATTGTGAAATTTGTTTCCCTCTTCGTAACGAAGAAGAGCACTATGGTGAGAAACGAGAGGAACAATGCTATATCTGCTCCTAAAATCCTCAATAATTAAGTTAAAACCTTTTTGTAAAGATTCAGTAACACGTCTAATTGGGTCCTGGGGGTGACAAGTTAATTGTTTTTCGCTTATAAAATAATTAAAACAATTTCTGGCATCGTAATTAATCCCAGGTTTATCGTCTTCAACCAAAACTTCTGCTGGCTCCCATTGCTTGAACATTGCATTTTGAATTAAGCCCTTAAGAATTCTCGCCGATGTTTTTGGTATTTTATATTTAATTATTCCTGGGGCGAGTTCTTCTCTGCTGTCAATCTGCATATCAACAATTTCTGGTTGAGAATCAATTAAATCACCAAAAAATTCATCATAAAATCTTAGTATTACCGAATAATCATGACATTGACAAACTGGTTGATTTATCGGACCGTCTGGCATAGCAAAATAACGATTGCGATTAAAAAATCTTGCGTCTCCATCTGCTCCATATTTATGAAAACCATCTTTTGCATTTTTTTGAATCCAATGCTCTGGTTGTGTAAAGTGCAAAAATAATACAGTTGTGTATGCGTTTGTGTCTTTTGTTGGATATGGGGGTCTTGCATGCATGTGTTGTTGGCCGCAGAAAATTATTGCGTCATTTGGATTTTGTTCAAAATGCTTTCCCTCAACAATCAATCCCCAGTTGGCAGTATTTTCTATTGTTATGTCTATTGTTGTTTGCGTTCCATTTTGGTCGGTGTGTTCCCACAGGTGGGGTATGCAACCGTCTTTTATTTGATATTTGACAACAAAAAAATATGCTTTTTTTAAAGAATCATCGTTGAATATTTCTTTTGCTTTTTGTAGGCAATATTCTTCAATATCTTCGTCAAATCGAACTGGCGCCTCCCATCTTGCCAGCATGGTATGAAATTTTGATTTTTCTGTACCAATTTGGGTTTTTGTAATTGCTTGTTTAATGCGCTCCATCATGTTTTCGGGAAAAAAATTTTTTATTATTTTTGGCTCAGATAAAACATCAGGAAGTTCAAACAAGATATCTTTTGTTAACATCACCACTTACCAAGAGGGCATACAGCATTTGATAGTTTTACTTTCATATTCATAAAACAACCACATTGCTTGCATTGTTTTGTTGCTTTAATCAACTCAGGGCATTGCAAACATATTGAAAATCGCTCTTGCGCGATGTCTTCGGTTGTGTGATTGTTTTTATTTAAAACATCCCATGGCCTAGTATCACCTAATTTTTCTTTATACTTTTTCCAAGCCGATGTCATTGTTTTATAAATTTCCCTTCAACGTATTTATCCCCCATTGCGGCTTCATCATCTTTAAATTCAACTATTGTTGGATTAGATTGCAATACTGAGACAAAGTGTTCTTGTTCTGGTGGCAGTTTTATTATATATGCCACTTCTCCATCGCATACAAATGCAAATCCAAGTAATGTTTTTGGGTCGTATTGTGGGATATAAAACTGTTGTTGCATATTTATCCTTCTTTGTTTTAATTACTGTATCATGTTGGACAACTGGAGTCACCGAATTGACAACTAACAAACAATCCATATACGCAACAACCATCAGATGATATGTACGCCCTCCAAAGACCGTTAAACGGACCACAGAGTTCTTGAATACACTGGTAATAGTCGTATTGATAAATCCATACGCCACCTGGAGGTGCGCCATATGAACCACAGTTAACGCCAGCACATGGGTTAACTGGTGGGTTAACTGGTGGGTCAACTGGTGGGTTAACCGGTGGGTTAACTGGTGGGTTAACTGGTGGGTTAACTGGTGGCGTAACTGGTGGAACAACTGGTGGCGTAACTGGTGGAACAACTGGTGGAACAACTGGTGGAACAACTGGTGGAACAACTGGTGGAACAACTGGTGTCACCGAATTGCTAGACGCTGTGTTATCCGAATCAACCCCATACGGAGTTTCAAGTTTTACAGCAAATGTATAAGCGGTTCCATTTGACAAGCCAGTGACAGTTATTGAGGAGCACGGAGCAGTGCAAGTTCCCTGAATGCTGCTGGGTGACGAAGTGGCCCTATAGGTTCCAGAATTTGATTTACCGCGATATGAGGACTCAGTGAACGTAACCGTGGCCTGGGCATTACCAGCAGTAGCCGTGCCGATGGTCGGCGTTGAAGGCTTCTTGCCCTGACTAGCGGTATTGCCAGGAATCACGTCAGGCTCAAATCACCAATCAAATACCACTCGTCGGTTCCTCTTTTAATCAGGGTCGCCGTCGAATATTGGGCTCTTAGGTATGAACCTGGTGTTGCCCTGACAGTAACACCACCAGTGCCAACGACTTGTGTCTTGCCAGCGCCATACTGAGTGATGGTCACCTGAGAGCCAATTGGAAACGCATGAGCAGAATTAAGCGGCACTGTTACCGTGTTGGCGGAACCGACGTTCATTTCAATTACTTTGTTCTTATCGCCAAGAACCAAAGAATAGTTAGCCGTCTTGGTGTCAATCGACAAATCAGCAATCTTGCCTCTCTCAATGGCGGCCGTCGAACTTATGTCAGCGTTGACAATCACGCCAGAAGTGATTGCGGTCACCCCAGTCGAGTTGACAGTAACGTCTCCGCTTAGTGCCGTAGCGGTTGGAACATTGCTCGCGTTTCCAAGGAGCACCTGTCCAGCAGTAATGCTTGCCAATTTGCTGTGGGCTATAGCGGCTGAGGTATTTACATCGGCATCCACAATGGTGCCATTGGCAATTTTTGCAGAGGTTACGGCAGAGTCGGCAAGTTTTGCTTCGGTGATTTCACCGTCTTCAACCTGTGCGCCAACCTCTTCCCATGAAGTTCCGTCGTAGTAGTACAACTTTTCCGTCGACTCAACCCAACTAAACATGCCAGTCTGAAGCGCTGGTGCGCCAGAAACTCCGTAAGCGGCAGTTCTGGCTGCAATTGTTGCAAATCTTGCAATTGTTTGGTCTGCAACATATTCATTTAAATCTGCAGCATCAAGAACTTGACCAGATGCCCAATTTTTGACTCCGCCGTTAACGGCCATGAATTACTCCTAAAAAGACGCGCGTGGTTACAACAATAATACCTCAGTAGTGGACCTCGTGGAAATAGGCATGTTGTAAAATTGTTTTGCCCCAGGGAGGCAAAAATTGAAAATTGCGAAGCGTGGCAAAATTGTTGCTGCCGTAGTGAGTTCATTCTCGCTAATGACGTTGTCAACTTTTATTGGAATAGGCATGGCAAAGGCGGATTATGTAACGGCTCCCTCGAGCCTGAGCCTTCAAATTAATCAAACAAACATTGAATTAAGCGATGACTTTGATGTCTCTGGTTATGAGGAAAATGCAAACCTTCTTGTTTCCATTTCACTGTCTAGTGGGACTGCAGCAAAGTTTTCGGTAATCACAACAAATGGATTAACAAGAGAGTTTGGATACAACTCGTGGCTTGGTGTTTCATCGCTGTCATTTACTGGAACGCAGGCAAATGTAAATGCGGCACTTGATTCTTTGACTTTTGATTCTGGCAACACTGCTGGAACAACTACTCTGACAGTTTCTGTTCAAGAAAAAATATCTGGTTCTTTTTATTTTGAGGGAACTGGACACTTATATGAATACGTACCCTCTTCTGTTTCATACATCCAAGCACGAACAAATGCTGGAACCAGAACATTAAATGGCCTTACGGGTTACTTGGCAACAATAACGTCTGATGAAGAACACAATTTTGTACTAACTAAAATTCAAAATGCATACAACATTTGGATAGCCCTGTCAGACAGGGAAACAGAGGGGGTGTGGGTTTTGGACCCCAAGGATGGGCACCCAGAACAGGGGACGGTGATTTGGAATGGCTTATCAAATGGGGTTGCCGCTGAAGGGAAATATACCAAATGGTGTGGCGGAGAACCAAATAACTCTGGAAATGAAGATGCCGCAGTAACAAAATGGAATGGCGGGAATTGTTGGAATGACCTTCCAGCAGAGGGTTGGGCTGGTGGAATTGGTGGATATGTAGTCGAGTATGAACCGACCCAAAATGCAAATCCAATTTATAGCGACTCAATGGAAATTTCCATTTCTGCCCCCCCTCCAACGACTGTTCCGACAACTACGGTTCCACCAACTACAACCACGGTTCCGCCAACCACGACAACAATTCAGCCTTTTTATAATGAAGTTCAAAATTTGATTGGAACTGCCAATGAAAATGGAAACGTATTTCTGGATTGGGATGCCCCAACATCCAGCAATCTAGAACCGCACATATACACGATTACGTGGTTTGACTTAAATGAGGGCGTTGAATCTGGTGGTTGGGGAGTTTGGACGTATGCCACAAACACTTCGTACACAGTCGGTTCATTCCAATTTCCAGGAACCACCGGATACGGTCTGGTGCGTTTCAAAATCCGTGCTGGAAGTGCGGCCTGTGTTGGAGAAGGGCAGGGTTCTTGTGTGTATGGCCCATACGCAACTGTTGATGTAACGGTAATTGACCCAACTCCTACAACTACTGCGGCCCCAACAACGACTGTTGCGCCAACAACGACCACTACGACTGTTGCGCCAACAACTACCACTACGACCACTACCACGACCACTACCACAACTACGACTATTGCCACCCCGCCCCAGACGACAACCACCACTGAGTATGTAGCGCCCACCACCACGACCGTGTATGCAACGACGACGACCATCGGCACAATAGTTCCTGAGACCACCATCCCAGAAGAAACAGAACCAGAAGAAGAAACACCAGAAGAAACAACCCCAACCACCGAACCAGAAGAGATAGAGGAAGATGAACCAGATACAGAAACTACAAATACAAGTATTCCAAGCCCGAAGGAGGATACTGAAACTACAACGCCTGATACACCAGATTCAGATGAACCAACCGAACCGCAGGGAAGCGGAGAAACTGAGCAAGACAATGGTGAAATTTCACAAGAGAGCGAAGACGAAATACAAGAACCATCAGATGAAACAACGCAAGAAGAGCCCATTGAGACAGAAGAACTTGCAGACGCAATTGCCGAGGCATCGGAAGAAGAAGCAGCCGAAATAGTTGAGTCTGTAATTGATGACATTGTTGAAAACAAATCCGTTGAGGAATTAACCGAAGAAGACAAGGAGGAAATTGCTGCTGTTGTTGCTTTAGTAATCGAGTCTGGCGTTAGTGAGACGGTTGCCGTGTCGCTGGCGTCAGAGCCAGCAGTTCTTGCATCTATTGACGTTTCTCAGGCCGAGGAAATTTTTTCGGCTGTTGATGAAGGTGAATTGAGCACAGAAGAAGGATTGGCAATTGTTGCCGCAGTTCAAGAAGCATCACAGGAGATTAGGGGTGCATTTGAAGAAGCAATCAACGTGTTTGCTGGGGCCTTTGATACCTACGTCGCTTTGGGTTCTACCATTGATGTCGGTACCAGAAGGTCAGTAATAGCCGTTGCTGCCCTTCAGGCAACCGCTGCCACAGCCATGATGGCTTCATCTAGTGGTAATATTGGTGGCAGTTCTTCTACCAATTCAAACCCCAATGATGCTGCTAGACGGGAAGAAGAGGAAGAAGAAGAGGCTGGTGAAATAGAAGCCACCGACCTCAGGGAATGGCTAGACACCATTTCCATGTGGATATATGTAAATGGAATAAGAAAGTTCAGCATGAAACAGTTTCTCAAAAAGTTTGGCTACGAAACGGCCGGGATTGGGTTTACCATCTCGTCGTCAATCATCCTCTGGGTGACCTTGTCTGGCTTTACAAGAAGTGTGGCAATCATTGCTTCATTGCTTGCTTTTGCGGCCCACTACTACTTGGTGATGTGGAAGAAGGAAGATTAATGGAACAACTTAAGAACATCCTTTTAAGAATTCTCGCAACGTTTGCTGCAAGTGGTCTTGGTGTCATTGGCGCTGGAACAATTGCTGGAGTTCCGCTTTGGAAAGCCGTTTTCATGGCTGGAATTGCTGGCGTAGCCACAGTAATCGAAGGACTCTCAAGAGCGTTCCTCGACGATGGCAAACTCAGCGTTGAAGAAATTAATCAAGTTTTTAATCAAGTAGACAAATCAGTAAAGAAAGTAGCCAAAGAGGAAGTTTAGCCATGCCGAGTAAAGTTATTTGGGATATTGTTGTTCCAGTAAAGCAGCCAGCAGACCTCAAGGGTACTGAGCCAGGAAAACTTCCTGGTCATCTTCTAAGGCCAGCGCGCGGCGAGGGCGGCAAGCCCTGTGGACAGTTGCACTGGTTGGCAGCAGCAGCGTGGGCAGCAATGTGTGAAGCCGCGGAAAAAGACGGAATCCTTCTTAAGCCAGTTTCTGCTGGTGATACCTACAGAACGTTTGCAAGCCAGTTGAGTGCGTTTCTTACGCGCTATCAGAAGGAACCAATTCCTGGCGCTTCAACGAGAACGTTTCAAGGCGTGAAGTGGTACAAGAAGTCGCCGAAGTTGGCGAGCCTTGCTGCACCTGGCACCTCTCAGCACAACAGCGGTTTGGCTGTTGACGTGCACACTGCAGCAGAGCCAAAGAGACTTCAATGGCTTGTCAACAACGTTCGCAAGTTTGGATTCAGTTGGGAAGTTGTCCCTGAGGAGCCATGGCACCTGCGCTACACGGAAGGCGACAATCCGCCAGCAGCGGTAGTTGAGTACATGGCAAAGAATGGAATTACTCCACCAGTCCCTGGAAAAGAAACGCCAAAAGCAGAAGCCCCAAAAGCCGAAGCGCCAAAGGCGCAAGCCCCAAAGCCAGCGGCACCAGCAACAGAAAAAGCGGACGAGGAACTAGCCCCAGGCGCAAAAGGAGAAAGAGTAAGACTCCTGCAAGAAAAACTAAAGGAAAAGGGGTTTTACCAGGCAAATTGCGACGGAGACTTCGGCCCAAAGACATCTGAAGCGGTCAAGAAGTTCAAGGCAGCCAACAAACTTCCTGCTGGCCCTAGAGTCGGCAAGAAGGCACAAGAACTTTTGGGGATGTAAATGGATATTGCCAACTCACTCATCGAGACATTCGGCATCATTGTCGTTGCATTGATTGGCTTTGTGACTGTTGTGTATCAAGTCAAAAAGAGCCGCGAAGAGAACGTCCGAGACCATGGAATGGTGATGGAAAAACTCGAGGAAGTTGCTTTGGAAATTGAATACCTTGACGAAGACCTTGCTGTTATTGATGCTAAACTTGATGCACACATGGGCGATGCTGATGCCCATCGCAAAAAGAAGACGGCCAAAAAGAAATAAATTTATAAGGTCTGTCTATGGGTAAAAAGAATAAAAGAGTAAGTCGCGGCGCTCAGCAAAGAACAAGGTTTAACTATCTGACAAAACAGATGGAAACAGTTTCTGGAACAAAGGCTGGCAAGAAAAGAACTCGTTTGCCAATTGGGCACCCATTGAGAACCCACGATTTACACGGTCCTGTAGGTAAAACCCAAAAGGACTAGTCTGGTCACATGATTGACCAAACGATGACGTGGCATGATGATGGCCATTTTATTAGGTTACGTATTTGGAAATCTGAACTTGAGATAATGGAAATACATTGTCCTGACAAGGGGGATGACGAATGCAAAGACCCTGTGTATGGGTGTTTGGTTAAACATTTTGTTGGCAGGTATGGCCTTGATTGCAATGCTGGCACGTGTCCGGCATCAGAGCAGATAGACCTCTGCTGGACCGTAATAGGCGATACGAGAATAGTTGAGGAATGTCAGTTGTGGTTCATGCCAAAAACAGACGAAGTATTTGCCGCTTGGCTTGAGTCCAAATTAAATCAGAAATCATCTGACTGAATGTCTTCTATTTCCTGTCGCTCTTTGCTGTAGCGCTTTTTGCTGCTTTTTACCTTCACCCATAGTGTGTCTTTGTACAAAATACCCAATTCGTCCAAGACTCCGGTATCTGTAAATTTGTACCTGTTGTTTGGCAATTTCTGTAAATGCTTATTCTTCACAAGGCTGTTAATGGCCCTGCTCACGTAGGACGGTTTTACTCTGTTGTACCTAAATTCTTGGTACTCCTGAATTGAAAAAGTCCCATCCATTTGTCTGGACCTAAATCTGGCATAGTTCAAAATCTGGTAACCCAGCGAACCATGCTGAACTCTCTGTCTAATTATTTGATTACCCATCGGTAACATCCTATCAAAACAGGTCGTTATCAACAACCTGCCGTTTTGGCAATTCTTTATTGATGCTCGTGGCCCCAAGTATGTGCTGTATATCAGGGTGTTTTATGACCGCCTCAGTGTGGACTTTGTAAAAATTTTGTCGATTCACTTTTGTCTTTGTAATAAGCCCTGATTCAACAAGCAGTTTTACCGTCTTGTCAATCATCGTTTCGCTCATGTCGAGGTAAACGGCAAGCGCCCGAAGGGTCATGCTATTGTCCTCCATGATTGCGCAAAGAACTCTTCCTGGGGTGGACAACAAATTAACCACGTTCTCGTTGTGGTAACGAAACACCTTCTGTTTGTCAAGTGTTTGAAGAATTCCTTGTATAACTTCCTCGCTCGCGGCGCTGCCAAGCGAGTCACGAAGGGCCAATTTTAGTTTCTCTGTTTTTTCGTCTGGCATAGAGAATTGCAGCACAGCGTAGCACAGATGGTCTATTATGTGTGCACCATCAATCACATGGGGGCCACATGAACAACAACGACAAACTCAGCGAAATTTTCAAACGTCTCAAAGAGAACGAATTGCGCAATAGATGTGCTGTTTGTAATGCCTACCAAGATATGGACGATGAAACAAAGCAGGCATTTACGGATGTAATGCATTCTTCAGTTTCAATAAAAGCAATAACCGACGCCATTACCTCGGAGGGGTTGAAACTTTCACGGTTTCAATTAGGCGAGGCTCGTAGGGAGTGCATTAACGGCAGCAGAGCCTGCCCTTCTTTTAAGGCTGGCAATAAATGAACAAAAAACTAAAAGACCTCGTTAAAGAGAGTCATAAAGAAAATACTGTGAAAGCAATCAAGGAGATGCTGGATACCAGTGGACTCAATCTAAACGATATCGGCTCAATCAAAAAGGTTGCCGTTACCGGTAGGTCGGTGCATGATGAGGAAAAGGGGACGGAGAAACAGACCACGACATACCAGGTCGTCTTGAGCCCAACGTTTGAGGGTGGCCCTGGTTCCTTGCTGGAACGAGCCCAGATACAAGAACAAATTAAACGACAAAAGTCAAAGGCAAAAAAGGTCGACCCCGGTGGGTGGGAAACGGCAGTAATACTGCCTGATATACAAATCGGTTACTACGACAAATCAGTTGACCCCAACAAGGTAGAACTAGAGCCAATTCACGACGAAAAGGCTTTGGCCGTTGCCGTGGCCGTTATTCGTGATATCAAGCCCTCAAAGATAATCATGAACGGCGACAATCTTGATTTTGCCGACTTTGGCAAGTATCTGAACCGTATGCCATTCAGGAACATGGTTCAGCCAGCCATTGATAGGGCTGCTGAATTGTGCCGGGAATTGCGCCGCGCCGCCCCATTTGCCGAAATTGTGTGGCTTGAGGGTAACCATGAAGCCCGCCTTCATAAGTATCTTGATAACTTCGCATCTCCAACCTCAGGAGTCACCAGGGGCAAGGACAAGTACTCCGATAGGGACAAGTTCCCCGTTAACTCTGTTCCATTCCTTTGTCGAATGGAAGACTTTGACGTTCAGTATCTGGTTGGATATCCAGAAAATGCTTATTTCATCAATAGCAATTTGATGGTCGTTCACGGCCACAAAGTTAACTCCAACGGCTCAACTGCAGCAAAGTACCTTAACGATGCTCATCAGTCTCTGATATACGGTCACATACACAGAATTGAAACCCTGTATAGAACACGGCGTAGCCCGAACGGGCCGCGTACTGTTATGGCATCTAGTCCTGGCTGTTTGTGCCGCACTGATGGAGTGGTTCCCTCTACGAACTCTGGTAGCGACCACTTTGGTAGACCCATTGTCAAGGGAAGCGAAAACTGGCAACAGGGTTTGGCAATCGTTCAGTATCAACCATTTGGTGTTGGTAGGGAATGGTTCAACTATGAACCAATGTGGATATTTGAGGGTAGGGGAATTCTGCGCGGCAAAGAGTACGCCGCAGATAAAGACTGATGTCCACCCTTGGGGATGAGTTCTGGGGGGATGATGAGCAAATCATGGAGCACATCAAGGAAGCCTTGGAAGAACTTGTTGACAAGAAATACATAGAAATAGTTGGCATAGATGAAAACGGCGAGTGGTTATACAAGGCGACCCCTGCCGGTATTGAGTTTTACGAAAAAAGACTGAACGGGCAGGAGTGATGACAACAATTGTTGGGATACAGGGAGATACCTTTGCTCTCATTTGCACTGACTCCCAGGTTTCAGATGTAGACGAACACGGCTACGTGACGCAGGTGGTTACCATGCGTGAGGGCACTGGGAAGGTCCAGTCAAATGGCAGGTACTTGATAGGGGCGGCTGGGGACGTGCGGGCCATCAACATCCTGCATCATGCATTCCAGCCACCAACAGCGCCGCCTAATTTAAAAGGGAAGAAACTCGACCACTTCTTTACGGTCAAATTTATCCCTGCACTACGAGAGTGCTTTGAACAGCAGGGGTACGCAATGCCCGATAATGACTTAAAGACCCATATGGCTGAAATGGGCAGTTCTGTAATAGTGGCAGTAAACGGAACCCTGTACACAGTGGATGGGGATTACTCGTGGTATTCGGATGTCAATGGCACCTATGCGATAGGAACTGGAGCCCAATACGCAATGGGGGCTTTGCATGCTTTGGCGGCTCGCGGGCGCCCGAATATTCAAAAGGCTAGACAGCAGGCGCTAAAGGCCCTTGCAGCAGCAGCACGGTTTGACCCTTATACGGGGAGCCCGTACCATGTGCACATACAAGACACCAGGAAAGAGAGCAAGTCCAAATATTAATTTGGATAAATTTATATGGCAAAGAAAAAGGTAGAAGTAACTCCAGCACCGTATATACACGGCGACAAGTGGATGGACATGGCTAACTGTAAGGGAAAGACCAAACTAATGTTTCCCAAAGAACATAAGGATATTACCTACATAGCACAGGCAAGAGCCATATGCCGTGCTTGCTTGGTGCAAAGGTATTGCTTGGATTATGCCTTGCAATTTCCACCCGCAGACATGCATGGGGTATGGGCAGGACTGACTTCAAGACAACTGGCAGCAGAACAAAGAAAAAGAGGATTAAGACCCACAAGGCCGACTTTGGCTCAAATGTGGGGCGATTAACCAATCCTCAGATTGCAGGTTTCGCAGAACTCCATGCCTTGAAACATCACAGTTTCTTGTTTGCAGGTCAACTGTCCGCAGGGTTGCAATAGGTTCACACCCGTCAGGTAGGCACGTATCTCATCGGCTTCGTTTATCTTGGCGAACTGAGAAGGGCCGGGGGAAGGGATTCCCTTGTCGTTTCTGATGAACTCCCAAACGGCGTACTCAATTAATTGGGATACAGAAATACCCTTTGATTTGGCATGGTCAATAATGAGGTTCTTTTGTTTGCCTGATATTCGTATGCCGACGTTGTATAGGCGGTCTTCGTATTTGGCTCTTTGAGGCTCGGCCATGTCAGCCTCGCTGGATAAGGGCAATCAGGTAGTCGGTCAAGGTTAAACCAACCGCATCGGCATCGGCTATCAACTTGGCCTTCACCCCAGAAGGAAGTTTGAGGGTCAAGGCGACCTTTTCCCCTGTTGGGGTCTTTGGGGGTCTGCCGACATTGCGCTTCATGGACATCACTAGAAGGTCAATACGAACAGAATCGCAAATCCCGTGGTTATTGCCAAAAGGGCAAAAAGTGAGAGAAGTGCTGCGCCCGTGTCAGTCTTTTCATTTTTTTGTCGTTTTGTCATTGCTTATCGCCCATCCAGTACGTGTTCTTCATCCATTGGTTAACCTTATCCTTGTAAAGTTCTTCAAATCGCTTGGCGTCGAACTGGTTGTTGAGCCCTATACCCCCCATGGCCTTTAGGGTCGCAACCAACGCATCATGTATCCGTACGTTTGCGGAAGTCCCGTTCGTGACTGCTGCCATTATCTCTTGGTACTGTCCCCACGCTTCTTGGGGTGATGGAGCAGGGGTAATTTGTTTGGTGTAATTTACGAGGAAAACTCTAACCTCCCATGGCCGTGGGGGAAATTCTTTACCCATACAAATGTTGGGCAATAATTGTTGGGCGAGTTCATAGTCAAACTCGCCCACGTATGGCTTCCATGCCGTGCTGAACTCTTTGACTTCCTTGGGGACAAGTACCCGGTCGTACGTGTAGTACAAGGTTTTAATAAATTTGCCGATTTCTTCTTCTGTCATCGCCGGCCCTTTCTCCTATCCGCCACCGCCAGTGCTGCGTAGAAAGCAAGCATGGCAACCACGATAGCCCCGGTCCTCATTCGTTGTAGCCAATAAATCGCTCGATGTACTCTGCAGAGCGGAATATCAGTTCCAGGGAGTTGTAGACCTTTCCCTGCTTGTTCTGTCCCATGTGGAAGTGGGAGTTGGCACAGCCGTCTATGGCCGCCATGCAGTCATCGACGCTGTAGTCGTAGATGGCAACGGCTAGCAATCTGCGGCGCTTTGCATCAAGGACAGGTTTGCGGCGCGCGTCTTTCTTGTGGGTTTCGACCCAGTGGTTAAAAACGGCCAAAATATCTTCGGGAGAAACGAGTTCTTCTTTCTTCCGGTCAGAGATGGCTTTTTCTTGTTTCTCAGCCTTGGTGAGTCTGAAACGCTTAGTCGTCATCATCACCTCAAGATACACCATTTCTGTATTTATAGCAACCTCGGTCTTCCACCACCGTATGAGATAGAGGACGTAAATGAACCGAAGTTTCTTTTGTTGTTTTTACGGCCCTTCATAATTGAACACTTCTTAGAGTGTTGAACTTTGGAGGGGGTCCGGGGGAACCTTTGCTTAAAACTTTTGATTTTTGGCAAGGCTCCGCCGGCACCCAGTTTTGGGTGTTGTTTTTGATGGTTGGTCTTCCTGCGCAGAAGTATTTTGTTGTTCCGCGCCCCTTGCCCCAGGGAGGAAACGCGAAACGCGGAACGGGGCTCACGCTAGCAGCACCCGGCGGCAAAACATGCAACTTCGACAAAATTTTTAAAAGTTACACTGGGACAACAAATCTCTGTGGTACTTTCGATAATTGCGTGGCCAGGGTGTTCCCCCCCTTTCCCCCTTGGTCGCGTAGCGGGGCTGCCGCCACGAAGTGTGTTTCTTCGGTGGTTGGGTTCTTCTGGCGGCAGTCCCCAACCTTTCCACCACCAAGGCGCTTAAATATCTAGCGGAATCATTTCTCGAGCGCGCTCGAATAGCGGCGGCAAAAAGTCCGCAATAAATTCAGCCATCAGGTCATTTTTTTCCTGGCTTGTGTAGAAAATATTTTCTTCACTTATTTCATCTGCTTTTGCCCAAAGAACTTCCTCGTTTAGGCAGGCCAGAAACTTATGTTCATCTGGTGTCTGGAATAACTCGGGGCCCACGCCATCGGACAGGGACTCGCGCGGCACGGCCATTATCAGCAGGTATATGTCCGACTCGACGTCTTGGCATGAAGCAATGATTCGATTGGGGCCGCCATCTGTTTCCCCAAACTCCATATCTTCTCTGACTCTTTCGACAAATCTAGCCAAATCTTGTTCGTCGTGGTCTTCCATCCCTAGATAGTACCACTCAACGAGTTGCTTTCCACCACCGTAAAGGTTTGTCAAAAACTATTTCTAATTAAAGTTTCAAAATATCAACTTGAGGCTTAAATGCATTTGCTATTGTCTTCGACATGGACAACGTTACCCGTTTTAACACAACAATTACAGCCCTTAATAACTTCGTCGCGCGGGAAGACCACTGTCGAGTCCCGGCCAATCACATCGAGGAGGTCGATGGCAACCCCGTTCCGCTGGGTTCTTGGGTTGGGTATCTTCGACAGCGTCGCCGCAAGGGGCAATTGAGCCAGGAAAAGATTCAGCGACTCGAGCAAATTCGCGACTGGCAATGGGGCCCGCTGCGCCCAGGGCCGGCTACGAACTCCGACAGAAACTCCAAGATATTGGACTTGCATCGCGGCGGAAAATCTCTTCGCTTTATTGCTGATGAGTTTGAACTTTCTCGCCAACGCGTTCACCAGATTGTTCGCAAAAATTCTCAGGTTTCCCAGTGAGCCATCCGGAGATGGAGGAGTTCCGGAAATTCCAGGAACAGGCAAAACAGCAAATCTTGTCTGGTTTCTTGAACTTCGTGTTCTCAAGCCTGGTTTATTCTTTGGCCCTCTACCTGGCGGTGCGGCTCTTCTGGTCAATCGATGCAATCTCATGGAAACTTTCTTGGGTTAATTGTACGAGTTTGATTTTGGGATTCAACTTCCTACGGGTGTGGGACCGCGCGTTCATGCGCCGGAGTTAGGACGTTGCTTTCCACCACCGTATGGTGAAATGACGCGCGACATCAACTGGGTGAACCAGAAGAAAAAAAACTTTTTAGAACTTCTCATTGCTGCGGCGCGCTCCTCTGGTTGCGCGGCCGCCTGGCAGCGGCGGCCCCGAAAATCGCGTATCTGATGTATTCGGATATCTGCATGTCCGCCATCATGGCCATGTCTTGAAGTTCTTCGAACTGCGACATCGTCAACGCGAAATTGACGTTTCTGCGCTGAGCCGCCTGGCCGCGTCTCTCTCCTGCAAGAGTCTTGCCATTCATGATTGTCTTCCTTTCGTTTAGTAATTGCAAGACAGTGCCACCGACAGCGGGAAGTGCGCTAGGACGCATGGCCAGCATATTTGCTGGCTTGGGTCACTGCCGGTGACACCGTCTTTTGGTGCCAGCGCACGTGAACACCAACCTAAACGTGCGCTGGCTGACTTCTTCATTACTTCTTGACTACCTGTTCTTCGTCCATACCGCCCAAGTGGTTGATGACTTGAGTGAAGTACTGAGGGTACTTGACTCGGACAGTCTGTCCGTTGTTCAGAGCCTGCAATTGTTTGATTGCCGAATCAACGTGGTCAACGCAGATTACTTTATGGCGCTTGGCGTGATTGATGCACTGCACCGCTAGCGAATGATTAAATCCGCTGTTGGCAACGCACACACCGCCATCAGTTACCCAAACGACAGGTTCCTTCTTCTTGCGTTCCTTAATCGCCCAATCAAGAGCAGGGAAGTCAACGCCGTTGCCAGCGCCAAAATCTGGCATGTCTTTTTCCTCAACACATTTTCCGTCTTTTGCGAGAATGTGGATGTTTGGCAAACGGCCCTCACCCTCATCCATGTCGGAATAGATTGCGACAGTCGCACCTGGTGCCACTTGCAGAATCTTGAGAACGTCATCACGGTCAAGTGCCATAGAGCCAGAACCGTCAATCAGGACAATTCCACCCTTGGCACGACGCTCGTGGTCAAACACACGACGTTGTGGGTCAGTGTAGAGTCGCCCGATGCGTCGTGGATTGCGACCGTATTGCATCGCATAGCGCTTCTTGCCAAGAGCACCCTTTGAGACACGAGACAATTTTGTCTTGCCCCATAGGAGTTTGCTCCACTCTTCGCTACCACGGCTGTATGAGAGCGGATTCATCCGACGCATACGTTCTTCAAAGTCATCCTCAGAACCTTTATTGGCAATTTCTGTTGATTCTTCAGAATCAGTTTTGTCGCCAGACTCGGACTCGGACTTGTCGGATTCATCTTCTTTACCCTCGGCCTCGGTGCTTGATTTCTTTGTTTTCTTGGCCGTGGTCGGATTCTTTTCAGGCGGTTGCATCGCACCAAGTCGGTCAAGGTACTCAGCCCAACGCTCGGTCCACGCAAAGCCAGCAGGTGCAAGCCCGATGTACTTATGTACCTCGGTTGAGAACAAAGGTTCCCTCACTACACGCTTACGGCCGATACGACCAGTGTCGGCACCCTCAATTTGTTTCCAAATATGTTTTTGGATTCGTTGAAGAGCATTCGCCCAATGTTTTGATTGGCGACGCACGCCGACGAGAAATCGTTTACCGCCAGCAGTGCCAGCGGTAGCGACCGCAAAACGAACGGCACCCTCCCAATTGTTTTGGATTACTGCAAGTTCGCCGTCAGCATCTTCGTTGCCGTCGGTCAGTTCGTTTAAATCAAAGCCAGCCTTTTGAATTGCGTAGTTAACACGCACTTCTTCAACTGCATAGATTGAATCTTTTGACGCAACGCCACGTTTAATCCAATCACCAATTTCTTCGGCAGGTGTGATTCTGGCATGCATCAACTCGTGCGCACGTACGACACGCTCAAGTTCCGACAATCCAGCAGGCGCATATATCTTGCGCCCGATGATGTCGGTCTTGGCGTATCCACGCTTGGCGATGACTTCTTCAACGCTCCAGCGCAGTGTCGGTCTATCACGCCGTGTTAGTGCGTGTGGTTCAATCGTGGTTTTTGTGGTCACGATGCCACCGCATTAACCCTGAGAGCATCCATGATTCCGTCAGCACGATGCCCAAAGACAATCTTGCTGGCACGTTCGTCGCCCATTGAGTTTCGGAGATTGTCAAAGGCCATGAACGTTCGCAGTGAAATTCGGTCTCGTCCAGCGTCGGCGTAGTTAACCGCAACCTCACGCAGGTCTCGTGAGAGACGACGCAGTGCATTGGGATGTGGCTGGTTGATGCGAATCCGAACAGGGAATCGGTCGGCCAACGCTTCGGGCAATTCGTCCATGTCCTCAACGTTGGTGGTCATCACTGCGGAGAATCCATTGGAGGGACGGATAATCTGTCCGTTCTCAGGATGCTCCCACGATGCAGACTCAGGAGAGTCAAGGAAGTTCAGTAGCGTGGCGAACACGTCGGAGCCAGCCTTGTCAATCTCGTCCACGACGAGACGACCGCCTGCCTGCCATGCCTTAAGAGCAGAACCCTCATACCACTTGAAAGCCTTGCCGTCACTAGTCGGCATGAAAGCGCCGTCTACGTTCAGGTTGGTCATGTCCTCGGTGCAGGTGATGCGGAACGAGCCGTTACCCACGTTGCCGAAATTCATGCCTGCGTACGTCTTGCCTGTCCCTGGGGGACCAAACAAGATGACTCGGTCAATGTTGTTGGTAAGTACATCCTCAAGTGCTTGCCAGCACTCGGGGAGTTTGGTGGTGGTGTTTGTAGTTGTCATACTTGTACCTTACAGGCAATAATGAGTTAAGACAACCCTAGGCGTTTTTGCGGTCATCTTTTGGATTGCGGGCTTCCCACTTGCCACGCCCTATTACTCGGAAGTAACCAGTGGTCTTTGCCCACTTGCTAATGGTTTGTGCGCCGAGCCCCGACTCATCAGCGAGTTGCTGGGTCGTGAATTCGTGATACAGGTTATCCAGCGCAAGTTTCTCCAACTTGGCGTACTTGTCCTTGCGTTTTTCCGTCTTTTCCTCGGCCACGATGGCGACGCCTAGTTTTGGGATGATGTTTTGATTTATCCACATCAAACCCTCTGAGCGAATCATGTAATTTTTGAGCCATGAAGCAGGTGAGCCACTGGCCCCATTCTTCTGCCACGTCTGTAATACGTATAGGCCACGCTCAACATCAGGGATGCGTCGTGTGTCCGCAGGTAAACTGTCTATGTAGTCATCTGTTAGATTTAGCATGGCAAACACGTTACAGGCAATAATGAGGTAAGACAACATGGCCGGGAACAATCACGGGGCCCTCGGGTCCAACCAAAAACTTGAGCGAATTCATTTTGAGCCGCAGCCGGCGGCGGAAGAAGAAAGTTCTGAAGAATTATCAGAAGAGGCCCCTGTGAAGGCAGACACAGATGAGGTTCCCACATCTTCCGCCATCGAATCCAAAGATGACGGAGATGTGGTATACCTTCGGGAAGACTTGCGGCCGGGCCGTTATTAGACGGCCTTTTGGCGCTCTTCCTGAATCATCATCCGAATCATTTCCTTGATGTCGTTCTTCGGAAACGCGTTTTCCGGTTTTGATTCGTCAATTTTGCGAGTTTTCATCTTTGCCACGGGGGCCTTGGCCGCAGGGTCGTTGTTGATTTCAATATTCTTTCGCTCAACCCATACCTCGCCAGCCCCGGACATCGGACTGACATTCAAATCGAGATGCCCGTAACGAACTCGAGCGTTGTTGATTTTTACATCAATCTTTAGGTTGTTTGATTCAATAGTCCCAGTTAGGCCCTTGTATGCATCAAGGTCAATTCGGCCATCTTTATTACGGGCATATGCAATTGTGTGCAGCGCCCCTTCTGTTGATGGCGTACTAACTAGCCGTGGTTTCATGTGGTTTCTCCTTATTGGTTATAACTGTCTTCCACCACCGTAGTGGATAGCCACGTAGTTTGACAACCTGCAATGTCTGTGACGGTCAGCACGTCTGGTATATCCGGGGCTCGCGAGCGTTAACCCATTAATGCCTGTAGGATGAGTCTTCCATGGCGCGCGGATGCGCACATGGGGGTTGGAATAAGTAATTATTGCCTGTAAGGTGCAACACATGGAAAACGACACCGAATTCATCAACCTCCTCCACGAGGCTTATCAGGCGAAGGTCTGGAGCGAAGTGGTTGAGTCTTTCAACAACCTTCCCGAAGAGGAGAGGGACGCCATTCTGGAGGAGTTCGCCCAACTTTGCGATAAGTACGGCGAGGGTTCGCAAGAACTTTACAACTTCTTTCACAAGCAGTCAATGAGGTTCAGCAAGATGTACTACTTCGTCAATACCCTTGGCGAAAACGACACTGATTGGGATAGTGCCTTGGAGGAACTGCTGTGAGAACTCAGCGACAACGCTGGAATGCTGCATGGAGAGCAGTGGCAAAACTTGGGGTCTATACCCAACTAAATCGCATGGATTGTTGCCGTACATGTGCAGCAGCCGACATGGAACCCAACTACAAACCAGGCACACCTGTTGCATGGACGTATGGTGGCCAGGGTAATTACCTTGCCTTTGCCAGAGATAGTGGCAATGCTCGCAATGATTACCAATACATTTATCACGACAACGGCGGGGCGCACATTATCGTGTCCGCACTACGCAACGAGGGCTTTGATGTCGAGTGGAATGGCGAAGATACTCACGCCATACTGTGTAAGTTTGTATAATGGATACCATGGTTGAGTCTTCCACCACCGCAGTGGATAGCACAAGTGTCGGGGTCCCGGAAATCGGCGAAGCCTTGAAACTCGTGGATAAGGCAATTGCCGACATTTCGGGTAGGGACCTTGTGTCTTCGTCTGAAATGACCGACCTTCTTCTGGACATTCGCCTATACCTGATGACGGCCGAAACCCAAGAGGTTGTTTAAACTAATTATTGCCTGTAAGTTGCAGGTATGAAGAAACACGAACTAAACATCCCAATTGCAGACATTCCGCTTATTGACTGGGATGATGCTCCCTGCGTCGCAGAAGTGAACATCGTCCGCTCCAACGGCACTAAAGACACCATCTACAACGTTGTCCTATCGTTCAACGACGATGGTTCTTTGAATCTGGAGTGCTACGAAGAGTCCAACCCGCACGAAATTATTGGGAACACCTATCCCGAGTACCAGCAGATGCATTCCGAACACACTCACGGTCTCACGACCACTGTTGATGGGGAAGTCATCTGAAATGGGTGCTGACCTAATACTTGCGACCGTTGAGATTCGGGAGTCAATAGAAGACTGCCGTAAGCGTCTTGAGCGCTTGGTAATCACCGAAACTGACTTGGGTCGCATGGAGGACTGCGGTTTCTTCGGCTTTACCGACGAGGAATGGTCTGATGACCTACAACGCCGTGTCAAGGAACGCATCTCTGACGCAATAGACCTTGTGTACGGCTGTGATGGCAATCGTGACGTATCGGGCATCACACTTGATGGCAATCGTGAGTTGCGTATTACTGGCGGTACATCGTGGGGCGAAGAGCCAAGCACCGAGTACGACGACTTCTGCATCTTTAACGAGTTCGTCGGGTTCCCATTCTGGACAGAAGAGGGAAGCGATGAGCGGTTGAAATGGGAGGGTAAGTCATGAACCGAACCTGCCACTGGTGCGAAGTTGACCTAGGCGAACACTGGAATCTAGCCCCCACCGGGGCCACCGAAGATGGCAAACGCGTGTATGAGGAAAATGTGCTTCTATGCGACGACTGCTATGACGGTTGGTGTACGAGGCACGACGTTCAGCCGTTGTCATAAACCATTATTGCCTGTAAGGTCTACGCATGAAGAAATACATCATTCATCAGACAGTTGAAATCAACGTTCAGTACCTTTACGAGTGCGAGGACGACGACGACCCGACCATTAGTTTCAGCGACGAGGGTGCGTACTCAACCGCCCCAATCGTTGAGATTGAACTACTTGATTGGGACAGACCATGGGACGCCGTTGAGGTGAGCGAAGAAGATGCTAAGGATTACAGGCACTTCACCGCCGATGGCGTCAAGGAAGCCATCGAGGGTCTAACAAGTGAGTTTCTGGCAAACGAGGCTGTGAAGTGAGCGAAATAGTGCTGCGCTTCATCACCGAAGAGGTGAGCGAAAACAACCTGTGGAGAAGCGACCGAGCCGAGTATTGGTCGCTAAAGACCCTGCCAGACGGATGGGACAAGATGACACTTGAAGATAAGTATCAGCACGTCCACAAGAATGGCGAGTGGGTGAAGGACTATGGCGGTGACTTCACATACCCCATAGATGAAGATGCCCCCGAGTTCTGGGACCGCTATAACGAAGAGTTCATGAATGGCAATCAATCCCACAAAGCACTTGAAGTTGAGGTCCTGACATGACTAAATACAATCACGCCTACAGCATCGCATTCGCCGTGCCAAACTGCGAACACGCAGACAGCCAAGATGCTTGGAACAAGGAGTCCGACAAGATAATCGCAGCCCTGCTGGCTCGCATCTCGGGACTGCTCGCCAACCGAACCGAATACTTTGAGGCATACGACTGCTTTGATACATACGAAGAGGTTGTCTAAAGTGATTATTGCCTGTAAGGTCCAAGTATGATTACAACCACAAATCACATGGGGTATCACACCGTCACCGAAGATGGCAACGATGTGACATTCCGCAATCACCAACAGTCTTGGTATTACACCGAGATTCGTGCTTTCGGTCCTAGTGGGATTCACAAGCACTTCCGTACCAAAATCCGTGTCGTCATTCGGCGCAACTACTACGACGAGCAGTCTTACGCACGGCTTGAAGTGTGGGCTACTGATGGCGGTTGGAACATATTCCACGAGCAGGGCATTGAGTCTTTGCCTGTTGTCAGAATCATTCCGTCAATGAGGCTTGAAGATGTTGAGCAATCTTTCTATGACTCAGCAGAGCATCTGTGGACAATGGCAACCGAGTATCTGGTTGCTGGCAAGTAGCCCTTTCCACCACCGTAGGACATAGCCATGAGCGACAGAACACATTATGAGACGGCGTTCGTCATCAGCATGATGCCGGCCGACCTAAAGGAGGAAGTCAGTGAGATGCTTGGACTTGCGTCTACACATCCACGTCTCGCCCCCAATGCCGACGACCTTGAGTGGTGGAAAGACCGCTCACCGAGCGACTTTGAAGAACTCGCCAATCACATGATGCAAGACGAAGCCATGTGGAACGAATGGCGCAGGAACTTCAGGGACAGCCTTAAAGAAATCCGAGCCGTCATTGAGGAGCGTGGGGACGATGAGTGAGTCCCGCTACTGCGCCGCAGGGTGCGGCTACAAGTTGCCAGAAGAGTACACCGACGACGAAGACATCTGCGGGGCCTGTCTGGACAACCCCGAAACTTGGCAAGTGCCGCCATACGAGAGCGAGCAATAAGTTGTCTTACTTCATTATTGCCTGTAAGGTGCAGGTATGGGATTAGACCAATACTTATACGCAAAGAAATATACGTTCAGCAACGACTTTGAGGAGCCGACATGGCAGAAGAAAAATGCCGACTTCCAGAAGTTGAAGGAAGCCATTGGCGAGGACACACAGTACCTTGACACTACTTTTGGCGGAACCATCATCATTGACATGAAAATCGGTTATTGGCGCAAGGTCAATGCCGTACACCAATGGTTCGTGGACAACTGCGCCAATGGCGAAGATGACTGCCGAGAAGTCTATGTGTCTCGTGAGAAACTTGAAGAACTGTTGGCTACGGTCAAAGAAGTTCTTGCCGAGCAGGGTAGAGCCGAGGAACTACTGCCAACACAGTCTGGGTTCTTCTTCGGGAGTACCGAATACGATGAGTATTACTTCTCCGACCTTGAAGATACGGTCAAGATACTTGAAAAAGCCGTGTCAATGCCCAGCGAGTGGTACTTCGCCTATCAGGCTTCATGGTGAGTATGACTGACACCCTAACTCGTTGGAACGTGCATTTCGTTGCCGACTACCACATCACAACCGTCACGGTGTTCGCCGAGGACGGGGCCGACGCCGAGAGCAAGGCGATGGACGCCGTTATTAGCGACGACCTACTTCCGATGGACATTTCCAACTTCCGCATAGAAGCAGAGTTGGCATAGAGCATTATTGCCTGTAAGGTACAAACATGAACTTAATCGTCGTACACCCAGGAACTGACACCTACTTCGCTGTTGATGAAGCAATAATCATCAACACCGACGAGTTGCCAGCAGAACTCAAAGCCGAGTATGAACAGGGCGCAGACCCACACGGCGAGTGGTATGAACACGGAGCAGGGCTTCGTCGCATCATTGAGCATTACATGGGTGGCAAGAAATGAAAAAGCACTACTTCATCGTTGAGTGCTGGATGGAAAACGGACAGCCTGTCTTCCATATTGACCACAACTCTCTTGATGCACGTTTCCCAGACGGGGCCATCTGGGATGACGAGACCGAGCAGTGGGAAGACATCACCACACAAGAAGATGTAAATCGTGATTCCGATATGCATGCAACCCTGATGGCAAGGCTTGGGTCGGCATAACTCATTATTGCCTGTAAGATTTATCCATGAGCGTAAAACTAACTATCAAGAAGATGGACTTTGAGGCTTGGGAAAAAGAGTTTCAGCCCATTGAGAACCACCTGTCGGATGACGCAGGCTTGGGTGGTTTGTTGTTTGAGACCTACGGCGAGGAAGTTCTATTCGTCGTCACCACCTCTAACGCAAGCGAACCAACCCACTATGTTTGGACTTACATAGATGGCGAGGACGGCACGGTAATCGTAGATGGCTACCATTACGTCAATCGCATTGGGTACTTGATTACCAAGAAAGCACCAGACCCTACACACTTCTACGAAGTGGAGATGTAGCACAGGGGCAGATGACATGGCTGGGGCGGGACGCCGCTACTTCTAGCAATAGATGTCGTTGCCGATGCTGAATAGGCTGCTGAAATAAACAGTCGTCCCCCTGTGCTATCCACCACCGTAAGACATAGCCATATACCGATTGGCCCCGCCGCGCGCGTGCGGCAGTGACAAACAGCAGGTTGTTGCGTTGAAGGCAAAAATGGCAGCCCAAACCAGAAAGTTCAAAGTTTCGGGGCCAACGGCTCAAGGGGGGTGGGCAATCCTGCTTCGCACACACAAGGGTTGTCGTAAACCATTATTGCCTGTAAGGTCGTGGTATGAACACACTCACACTCACCGACAAGATGAACCTGCTGGGGGCAGTCGCCTTGTCGCCCGATACACCCCCAAGTCCCAAGGTCAAGGCGTGGATTGCGCCTGTCTCCTATGACGAGAACGGTAATCCTGTTATTCGTCACGACGAGAAGTTGGTGGATAGCGACATTTATCAACTGCTGGCAACGGCAGGGGATATGCTCTCCAACAACGACGAACTTGCGTTCTACACGGCAGGTTGGGCTGCGCCCACCGACGAGAACGACGACGAGACGGTTGCGCCTTCGCAACACCCTGAGCGTCGGCGTGTCGCTATGCTGTGCCTAGTTGGCAAGAACGGCGACTTCGGTTCGGCACTCCGTTTCTACGGCGACCCGACCAACACCGAACTGATGGTTCAGAACGATGGGCAAGGTGCGCTACGAGATAGCGCACTCGCAATCTGGGACAACTAAACAAGTCCCCCCAACGCCTAGCCCACTCCACGACGAGAAGTGCGTGGAGTGGGCGAAGCGCACCCACCGGGGCCGTCACTTGTGTCCCACGACGAAAGTTGCGATAAAGCATTATTGCCTGTAAGGTTCAGGTATGAACACCACCACAAGAGGTAAGCGATAATGGCTAGGTCGCTCAACCTGAAAATCAAGAAAGCCAAGTTGATTACCACTCTGGAAGCAAAACTGAAAGAGTTGGAAGCCGACTACAAGAACAACGACAAGAAGCAGGCTCAGTACGACAAGGAAATGGAAGCGTACACCGCCACCATTCTCAAACTCGTCAAGTCTGGCAAGGCAACTCTGGAAAGCGCAGACGAAAACCGTTATTACGGTGGTCGGCGCAAGACCACCAAAGAGTTCCAAGTGACTGTCTCTATTCCGAAGTCACTTGTGCCAGAACAGCCAGAACAGCCCAAGACCTACGAGGACTATCGCTGGCGACAAGACAAGGAAGCGATTACCAACGCCCTGCGTATGTTGGAACTCTCAGATGATGAGTATGTTTCAGCAAACACTCTCCGTTCGGTATCCGAGTACCTGTAATCGGTGAAGTTCGGGTGGGGGAAACCCCACCCGACAACCGTTTCCACCACCGTAGGGGATAGAGAAACACACGACGAGTCCCGGCTCGAGCCGGTTTCTTGGCGGTGCGGCTGTGATGCGACTGCGGGGCCGGCGGCACGCAGGAGTTATCCACAGGCTGTGGATAACTGTCAAAGTAGCGTTATCCCATTATTGCCTGTAAGGTGGTGGCATGGCAAACATTGACATTCACAACGCAACTAAAATCACCAAGCAGGTCAAGACCTACTTCCGCAAAGACGGCAGTGTGGACTTCTCTGTTGTCGCACTCTATGTCTATGACGCTGAGGGCAATAAGGTAGATGAGGTTACCGTGTTCTACGGTGTGAACTCGCCTGTCATTGAGGAACTGCCCATGTTGCAGTTTGGCAAAGACAACGAGTTGGCATAACTCATTATTGCCTGTAAGGTCTAAGTATGTTCAAGCGAAACACAATCAAACCCAAGCACTCAACGGCGATTGCCGAAATCCGATACGAGAAGCGTGAGCGCACACTCACGGTTCAGTATCTCAACGGTGGTCGCTACATCTACGCAGGTGTTAGCGACGCTGTGTGGGGGCTTATCCGCAAGGCAGGCAAAGAAGAGGGATACGGCAAAGCCGTGAACTCAATCGTCAAGCCCAACTTCAACTTCCTGAAGGTGAACTGAAATGGGCAGGCTTATGGCAGACGAGTTGGCGCACTCGCTGAGTATGCGCCAAGCACTCGCAATCCACCTAACGAATAATCACTACCCACCTGTGCCTACGAGCATGATTGAGCCGTGTATTGAGGCTATTCAGGCGTGTAACGAGGGCGATTATGACCGCCAGATTGACCTGCCTGAGGGCGTGTCATGGCGAGGCAAGACGCAAGCACCAGCCCACGCAATCGCAGAGGGTCACCACCTTGACTGTTGGATTGAGGCTGAGGGCGAGCCATACGAAGAGGAGTGCGAATGATTACCGAAACAGAGATAAGCGCACTTGAGTATTACGGGGCCATCGTTGGCAAAAAGGTGCGCTCGGTGCGACTTGTTCAACCCCTAGAACTTGAGGCTTTGGGCTGGGATGACATAAATGAGCCTGTCATACAAATCGTGATGACTGACGGCACGGTAGTTCTTCCTACGAGAGACCCCGAAATGAATGGCCCCGGCTTCTTGGCGATAGCCGAAGGCGTGGAGTTGTGATAAGGCATTATTGCCTGTAAGGTACTGCTATGGGAATGGATGTCTACGGCATAGAGCCGACAACTGAAAAAGGTCACTACTTCCGCAATAATGTCTGGTGGTGGAGACCGTTAGCCGACTACATCTTGTCGCAACACGGCGAAATCGCCACAAGCGGTTGCGACCCTGAGTATTGGCATAGCAACGACGGCGCAGGTCTAGACGCTGAAAAGGCGTTGGAACTTGCCAAAGCACTTCGTTACGACTTGGATAACGGCATTACTGCTGAGTATCAGCGCAAATACAACGAATACTTGGCGAGCCTGCCCAGAGAGAAATGCGATTGGTGTGACGGAACAGGTATCCGCACCGACGAGGTGGGGGTGGCACACGAAATGCCAACTAAGGAACTGCCTACTGAAATACAGATACTTACAGGTCGCACACACGGCTCGTGTAATGGCTGTAACGGCGAAGGTTCTAGGCTTGGCTTTGAGGCTGAGTATCCGTTCTCAACGGAAAATGTCGCTGAGTTCTGCGAGTTCTTAGAGGGCTGTGGTGGTTTCCAAATCTGCTGAGGTTGCGTTACACCATTATTGCCTGTAAGGTCAAAGCGTGAAAACTAAGTATCCAAACATAGTTATCCCTATGGTGGGCGAAGATGGAAATGCTTTCGCCATTCTGGGGCGCATCAAGCGCATCATGGAACGAGCGGGGCTGCCCGATAGCGAGTGGCAAGCCTTTCACACAGAGGCGACGCAATCAGATTATGACAACCTACTGAGGACTGTTATGGGTTGGTTCAGCGTGGACATTCGGTTCACCTGCCCCGACGATGAGGTAGTCAGTATTCAGTTGAAATACGCAGACGCACAGGGCAACGAAGTATGCCCGATACATCGTGACGCATCTGTAATGAACGGCGACGGGACTTGCGCTGAGTGCCTAGACGACGCTCACGAAGCCACGCTGTAATCGAGTTGGCTTACATCATTATTGCCTGTAAGTTCTAAGTATGGGATACACACATTACTTCACCCGAGACAAGCGAAATGTCGGTACTGCCGAGCAGTATGGCAGGCTTGCCCTTGACGCTAAGGCGATTATTGCCGAGGCTCAGGCGCAAGGCTTGGAAATCTGTGGGGCGTGGGGCGACGGCGAACCTGAGTTCACCGAGTCCTACTTCGCACTCAACGGCTCTGAGAAAGACGGCTTAGCCTACGAGGGATTTGCGTGGGAAGGCGCACCTGAGCAACCTGACCACCAGCGAGCCTACAAGCGTGGCACGGTTCAGGAGAACGAAATATTTGACTTCTGTAAGACCGCCCAGAAGCCCTACGACGCAGTAGTGACCGCCATACTCATTCGTGCGAAAGTCATCTACGGCGACATTGTGGACATTGGCTCAGACGGCGATTGGGCAACCGATTGGCAGGCAGGGCGTGACCTTTACGAGAAGGTGTTTAGCGAGCCAGCAGTATGCCCACTTGACCCGACCACTTGGCGAAAGAGGGGCGCAGCATGACTGAGGTAGCCATTGGGGCTGAGTGCGAGATTATCTGGAACGACGACCCGACCAACGGGGCGCACGCACGCTACATCTCGCTGGGCAAGGAACTTGCCGACGATAACGGCGACGTAATCTCAGACGAGTTCGGGGTGACCGACACAGAAATCTTCTACTACGCCGAGGGCGTAGCCGAACTAGAACACCTGAGCAAGAAGCACGACAACGAGGACTTTCGGATAAAGTCATACGAACTTATCTACGCCGAAGTGTCACAGTTCGGGGTAGGTCGTGCGTAATAGGACTATGAATAAACCACACATCAAACCAATAGAAGAAATGACCAACGACGAAATGAAGCGGTTGCTTGATGCCATCATGCGGGGCGGAGACGACCACAGAATGACGCTTTGGGATAAAGTTATGTCGGCTTACTACCGCATCAAGTACGCTTTCCACCACCGTAGAGGATAGAGATAAGCGCACCCACCGGCCCCGGGTTTCGGCAGCAGGCGCAACACCCCAGCCCCAGCGAAGCGGGGCAGCCGACTACGGCGGGTGTGGATAGCCTGTGGATAACTTTGTGCGCTAGTTCTGTGGTCAGGCGACCACTCAGCGTAGGTTGCGTAATCCCATTATTGCCTGTAAGGTCATAGCATGACAACACTCACCGAAACGGCTGACGCTTACAAGCGAGCCTACGACAACCTGAAAGAGGCTGAGGAAGCACTAGCGAAGCACCGTGCGACGCTGGAAGCAGACTTTGCCCTAGCAGGCATTACCCGACACGCCACTAGCGACGGTCACATGGTCGCCATTGAGGAAGTGAACAATAGGGTCTTTGACCTTGACACTCTCCGCATGGTCGCACCTAACGCCTTTGACAAGGTGACTGCCCTGAAAGTGGATACCAAGAAGTTTGACAAGGCGGTTGCGTCAGGTGACATTACCAACGACGCTGTGAACCAAGTTGTCACGCTGAAACCACATACGAGGGTCACGGTGGGGGTGGCGGTATGACCGCCCCCACTACAACCCCAACCGCCACTCCGCAAGGGGGTGACGGTGGGGCCCCGGTATCAGGGGTATTGCCAACCTATGCCACGCTTGATGAGTTTATGAGTTTGGTTCTGTCTATTGCGCCAGACGGCGAGGGCTACTACAAGTTGAGCGCATACGAGGCGTTCATACTTGCGATACTCAACCGTTGGCGATTGGAAGATGAAGGCACTCAGGAAGAACTTGATGAGGTGAACGCTGACCTTGCCGTGCTAAACGACGAACTCGGAGATGCGGGGCGTCTCGCAGTCATGCGACAGTTCGGATTGTGGGCTTCTAACGGCGAAACATGGATAGATGCTGGTAAAGTGTCTAATACTATTATTGCCTGTAAGGTGTAGGTATGAGCGAAAGCAAGACCATACACGAACTTGTGCTTGAGTTGGTTGGAGAAATAATGCGACCAGCCCAAGAACTCCACGAAAAGAACCAAGAAATGCTGAGCGAAATGCTGAGCGACGACGCTGAGGAGAAGAAATGACCCCACAAGAGTTTATTGCCTATTGGCGTGAAGCCCACGAGCGGGGCGAGCAGATGAGTTGGGGTGACTTAGCCACGCTCACGCACGAAACGCAAGTGGGTATCTTCGGGTTCTGCCTATGCGAGGACACCGAGCCTATTCATTACCCATACATAGACTGCCCACCGTCAAGTGTGGCACGGCGTATCTGAGGTTGAGTTGTGGCACTTCATAAAGTGGTCATGGAAGTAACCATACTTCTAGACGAAATGGACGGGACCCCCGACGAGAGTGGCATGATAGCCCTTGACTTGGCGAGCGACGCTTTGGGTGACACCTTTGCGCACGGCGACGACGCTGATGGTAGATGGGGCAGAGACAACCTAGAAATAATCGTGAAAGAGTGTGTGGAAATCTAACGAGGGGTCCCGCGTTGGCCCTTTCCGCCACCGTAGAGGATAGAGACAACAACTTTTTGGCCTAGTCCCGGTTTTCAGGGTTTGTTGTTTGTACGTTCGAGCCGAGGGCGGGGCCGCCGCCACCTGCGGCGGGCGGTGCGACACGGCAGTTGCCCTATCCCATTATTGCCTGTAAGGTAGGGGCATGAACATAGTCATTATCACCGACACCAACGGAGACACCGTAGACATCGCCACCTACTGTTGCGATGACCATGCCCAGACTGACTCACGCTATGACGGCTGGTACGGCTGTGTGGAGAACGACAGTCAGTTTGTATGCCGACACTGCGGAGAGTTGGCTTAGGGCATTATTGCCTGTAAGGTATGAGCATGGAAGTAATCACCGAACACCAACTTGAACCCCTAGACATCGCCACCTACTCGGTGGAGTTTGAGACAACTGACCTATGGGGCGGTTACTCGGCAACATGGATACTCGCAGTTCTCCATAGCCCTGAGACTGACGAGATACACATCAACATCCAGCGAGGTAAGCGTGACCGCACCCTTATTGGCACTTATGGCAAGTCATTCCGCAACTGTGAGACTCAGCACTCCGACGCTGAACGCTGGGTCAATGAGATAGTCGGATACCCGAACCCCATCGCAGGACTCTTTGAGTTCCGTCTTTGGCGAGAGTTAGCCAAGTGACGCACTCCGACGAGGGTAAGCCCTGCCCTGACTGTGGCGACGCAATGACCGTGGCGCACGACAACTACTTGCCAACATGGAGTGACCACCACGACAACATAGTGTGCTGGTGGTGCGCTAAGCACCCGCGCAGCGGGGCGGCCGCACCCCAGCGGCCCTGAGTAGCACTAATCCATTATTGCCTGTAAGGTAAGGGTATGACCACGACACACGACAACTCACTCATCTCAGTTCTGGCCGACGACTATCTCGGCATAGGCGCAGTCGGCAAGGATGCCATCGCTGCCCTGTGGGGAGACTTCGCTGCAGGCCGTCAGGATGACTACATTGCAGAGCAAGGCCTTACCGAAGTTGAGTGGGTGGGCGCACTACTCAGCATCACCAACGACATCATCAGGGCAGGCCGACTACATCACATCCGCACTCCGCAAGGGTGGCAGCCGAAATGAGCGGTGACCCCACGGCGGGGGGCCCCGCTCGAGCGCCATTCCATGTCTGTTTCAGTCTGACGACAACTGTGTATGCGAGAAGCGAACAAGAAGCACAGCAACTCGCTTGGGCCGTCGTGAACGGGGCCGTCACCAATCGTGATGAGTTGGACATTGCGCTGGAATACGCAGACGAGATACCTACATAAAGTTAGCAATCTCACATACGGCAAGGCCGGCTCGCACGGGGCTGGCGCGTGGTGCTTTCCACCACCGTGAGGCATAGAGAAACACACTTTTTGCCCTTTGTCCCGCGTTCGCGCGCACGTATGCGCGTACGCGCCTGCGGCCCCGCGTGCGCGTGTGTGCGCCCGCGCTTGTGCGCCCGCGCACGAATGGGGCTAGTTGTGGTACACCATTATTGCCTGTAAGATGTTGGTGTCGGGCATCACCAACCAAGCCCCCGCCCCCGCCGCAGCGCCCGACGCGGTGGGGGGTGGGGGGGACAAGGGGGGACATGAAGTCGCAGCGCATAGCGCTCGCGCTCGCCCTGCTCGCCGCGCTTGACGCGGCGGTCGCAGAGCGCGGCTGGCACGCGACGGCACGCCTACGCGCTCACGTAGCGCGGCTGGTAGCCGACACGCTCGCCCAATAGGGCAGCGTGGGTCTGGGGGGAAACCCCCAGACCGCCACAGCGCGGCCCCGTTCTATGCTTTTATCGGCCTGGGCAGCAAGACGACCCGCGTGGGCGGGGCTCGACAAAGCGAGGCACTTGCTTCTTCTTGTCATCCGAAGTAACCCGCACGACAGTCTCGCGGGGCTGCTGTGGCTTCTCTTCGGCCATTAGTCAGCCTTGTGCGGTGATTCTGGAAGAATGCTAATGGTGCCAGCCAAAGCACCAATCGTCTTGTTGCCTGCCCCGCTAATTGTCTTTTCATTTCTGTAAGCAATGGCGTCAAAGTCTTTTGACTTCATACGGCTTAGTTCCTTCTCCAAGCGAGACACAGTGTCTTCAAGTTCCTTGACTCTGCGTTCAAGCATGTGCTCGCGATTGGGCGCATCAAAGCGCCAGTCCCGGAAATCATCCATGTCATTGGTGTTATTACTCATAATCGTCATAATAGCCTATCACGAACCCCGTCGCCGGCCCCCTCGGGGCTGTCGCCCCAAGCACGGGGGCAACCCCAGCCCAAGTCGCCTTATCGCATTATTGCCTGTAAGGTTTAGGTATCAGGCGTAACTACTAATCCTGCCAACCCCCCTTGCCTGATAGGGGGGTGGCAGGGGGAACTCTATGAAACGACGCAAGTGGAACGAGACAGACCGTCAAGCCTTCGCTGACGGCTCACGCACCAGAGCGCAGACCCACACCGACAAGCGCAAGCAGGCTGACAAGCAGGCTTGTCGCAAGTGGAAGTGGAACGGCGTATGAACTATGTTGCGGTATTCCTAGTCACTTATGGCGTGTTCGTAGTTGTCGCAAACTACTTCATAATGAAGGAGCAATAACACGACTTGCAAAGCAAGAAATGAGACTGTACTATGACTGACCTAGCAATACACACACCCATAGGAGAAGAAATGAAGAAATCAGAAATCATAAAGAAGGAACGACGAGTTGCCGAGAAACTCAAAGACCTTCGTATCGAGCGGGGCATGTCGCAGAACGCACTTGCCGACAAGTCTGGCATTGACCGCAAGACTGTGAACCGCATTGAGAACAACCACTTCTCGCCAAACCTCAACACGCTGTTTCGTCTGTGCGAAACGCTGTCGGTAAAGCCAGCAGAAGTTCTGAAATAGTGCCGACCCGTCCCGCGATTGACAGGGCGCTGAAAGACGCTGACATGAACCTTCTTCTGATGGATGGGTTTGATGACGCGTTTCTCGGCTACACCACACGAATAAACGAGCCAGAAACGGCAGTTTATGACTTTGACAAGATGGTGAGCGTGTTGATGACGCGGGACGGTCTGTCCTACGACGAGGCGGTTGAATACATTGAGTTCAACTGTCAAGGTGCTTGGGTGGGGGAGCGCACACCCCACATTCTTCATCGTTTAGACGCCCTCAATGAGTGATTCCTTCAATCAGTTCCTGTTGGACTTCGCCATCAACTTTGAGCATCACCTGAGAAGCACTTCGCCCAACAAGGCGATGCGAGCAGGTCAAGTATTCTTCAACATGCTCGCTGAGCGACGCCCCGATGTTGCCGACTCAATACGAGGAAGCGAGTTTGACCCGTTTTATCAAGATGAAGTCGCAGATGAGACAATGGAGAAAGTTGAGTTGCTGTGGTAGGTGTGCCACCCCTTTACACTTGTGAACTGTGTGGGTACGAGATTGACCCAAAGGGCGGGACGACCGTGCGGCTCGCCACTTGCTGGATAAGACAAGGCAAGACCATGTTCTCAGTAGAGCAAGAGCATTACCGTTATCGCCACGACTTCTGTTTCACCAAAGAAACTAGAGAACAGCAAGAGAAACTGTTCTAGCGATACGTCCCGCAGGTGGGGGTTGAGGTTGTCGCATCCAATGATGCGGCCCCAACCCCCCAGCCTGATGAGCATCTAGGCGACAGTCGGCTTTCACCCAATGCCTCGGGCTTTCACTACTGCTCACCAAGCCCCTGTCCGGAACTTAGTCCTCGGTTTCTTCGTTGTGGAATGGATACCAGCCCCAGCCACCGTCATTGTGGCAGGCGCACTCGTCACCCTTGAGGTAGGTGTCGCAGGCATCGCAATACTCGCTGTTGTATGGATTGTTGGTCGGTGTCATACCAAGACCTTACAGGCAATAATGGGATAAGGCTACAGTTGTGGTACATCATTATTGCCTGTAAGATGACAGTATGGAAGAGACACAGAAACTGACCGAACGAGTAGAACAACTGAAGTTCCTACTGACCGAGGCTATGGCCACCCTTGAGGCGGCCGGGGCCGAGGCAGACGATACGCAGTGGCCAGAGGAGAAAGAAGAAATCCTCTACAAGGCCCTGACGAGCGTTCTCTATCGCTTCTCCGGGGCTTGGTATGACCACCGCTACGACCGAGACCTGCTGACCACCAAAGAGGCCGTCAGGTTCTATGTCTCATAGACGAAACGGGGCCTAGCCCCAAGGCCTTTCCGCCACCGTAAGACATAGAGAAACACATTTTTTGGGGGTTGTCCCGCTTTTTGTATTTATTGGTTTCCGCACGTGGCGTGACCACGGGGCTGCCGCATGGCGGCGGCTGGGGTGCGCCTGTGGATAACCTGTGTACAGCCTGTGGATAACCTTGTGCGGTTGTGCGGTAGGACTATACCATTATTGCCTGTAAGGTGTAGGCATGGAGAACACACCGAGCAACAACCCATACAACCCTGGATACTGCGACTCCTGCTATCGGGAAATCGCAGACAACGAATGCGACTGCTGCAACGACGGCGGTTGGGGTTGGTATCCTTTCCACGAGGGAGAGGGGTGATGATGACCGACGCTGACCTAGATGCCTACCTAGATGAGCATGATGACTTCTATTGGAGTGGGGCGTTTGACTGCCACGACTGCGGTATCCACACCGCCGAGTACGGCGAGTATTACATGGTTCACGACGAACTGTGGGACAAGCACGGGGCTGGCGAGGGAATGCTGTGCCTGTCTTGCCTGACTGGCCGCATAGACCGAGAACTGACTGCTCAGGACTTTACTGATGCGCCCATAAACGACCAGTGCGAGTACGTCGAGCGACTGAGGGCGGTGTGAGCGCCAACACGGCCCGACGACGGGCCCCGCATAAACCGGACAGTTGGAATAATGAGTTATTGCCTGTAAGGTCAGATTATGAATGACAACCCCATTACGTTCGCCCTGTGCGACCAACCTGACGAAGTCGTGGAGTATTGGTACGAAAAGGCGCTTCACGAACTAGTTGATAGCGCCCGCTTGCCCCATACTGAAGAAGTGTATGAGAGCGACAAGTACGAAGAAATCATCTTTGCCCACGCTCACGACTTGTATGAGAACTATCGCTACTCAAAGGCGCAGCAGAATGGCTAAAGGCAACTCTCGGAAATTCAAGCGTTTTGCCGAATCAGCCGTAACCTTCGCCAAGGGAGCCAAGTTGATTATGTGTTCTGATTCCTCGGGGCCAGCGGACGCACCGCCATTCCTAATCTGGCAGACTGACGACGCAATAACCATTATCGCCATGACTCCACCAAGTGAAGAAGTCCCAGCCCCAGACGTACTACACCATGAACTTCAGCAAGCGTTTATGGAACATGGGGTGCCCCGAATGGTGGGAATTATTGTTGAGGCATACATCAAGGAAAACAAAAATCCAAATGAGGAGATTCGGCGTGGCGACTTACAGAGGGCGTTTACGCAAGAAGTAGACCCTTCAGTTGGTGAAGTTCTCTCGGTAATGGTGTTTGACATCTCGGGGCGGCGCACCAACACCGTAATCTCTTACAAGTATGGCGACAACGGACTGCCGTTGTTTGGCGAGGAGATTACCGAAAGTGGGGATGATGTTCAGGGCGCAATAGCAGACGTCATCTCTGACTTCCAGAAGTTCGTCTCCCAGTAATGCTGGCGGGGCACTGGAGGTCCCATTGGGGCGAATGGGACCTGTTCATCGCAATACTCGTGGTGTCTTGTGCAGCGATTGGCTATCTAGTCAAAAGGCTTATTGACGATGAAGTTGCTTGAACCCGTTTACAAGTGGCAGCGCTGGCCCCGCTACTACGACCCAACTGACGCCGACTTGGAGGCAATGTCTGAAGAGGAATACGACTGCTATTGGGAAGAACAATGTCGTTGGGAACACGCCCAGGGCCTCCGGTCAGCGGGGCGGTCGCCGTGGAAGTCGCTGTGGCGTGGTCGCATCGTCACTATAAGTGACTTGGTTGCACAAGACGATTATTGCCTGTAAGGTTGAGGTATGAACAAAATGCCAAAGGTAAATCTGGAAGGGCTCAACCCTGAAGAGGCTGAGCAGGTAATGGAGCAGTTCTACGAGTGGGCTACTGGCCAGTTGGAGGACTACTTCTCTGCCCCACTCACCGACGATGTCACTGACGAACAAGCCGAAGTAATCGAGTGGGTGCTGGACAAGTGAGCATCAACAAAGTCGAGATAGTGAACTTGGCACTTGCGGCGGAGCCCCGAGCCGAACATTGGAGTGTAAAGATTGAGCGTGGCGACTTGCGTCAGAACGGAACCCTGTACCCCGACATGGTTCGTCGCCTAACCCTTACAAACTTGCAGACGAACACGCAAACCGTGGAAGTATTCAGGGGGAGTTCGTGCAAAGACAAAGCGCATAAATGGCTTGGCGAGCAAACCGACGGGGCCTTCGGCACCGCACGAGAAACCGCATGGTTCTGGCTGTAGCGCAATACTATTATTGCCTGTAAGGTAAGAGCATGGATAGATACTCAAAACTATTAGCGATGCTGGTAACAGCACACCTGTTGCTGATGTTGGTGGGGGCGATAATCATGCCATCACCACCACTGCTGGGCATGTGGATGTTCGGTACACTACTCCTGTACTTTTTCTGCCACATGGCACTCGTGACGGCGGAACTCAACGACGAGTTGACCGAATAGCGGGGCGTTCACAAAGCCTTTCCGCCACCGTAAGGTATAGAAAAAGCGCTTTCCCCTGGGGGCCCCGCGTTAGTTATGTTTGCTTGGGTTCGTTGGGCGAGGCATCGGGGCGGTCGCCCGTGTAGGTAGGTTTATGGCATTATTGCCTGTAAGGTGGTCGCATGAACAACGACACTAACCACATGGTTGGGCTACACAACGACATACACGACAGTCACCTCTGGCATATCTTGCCAGAAAATGACGGTCCTACTTGCGTCATGTGTGCCTGCGACAGTAACAGCGTTGCCAAGGGCTTGCCTTGCGAGGGTGACCCCGACCTCGCTTGCTAGTGGCTGAGGTGCGCCGACCCACCAAATGGTGAGGTCGGCGTATCTCATTATTGCCTGTAAGGTGGGAGTATGAAACAACTCAACATTCACAACTATCGGACTAGGCAGGTTCGTCACGCCTTGGCGTGGGTTGCTGCCTGCGTCGGGCTTGTGGGCGTAATCGGGTTGGCATCAGCCAACGCCGATAGGTTCACTTGCGACCCTGAGCCACACACGGTTCAGTATGGTGACACACTCTGGGCTATTGCCCAAGCCAAGTGCGACGGCAACATTCAGGCAGTCACAGATAATCTGGTGAACACCTACGGGACCACCATTCAGGCTGGTTGGCAAATCTGGTTACCAACAAGTAACGACTGTCGCCTAGAACTGCGCAACGGCGAAGTCTGGGAAAGTTGCTGAGCGGGGCGATATGACAGACAAAAATACCTGTACCTGCCCCGTTGAGCGCATATATTCTCAGTCTGAGATATGCGACTATTGCCGTGAAGTCGTGTTTCATGATGATACTGATTACGCCGAACTGATGGGCTTCTATCGTGTTGGCGGACAGTGGATACCCCGCATAGACGGGGCCCTCGGCAATGCTGACGCATGAGATTGTGGGCTTCGGTGCCTTTATATTCTTTTACTTCTTGTGGCTGGTCGTAAGGAACTAGTTGCGGTATCTCATTATTGCCTGTAAGGTGATAGCGTACCTACTAAGAAAGGGGGAACAAAGTGGACTTGACCATTCGCATTAGCGAGTATGTCTCGTATTCGCTTATTGTGGCAACCGTGCTAGTCACGGTGCTTCTTACTCGCTTTAGAAAGCAGTAAGGCAACAAAGTCACCCCCATCAACGCCCAAATGTCCCCCCGAGGCGTTGGTGGGGGTTGGCTTTACCCCTCTTGCGCCGTATCATTGTTATCACTATGACTAACATGAATGTTTATTGGAACGAAGATTATTGCGGGACGGACACTCAGTTTGAGACATTCCAGAAATCCCGATACATTGCTCGCTCGCTACAAATGCCAGAAGTTGGCTTGTCCGAGTGGGTGAGGGTCAAAGACCCAGCAAGTATTCCTAGTGCGCTGGCAAAGGCGCAGTCATCTATTGCTGACGGCGTTGATGCTGAGTACTTACAAGCAGTGATGACTGGACGGCCCCGCGCGTTGGCGGAGAGCAACTCATTCAGTTGGGATAACGGCGTGTATCACTCAGTCCTGAACTCAACCGCAGGCGTATTGTGCGCTGTGGATGATGTTCTTGCTGGCTATGACCATTCATGCTCACTTTCTAGTGGGCTTCACCACGCCCGTCGGAATGTGGGTCGTGGCTACTGTACGGTGAACTCGCTAGCGATTGGTGCTATGTACGCTGCGAAACTTACAGGGCAGCAAGTCGCCATTCTTGACCTTGACGCCCACTTCGGCGGCGGGACCAACGACTACATCGGTGGTACAGAAATCAAACAGGTAGACCTTTCCACCTCTGACTTTGACGGCTACGAAAGCAACTACAACAGCCAGGCCATTCTGTGTGACGACCCAGACAGATACCTACTCGGTGTTGGCGATGCGCTTAACAGGCTTGCGTCCATCGGTCCCGCAATTGTGTTCTACAACGCTGGTGTGGATGTATTCCCATTCATTGAGCCAGATGTCGTTGAGCGCCGTGAAGCAATGGTCGCAGAGCGCATCCTCAATCTCGGGGCCCGTACGGTTATCGTCATGGCTGGCGGTTATGGCAGTTACGAGGACATAGTGCCACTTCACTTGGCGACTATCACGGCTTTCGCAGCGCCACACCTTCTTCGCCGGTCGCGGGCGGGGCTGTCGGCAATGGCGGGCGCATAACTTGCCTTACACCATTTTTGCCTGTAAGGTGTTGGCATGACCACAATCATTTCGTCTAGGGGTGCGCTCAAAGGCATTCCAACGACAATCACAACCAACGGAAACCTTGTGGAAGTCTGGATTAGTAGCCCAACGGGCGACAGTTCCGACAGCCACATTCTCCACATTCCATGCCAAAGCAACGAACAAGCCGAGTCAGTCGCAAATGCGTGGCTTAGGGCGTGGGGTCTACAATGAGCGACCTATCCCCAGAGGAAATCAGGCTCAACGTTCTTGACCACTTCGCTGAGTTCATCGGCAAGTTGGTCGGCGAGGAAGACCGGGACGCCTGCTTGGACTTCGCCTCAACGATGCTGGAAGCCGTCACGCTTGATACAACGAGCATTGACGAGAACGGCGTTATCACGGCGACGATGAAACTTGTCCCCATCGACGACTTGCTCGCTGATTTTCTAGACGAGAGCAAGTAGATTAGGTGTCGGGGGTATTCACTCCCGCTAAACGAAACAACAAGGAAGCGAGAAACAAGGTAATGGCAACAGCAACACTCACCATTTCGGGGAACGTCACCAACGACCCGAAACTTGAATACACACAGAGCGGGGCGCCTCGCCTCGCATTTGGCGTAGCAGTGAACTACGGATACACCGACGCAAACGGAGAGAAGCAGGAAAAGACTTCCTACTTCAACGTGACCGCATGGCGTTATCTGGCAGAGAACTCAGCCCGTGTTCTTGAAAAGGGCATCGGAGTCGTCGTCACTGGTCGCTTGGAACAGCGTTCATACGAGGACAAGGAAGGCAACAAGAAGTCCGTCGTGGACCTCATTGCCGATGAAATCGGTATCGCCACCCGTTCGCTGGAATCAGTTCAGCGCCGTGTGAAGCAGGAGAACTCACAGCCCGCCCGCACGCAGGCGGCCCCGCGCACGCGACCCGCAACCGCCAAGGTGGCAGCATCCGTGGGTGACGAGAGCGAACCCTTCTAAGGTCCGACTGAGCAGTGCTTCGTTAAGTCAGTCCTGAGAGTCTGACACGAAGCATCTCAGCACAAAGGGGATTATGGATAGTCAATCAGCAGATTCTTTAGTTGGTCGCTTCGTTCACACCCACAGGCAAAAGGGCGAGTATGAGGGATTCCCGAATTATCGACCCATAGATAAACAGGGCAAAATCACTGCCCAACACGGCGACCATTATGAGGTTCAATGGTTTTCATGGCTTGACGGGGCACCCAACAAGTCAACCATGCACCTCCTTGAGGAGATGGTTTTTGATGGTTGGACTTTTTATGCCAATCATGAGGACTGGGTAAAAAGTGGCGACGACGAAGGCAAACTGCGAATTCGTCAGACAAGTCAGAAAAATAGGTAGTCGTCTGGTTTAGCGTCCTTATTGCGCTGAAAATAGAACAAGTGAGCATTGTCTGGGTCGCCTTGCGAGAGAGTAAAGTACTCCTCTGCTTCCCTAATCATCTCTTTGTATCTGTATCTTGCGGTGTCGTGTCGCCAAGTCTTGACCAAATCACGATAGCGGTTTCTGACCTTACGTGACGTGAGTGGTGGAAACTTTCCGAGTTCCATGAGATACAGGTGTTCTCGCTCGTGCGGCGGGACGTATCGTTCCTGTTCGTCACTCATTTCTTGGCCCTGTATCTAGCAGAAATCTTGCCGACAGTTTCTGTGTTCTTTACAAACTGCTTGCCCTTCTTGTCGCCAGCAAGTTTCTTGCGATTGGTCGCCTTTCGTTGTTCTGGTGTCAGTCGCTTCCACACCGCATCTGGCAAGTACCTTCGCATCCGACCGCCCCGCTCAGCCGGCTTCCCATCAGAAGTTCTCCATCTCTGCTTAGTCCATTTCTTCAACGAACGTTGCGCCCGTGATGGTCTGCCCGTGCGGTAACCGCCCCCAGCCTTTCTGTATTCCTGAGCAAGCAACTGCGCCTTACGTGCCGACCACTGACCTGGTCTTCCTCCCTTACCGCCACGCATAATGCGGTTCTTTATGCTTTCCCTCAACATCGGCTTGGTGTAGCCACCGCCCTTGTACTCCATCGGGGCGTTCGCAACGAAGTCTTTAACCGACATTCTCACCCATTGGGGGGTTCTTTGGCTGTTTCTATTCTCCCGATACATCTTGTTCTACCTCATTATTGCCTGTAAGGTTTTTCTTGAGGAGTTTGGAACGAAGTGCGGAAACTTCCCGTGCTTCATCCTCCAAGTCCATCAAGTCATTCTTCTCTTGGTCGCTAAAACTATTGAGAAACTGAGTGATAATCTCAGGGCGTTTTTCAGTATTCATCTGGAAATCTCCTTCAGTTCGTCAGCGAAATCCTTGCTCAGTTCTGGGTATCTCTGAGCCATACCCCTCAGAGCATCAATGATAGGCGACAAACGACGCTTAGCAGCCGTTCTTTTCTGACGGAACAAACGCTCAGCAATAGCCATTTCTTCATCAGTTTCGTTGCCAAAGAACACGGGGCGCCCGCCCATCAGCGAGTGTACAGACCTGAGCAATGTCGCAAACTCACGGCGCTGTCGAGAGGTGGCAGTTGTGCTGCTGAGCCCTCTATGGGTTGGATTCCCGCCCCGAATCTTTGGTGGGACAAAGCCTGAATGCTTCCTGTACTTGGTGACGGTTACGGGGCTTGACCCCAATGTTTCAGATGTAAGGTTTGTTGAGAATCCAAGCGCAGCCATCAGAGAAATCGCTCGGTAAAGAGCGTTATCGGTAAATGGTCCTCTAGTACCAGACCAACGTTCTGGGAGTTCTGGCAAGTTATCCATAAAGTCAATCACGGAATCAATATCAACGCCAGAAAAGTTTATGGATTCCAAACTCTCACGCAGGTCGGTCCCGCCGGCAATCATCTGTGTCAAGGCATCAAACTTTGCCTTCAGGACATCAGGGGCATCGGCGCGAACCATTTTGCCAGTTTCACGATAGGAATCGTCTGTCGTCGCAATCCCAATCGGGCGTTGTCCAAGATTCGGGACGCCAGCCTGTCTCAGGTATCTTGAGACTGATTCTATGCTGATATTAAACTTCTTTGCCGTTGCCTTGAGTGTATTTCCAGCAAGAACATGCTCAACAACATCATCTTTTAATTTTTGTCTCTCCTCGTTGGTGGTACTCCTGAGTCCATCACGACGCTGCCACCCAAACACGCTTGGATTAAGCGGAATTAGCGAATCATAAAGTTTCCAAGTGCCCACAGTTATGCCGTTGTCCGGGACTGCGTCTTCAGGTAATCCCAATTCCCGAAGGAATTTCTTTTCTTCTTCGCTGTGTCGTCCTGTTCTGGGCACACCAATAAAGAACATATCCCCGTCTATCTCTTTTTGAATTTGTGTGATTAACTCTTCTTTTTCTTTATCGCCAAGCGTGTCATTGCCCCGAACTGCCGCAATGACATCCGAGGCTATTATTTGTCGTTCTGAATCGCCAAGAGATATGTATCTTTCTCTCTCAAATGCAGCGACGAAGTCTCGGCTAAGTGTTTTGCCTATGAGCCTTGAGGCATCCTTGAAGGCTGCTTTCTGTTCGGGGCTCAGGGCTTTCCCAAGATGCTCAGATATTGTCCACTTGTCAAAGGTGGGTGCCTGATTGCGCTGTAAGGCGACAAACGACCTCCAGAATGCGTCGCCATGCACAAAGAATGGCCAAGCATTGGCGACGAACTCACCGTGACGTGAGAAGGCTTGGCCAAAAGAAAAGTGACCAATCTCGTGAAAACCAGCAGGTGCGTCTGAGTCGGCGAAACGGGGCAGCATGGCACTACCGAGTTTGCTGTTCAAAAAGCCATAAAGTGCCTGCTCTGCGACTGTTCCGTCATTGGAACTGCCGATTGGAATCGGGCTGCCATTCAGGAATAGGTCCTCCCTCCCCACGGGGTCAACGGCTGTCTTGAGTGTTTGTTTCCTGACGGTTGAGAGCATCTCTCTTATTTCTTTGTCCGAAATGCCCCGCTCACGCAACAGGTGTACATATCGCTGCCCAATTCTTTCCAGAAGTTCTAAAGTTTTTACTTCGCTTTCAAGGTTCGCTTCAAATAGTTTTTTCAGGTGTTGGCCCGCTGGAGTCGGGGCAAACTCAAAGTTCCTGTAAATGCTTTGTAGTTCTTCTATAGTCGCCCTTAGTTTCTTCAAACTTGCATTTTCGTAGTCACCCGTAAACTCAACCGCCTCCGCCATTACCCCGAAAATGGCGTCATTGGTCTTGATGAGTGAGTGTTGCGTGGCGAAATTACTCAAGGTTTTTGGTTTGCGACTTGCAACGTTATCTGACTTCACGCTGTCATAACGCTTTAAGCGGGCAACCTCGTTGCCCCGAATGTCCCTATAGACGTAGTCTTTCCCATCAACGTCTGGGGCGCTGGTCATCGTCGTCAGGTAGGCAGTGCTGTTTTTGTCGATGCGGGTAAAGCCAGCGCCGATGAGTTTGCCTTCTGGGTCTTGGTAAGAACCGAATGCTTTGTTCAGTCTATCGTGTTCTATGTATTTTGCTGCTGCTATTTGGATAATTTGGTCATAGGTTGGCGCACCCTGATTACGCAACAAAGCCAAGTCGATGTCGTCTACGAGAACATCAGCAATCTCCTCATCAACGGGGCCGTTCACCTTTTTGATTCTGTGACCCTCGATTGGGGTTATGCCCATTGTGAGTCGAGCCTGCTTTATCGCCGCATTTACGACGGCAGAAAGAACTGGGTCGTCTTCTGTTTGTCTAATCAACCAATTAACCGACTGTGTGGATTGGTTGTCGTCCATAATCTGGCGCAACTTGCTTCCGTACTTACCAGTGGGCAATAGGTCTGCTTCTTCTATTTCTATGCCTTGGCTCCTCACCTCATCAATGATGCGTGAGAATGCGTGGTTCTCAATTGCGGTTGTTGGAGAGGTTGGGCTGGCGCCCCGCATTTGCTTGGAAGAGAAGTTCACTACCGACCGAGGTGTGCTGACAATAGTGTGCGACCTAATGCCCGAAACAAAGTCTTCGTTAGCCAAATCTGGTCGGTGTGGATTGAGGAGTCGTATCGCTGCGTTTGTGGCAGCCTCTTTCTCGCCGTTGTATGGAGTTGAGCGTGCCCGTGACATGGCAGCCCTGACTTTACGCCAAATCGGGGCGGGGACGTCACGTGGTCTGGTCGAACCACCGACTGGTGTTGAGTCGATGATGTCCTCTTCGTATTCTGCGTTGTATTCACTATCGAGGAAGTCCTTGTGCGCCGCCCTCCAAGCGTCCCGTTCATCAGGGCTCACCCCGTCAAACAGTTCGCCAACTCTCTTGTGGCCCAACTCCCAAGTCGAGTCGTAAAGGGGTACGCCGAATGCCATCGTCGGCTTCATGTACTCCCTCCAAGCGTCGTATCTTTCGTCGAACAGACCACGATAAATGTGTTCTACGAAAGCCTCGGCCTTGTCGGAAACATCCGCTTTGACTACGTCTTCAAGTTCAACTGTGTCAGGTTCATTATTGAACCAACGAACCTCGTACTGAAGGTCGAAGTTTTCCATTGCGTTCTTGATTGTCTTGTGTCTGACACGTGCCCGTGTGAAGTCAAGCAAGCCTGGATTATCTTGCTTCTCTTGTACCAGTTTATCCCGCAACGCCCTTATCTTGTCAAGCATTTCTGGCGAAATATCTTTCACCTTTGGTCGCCCGTCTAGGTAGTCGGCGTCCCGCTCGTTGATTATGGCGTCAAGGGCGTCAATGAGCGCCTGGTGTTCCATGGATTTCTCAATGACGATGTTAGATGTGTTGATGAGTGACGCAAACTGGTCCGAGATTTCATCCATTTGCTTCTTGATTTCTTCGCGGCCGGCCCAATCGGGGCGGTCGAGTTCAAGGTTCCTATCGTCCCACTCCTCAAGTTGGGCAACCAACGCGTTGAAGCGACCCTCGAGTTCTACAACTTCTTGTTTGAATGATGCGTCGTCAGGATTTACCCACCCATCTGACTTACCTTCTCTTGCTGATTCTCGGCGCTGTCTTTCTCTTGCGCTTGCAATCGAGCCCCGTGTTCTACTGCGTAGTCCCCGTTCTAGGTTGATGTTGTGGTCTTGACGCACAGACCTTATGTATGTCGAACTGTTCAAACCCGCTTTTGTAAGAGAAATGGGTTCGTCGGCAAGCAGGCGTGGGTCGTCGCCACTAAACCAGTCAGGGTTATCCACAAGTCTTGTTTCAATGAACGTTGAGTAACGGGACCTATCGGACGGTATGGCTCTGAATCTCGGGTCGTCAATCATCCTCGCTGCTTGGGCGAACGAAACTGGCTCATCCATTAGTTCGACAGCCATGTTGTTGAGGATTGTGAACTCCCCGTCTTTGTGCTGTATTGCGTCATATCCCATCAAAACCAGCAATGATTGGTCAAACTCTGTTGCCATGATGGCAAGCAAGCCATCTCTAAGTCCTTGTATCTTATCTTGCCTAATTGCCGTTGAGATACCTGCTTCGGCCATTCTTCGATTATTTTCAATTTGGAACAATGCCCCCAACACTCGGCGTCCCGTCTGTGCTGTTTCGGAGTTTCCATTTGGCAAAAATCCATCTAGGGTTTCTACTAACGCAACGTCCGTGCCCATCACCGAGTTATCTACCTCCTCGCCAAACTTATTGACAAGCAAAGCCATCAAACCATCAAAATCGCCCCTGTCCCGCATGTCTCTTGCGATTGAAATCTCCGTGCTGTTGCCCCAAAACATTTCTGGCAAAGCATTTCGCTTACCTTTGTAAACACGAGCCCACGGGGCTAGGTAGCCAAGCATTCCACTGCGAACTGCTGCTGGGTCTGTAACTGGATTGTTCGTGTCGTGGAAATCGTCAATGTGGTCAAATGGCTTATCGGTGAAACGCATGACTTCACTCGGCCCCGCCAGTCCGACCATATTGTTGCGAACTCGTTGCTCGTAAAGTTCTTGCATGTTGTTTCTGTCGCTCGTGTAAATGCCGACACGATTGAGGTCAATCCAACCATAGAGGGGTATTTCACCCCTGCTAATTCGTTCCTCTGTTTCCACCCGTGTGAGAAGTCTTGGCGGGACGTTGAAGCCAGAACCCTCTCTCGCATACATGAATGCCCGTGCTGAGGAAAAAGTTCGTGTATCCGAACTGGTCGCTTCGTCTATGTTCACGGCTGCAAATAGGCGTCCCGCTTGTCTTTCCCCAAGCAGTCGGTTGCTAGAAATTTCCTTGTCATCTTCTGGGAAGTAAATATCTCTTGATACTTCGCTCGGGGCCTGTGAGTTCTCCAACTCTTGGCGCAACAATCTGCCACGCTCTATTTGGCGTTGTACTTCCATCGGGTCTAGGTCGTCAGTCGGGTCTGGGATGACGAATGATGGTAGGTAGTCATTGTCGCTTTCGTCCCGATTCAAAAACATGCTGAAACTATTGCTTTTCGCTACTTGTCCAAACAGTTCAGCCCAACTCAGGCGTTGGCTGTCGTTCAATTCTCTTGGCTCAATAATGTTTGCCAATATGTTGATGAGGTCTGTTTCGGGGCTTTGATTATCATTTGCTGTGCGAGCAAGCGCAAGCCAGTTCACTAGGCGTTTTGCAAACTCTGGATTATCAAGTCCGTATTTACTATCAACATCATCAACGTATTTCACCAACTGCGCCGCTTCGTATTCTGCCGTTCCCCCGCGTTCGGGACGGTTTGCGTCAAACAGTTCTTGTCGTTTTGATTTCAGCACCAAAGCCCTGACCATATGGAAAAATCCTTCTTGTTCTTCCAATGCGTCCCGTCGTGCTTGACCAATCCGACGGAAACCTTGACGTGGCCACACAATCACGCCGTCACTCACGGCATTCGGGACCACAACCTCAGTGCCCTCATGCTGCTTCCACCACAAAAACGAATGCTGGTTGAATAGCGTCGCCACACCAGAACCTTTGCGTTCTCTGTCCTTGCTGCCCATCCAGAAACGGTCATGACCAATGACAATATTCCCGTCCCGGTCTAGCCCTATTTTGCGAGTAAAACCAGTTGTTCCATTGGGTCGTTGGCTGCCAACTCCAAAAGATGCGTTCGCAACAAGGCTTATGCTTTCAGAACCATCTGGCTGGAATATTGCATAAACGCCCTTACCGTTCGGGACTATGTTCAACTCCTCGTTGTTGAGGATTATCTTTCCGCCAATCTTTGGGTCTTCCCAAATGCTTCTGTTGGCATTCGGGACGTCGACCGAACCATCGAGCAAGTAAGCCCGAGACATCGCCTCCAATGCTGGAAGTGTCGTCTCCAAAACCTGTTTGAGTTCTGCCATTTCTGGTGAGTTGATTGGCAAATTGATTACCATTTTCTCAGTTGGGAACAGTTCGTCGTCCCGTCTCCAGTAAACGAACTGACCAGTTTCGAGAAGATGCCTAATCTGCCCCGCTGACAAGTCAATACCTTCGTAGTCGTTTATGTAATAGTTGAACCTGTCCAGTACTCTGGACAAGCCAACCTTTGCGTCGTCAAACAATTCGCCCGTGTCGGCATCCATCATGTCCCGAGTTCTATTGTCAATTGCGTTTCTTAGGCTGCGTCTCAGGACTGTGCTTACCCGTGCGGCGGTTTCCCTGTCGATTGCTCTCCATTTGCGTATTGCGTCTGCGTCTCTTTCCCACGGCTTATCGGCCCCGTACTTTTGGATAAGGGCTTGCTTTGTCTTGACAAAACGACGAATAGCACTTCTCTGCAAGTAATCACGCAAATTCTTTTTCGCTTTATCAACTACTTCTTTCGGGACCCGCTTTTCCTCAAACAGGTTCACTTCTTCATCAAGGAAATCGTCAATCTCTTTTTCGCTCAAATCCTCCGGGACCATACCCGTTGTTGAGCGCAAGCCAAACACTTTGTCTTTGTCCTGTCTGCGCTCCAAATCAACTTCCATCTTTTGTTGTTCGTCTCTGGTGTATCGGGGCATTGGACTGCCCATCTTGCGCATTGCGTTCGGCTTATCCGAAAACTTGTCCACGGGTCTAAGTGCGTCGTGGCGTGGGTCAAATGTTTCCTTATGGCGCAACGTGGCAATGACACGGGTCCCGTCGTCATCAACCGAAACGACCTCAAAATTGCCCTGAGTAAGAACTTGCCTGTTGCCGACATCTATGGTTTTTGCGCCTTTTTCTAGTCGGATAATCACATTCTCGTTGTTGTCGGGCTTATCGGGGCTGAAGGCCGTAATCGGCATAGGTATTTCGTCGCCAACGGCAACGCTTTCCAAAAATGTTTTTCTATCAGTCTTTATCGCTCTGTATGTGTCCCGTTTGTTCGGAGTTGCGCCGTAAATAGCCGAGTGTATTCTCGTTGCGTCTCTAAGTGCTTCTTCTATTTGTGAGCGTTCTTCGGGGCGTAGTTTGGCTATTCTGCCCGTAACAAGTCCACGAAGAACGTTCATTTGCCCCGATGTAGTTGTGTCGTAAGTTGGAAGGTCGTCAATAAACAGTCCAAACTGCGTTGCTGAAATCGCCCGCACCATATCTCCGTGATGGGGTCTGTTTCTGTTGATGTATCTGCGTCCCGCTTGTTCTCCAAGTCGCTTTCTCATCGCAAAACTCATCTGCGAGCCATAGCGAACTTCGTTATCGTAGAAATGATGGTCGCCTATTGAGTAGACACGGGGCCTATTCATGAAATCCATAACGCCTATCGGCTCATCTTGTGCGTACAGGCGTTGGTCTGTGTCCAAGCCTATGTTGCTACGGGACTGCAACATGCTTCGTTCATCTGGGTCAAAACGAAAATCTGATGATGACGTTGATGATTGCAAACCGGGGCGGTGACCGTCTGGCTGCCTCTGAACATCTGGCGCAACAATCTTTATGTCTGAGAGTATGCGGTTTGTTATGTCTTCCATTTCGTCTGAGTAGCCACCCGAAGGAAGTCTTTTGCGACGGGACTGAGAAACAACATCTTGTGGTTCTACATCTATGCCAAGTATCCGAGCCCATAGACGCACGGCGGCGTTATTCACCGCAACAGGCTGTTTTTGTCCGTTGCGGGACAAAACAAACGCTGTTATTTCAGCAAAACGCTCAATCGCACTGCTATTTCCGTATGGCGTAGTTACATAAGGTTCGGGGCTGTTTATGGCGTAATCGCCTACGTCTCCTTCTGATGGGTGGATGCCACGTTGCCACGTGCCGTTTTCTTTCATTCGTCGTATTTGCTGGCGACCAGTCAGCATGTCGACCATTCCGTGAATTTCATCTAGTTGCCCCGCTATTTCCCTTATTTGGTCATCTAGTTCTTCGTCGGTTAGCGTTGATGGGTCAAACAGACGACTACCAACAGGAACTTCGTCGGGGCCTTGTCTGGGGACGTTCACTCCTAAGTACTTCAAGCGACTTCTATGAATGTTTTGTCTATCTGATGCCCCGGACAACTTGCTTGGGTTATCGGGGTCTACCAAGCCCGTGAAGCCTTTTAGTTCGTCACGAAAATCTACTATCTGCTGACGAACAAAATCTTTGAACACGTCGGGGCTTGTATTTCTATTTGGGTCGTTGGCAAAGTCACGAATAGCCCTCTTGCGTCTCTCCCACAAGGCCCCGTACAAGGTGTTGCGCAAAGTCCAATCAACGTGATGGCCAAATTCGTGTATGAGAATTGCTGGTTCTCCAACAAGCGTGTATGCGCCTTGTGTCCCGGTCATGTTGATTATGTTTTCATCAGCCTCGGGGCGGTTGAGTATTGTGTTTCTCAGTTGCATTGGGGTAAGTGTTATTTGCCCATCAGGAAATGAATACTGTCCACCAAGTCCCGCCCGTACACCAAGTAGTCCACCTGCCCCGAACGTGACATCTCCTTTTCCGAGTTCTTGGGCGCGGATTGCTTCAAGCAAACCTTTTTCGTATTCTTTTCCTGAAATAAGTTTGTCCCGCAGTTCAGATGGCGTTAGTTCGCTTTCTGGAACAAGCAAAAACTTTTCTTGGAACTCTCTTGGCGGGGCAATGAAATGGTAAGCGCGGTGCGGGACATAGAGAGGCGGGTGTCCAAACTTCCTTACTGCTTCCAAAAACTCAGGGTTTTGTTCTAGCGTTCTTTGTAACAGTGCCCGTAGTAGCGCAAGGTCCCGAGGGTCGTTGCTTTCCACCATTTGGTGTGTTTGTATGTATTGTTCGTTTGGAATAGCCCTACCAAAAAGGGTCCCGAAAAAGCCTCCTCTTGACCCAGAGTTCATTGCTACTTCTATTCTGTTCTTTATTTGTTGCTTGGAAAGAGCACGGGACCCCTTTCGTGCTTCGTAGAACCTTTGGTATCCATCAAGGAACTCAGTCGCCCATCTGATAACTGCGTCGGTGTCGCCCGACGGCGTTACTACGTCCCGAATGCCGGTTATGAACAACGGGTCTTGTGGGTGGTTTGAGTGTTCCATAAACAAACGAGCAAGCACATACTCAACGGGACTGATTGGTATGTGAGTACTGTCTCTCCAAAAAGCCCCGTGCGTGAGCCTCACTCCGTTTCGATAGGCGTTTTCTATTTCATTTATTATGTCCAATAGTGTTTTGTTTGTTACTGGGTCCCGTTCCAGTTCTGTTCTGTAAGCGACCAAAAACTCTATTTGAGCCCGCTCAACGCTCCGTTTGTTTGTTGCCCCGAGTTGTTCGCCCCACTCATTTTGGTCGCCAAAGATTTTTTTGAGGTTTTTGTCCCACTCAATAGGGTCATCTCTTAGGTCCCGCTCAAACGAGCCTGTTTTGGTTGTTTTGGGGTGTCTTTTTTCGTAAATCGCGATAAGTGCTTCCATACGACGCTTGGATGCGGCTCTTTCTGCGTCCCGAGTTCTTCTGAGTAGTTTTAGTGCGTTTTGGTAGTCTGCTTCGGTTTCATAAGCACTTCGGGGCACTGCCAACTGTTCTGCTAGTGCGTCTGCTTCATCAAGCGTGTCTGGCACGATTATTTCAGCGAGTTCTCGGGGCGTTGCTGTTCTTCGCCACTCTGGGTCAAGCAACGGCGTTACTGTCGTACTGCGTAGTCCACCCGTAGTCACCCGTGAGCGTTCTGGCGAAATCCGAGTCCCGGCTCGCTCTGCTGCGTCAACGAGTTTTCTTGTCTCTTTTTGTGTCTTTTCTGTTTCTGTTTCAGTCCCGGCATCAGGTGTTTTGGGCAAGTCTGCGTTTGGTATTGACTGACTTCTTAGCACTGCGGGGCGTTCCCACTGTGTTCCGTCTTGGATTATGCCGTCACCATCACCGTCGTATGCGTTTGGGTCAAATGGTTCCACAACGAGTCCCGACCTTGCCGTGTTTCCGACACTTCTGGATAGTGACCTCAAGCCCCGAGACAAGCGACGACCTAGACGGTTGCCGTCTTTTACATCAACTTCGTAAATGTCTTTGTTTTCGGGGCCAAGTTGCGTCACACAAGTCCTTTTTGGTGTAATCGGGTTCTTTTATTATGGCACGGGGCTGAGTGCGCTGAGTACAGCACTAAAAACGCTGAAAAAACCCTCAAAATCCGTGTTTTGTACGGGGCTGATTATCGTTTGTCTACAAGTGCTGTTCTGCGACTATGTTGTGCGGGGCGCAAGTAGACACACGGCTCTTGCGCCGTGTTCAGTCTCTCACACGCCATACGGGGCATAGTGAAGCACTCTCATAAGCGAGATGTCGTATCGCTTGACTGCGATAGGCGACTACGGGGCCTATGTTCAGCAACGACCAAATGTGGTTATGGGCAGGTGGCGTGTAGTCAAGTGCCTACGGGGCTAGATGCGTGTGTGGTGTAGGCAGTGGTGTAGGTAGGTGTAAGCACCCGTAAGCCACCCGTGAGCCTTGCGAAAACACGGGGCGGCTAAGTATCAAGTCCTTTACGAAAGGTTGTATGCGTCACGGGGCTAGATGAAGCCACACACGGTAGGCGTGGTGTGGGGGTATCCCTATGGTGTAGTGCTTACGGGGCTAGATGCGACACACATAGGGGTAGGGGTATGGGCTTGCTATGGTGCGTGACTACTGATTACAAATACCTATCACTACCTACGGGACTAGATGCGTGGTGGTGTGTGGTGTTGTCATAGGTAGGGTATGCCCGTAGGTCACCCGTGAAGCCTGCGAAAAACTCAACGGGGCGTGTGTATCTGAATGCGTATGCGACATACGGGGCATAGTGGCTATGGGTTGGCTATGCGTATGCTCACACACACCAGCGCACGGCGCATACGGGACGTGTATGTGTGCCTGCGTGTTGCTATGGCTATGGCTCACGGGGCTAGATGCGACAAGCGATACGAAATGCGTATGCGACACACACGAAAAGACTAATGAATACGGGGCGTATGCGTATGCGACTGCGCTGCGCTATGCGAAACGCTATGCGCTACGGGGCTAGGTGATGGGCAACTTCGTATGCGTATGCGTAACAACACACAATGCTATGCGCCTAACGGGGCGTAGTGAAACGGCGTGTTGCGACTGCGATACACGACTGATATGGCAAACGGGGCGTGTATGGCGTTGAGTGCGACTATTTCTGCGACACACTCAGGTTTGTGGCGCACCACTTCGGCAAACGGGACGTGTATTTGACCTGTGCTATGGTTGGGCGTGGTGTTGTTCAGCGTTGCTCTTGCGCTCATCGGGACGCTATTTGGAGGGTGCGAACGAGTGTTCGTCGTTGCCGTAAGCGAACAGGCGTTTGCCAACCCCATAGACCAAAAGTGTGCGGGACTTTTTCGACGCTCTCGGTGTGCGCGGGGGCACCTACACCACAATTTGTGAACTCCCAAACTCTGGTTAGATTTATCCAAACGCAGGATTGGTCATCAGGTCCTGAACATGCTGTGGATACAAAAGGAATCCTTTTGCTGGATTGTCTGGCTTACCAAAATTGATTTTTGTTGATTCATTGAATATGCGTTTATTGGCTCGCAAGTATTTTTTGAGCCTGTCAACTGAAACGACGATAAAAGCACCATCAGGGGAAAAAATATATACCCACCACTTCGCTTTGGTTAGATTTATCCCGCTTTTTACCCAGATAGGATTGCCTTGTTCATCTAGGGCTGCCCTCGGGTTTTGGTCAGTTTCTACTGCCATTCGCCCATTCCTGTATCTGTCGCTTTTTACCTCAAAATCGCCTTCAGAAATGCATTCTAGGAACGATGATACGAGTGCTTCTCCCTGCTCTCCGTATTCCAGGTCTTTGAGAAAAGTAGAACGTAAAGAAGGAATGTCGTACGCCGAGTTTTTTCCCACCCCGACACACTACATGGATTGGAGATAAAATTGAGTCCGATGGCACGGCTATTTTTGGACAATGACACCCTTGCTTTGGATTTCCCATACAACCAAGAACAGGTAGCCGAGGTAAAGCGGATACCGGATTGCAAGTGGGACAAAGTTGCTCGCTTGTGGCGCTGTCCAGTTGCCCAGGTGTCCCAGGCGCGCTCATTTGCGACCAAGCATGGCTTTGACATAGACAATGAGGTGCTTGTATTTACACTTCCGACCAGGCGAAGTGCCCAAGATGTTGGGGTCTATGAGAAAGACGGTGACATCTACATATCCTTTCCGTATGACCCCGTTATGGTGAGGTCGGTTAAACAGATACCTTCTGTCACTTGGGATAAATCTACCGGAGCGTGGCGTGCGCCGCTAACCGCAATAAACGAAAGCATCCAGTGGGCGCAGCGCTTTAACAAGTCGGTATCTGCCGATGTCACGATGATGGCTGCTCAAATCAATGCGCAACTACTGGAACTCAATGAGGCATCCAGGGCCACAGAAGCAGAAATAAAGATTGGCGATACCAACCTTGAAAACAACATGCTCCCGTACCAAAAGGCAGGAGTTGCATACGCCAAGCGCGCCAAGCGCTGTTTCATTGCAGACGAGATGGGTCTTGGTAAAACCCTACAAGCAATAGCCACGTTAGAGGCGTTGTATGCAGATGGTGCTGGTTGTTACCCGGCGGTAGTAATGTGTCCACCCAACTTGGTCCTTAACTGGAAGGCCGAATACGGCAAATGGCTACCCGCTAGGCGAGTGGCTACGGTGCTTGCCGGAAAAGGGCAAAAAGAATTTCCGCAAAAGGGCGACTACGACGTTTTGGTGATTGGGTATTCGAATATTTCATATTGGGAGTCACACCTCATCGGACATCATGCGTATGTTTTGGATGAGAGCCATTACTGCAAGACCTTGACCGCCAAGCGCACCAAGTCAGCCAGAAAGATTGTCGGCTCTTCTCCATCTGGAACTCCTGTTCTTTGCCTAACTGGAACACCAGTCACCAACCGACCAGCAGAGTATGTGGCGCAACTCGACATACTTGGCAAGATTAAGGATTTTGGTGGGGTATGGGGTTTTTACCGCCGTTATTGCGCTGCGTTTCAAGACAAATGGGGGCAGTGGCATCTTGAGGGTTCGTCCAATTTGGAGGAATTAAACGACAAACTTCGTTCCGTTTGCTACATACGCCGCACAAAAGACCAGGTTTTGACTGAATTGCCTCCAGTGTTTCATCAGGAAATGACCCTGGTTGGAACAACCGCAGCGATGGCGGAGTATGCAAAGGCAGAAAAAGACATTGTTTTGTATCTCGTAGAGCGAGCAAAAGAAATAGCAAAAGAACTAGGCACAAATCCCAAGTCTGCAGCAGTAATAGCCAGGATAAAAGCAGAGCACGCACAGAACTTGGTCAGGCTGTCGGTTTTGCGGCGCTTGGCCGCCAAAGCAAAGATGGAGAGCGTCATTGAGTGGGTTCAGCAACGAACTGAAGGTGGCGCCAAAGTCGTTATTGCCGCTCATCACAGAGACATCGTTGATGAACTTGCTAATCGTTTTGGTGGTTTGAAAATACAAGGCGGAATGAGTGTTGAGGAAGTCGAAGACGTCAAACGAAAGTTTCAGGGCGACCCCAAAGCGCAAGTGATAACCATTTCAATTCAGGCTGCAAAGACTGGACACACCCTTACGGCAGCCCAAGACATCATCTTTGTTGAATTGCCGTGGACACCAGCCGACCTTGACCAAACATACTCGCGACTTCACCGAATGGGCCAAAAGGGTTCAGTTACCGCCACCTATGCGCTTTGTGCTGGAACGATAGATGAGGAGATTTACTCACTCATTGCCTCCAAGCGAAGCGTTGTGAACACTGCAGTTGACGGCGCTTCTCTTGACGAAGAATCTGACCTTGGAACGCAGTTGGTTTTGTCGCTTTTGAATAAAGTTAGCGACTAAATTACTGGAGGCTTGTTGCGGCCCTTCATAATGTCGCCAACTGAATTTCCCTTGGAGACTTCCTTAAAGCCTTTTTCCCGGTCATAGAAGACCCAGTCAATTTGTGTGATTTGGAAATCACTAACAATTTTCAAAAGAGTCAATTCAACATCAAGCCCACTGCAGGTGTATATATCGAATTGTATATGTGCTGGTACCGGCTCATCCCAGATGTGCAGGGCGATGTGGCTTGTCTCAATCATTACAACAGCCGTCAAACCCTTATTGCCAGGCTTGTCAACGTAGTGAACAAAGGGTCCAGCGATTCTGTACATCCCAATATCGTGAACGAGCCCTTTTAGCCACTTTTTCATTCTCCGCTTGTTCGTAAGCGGAAACGGAGTTTTTGCATTGATTAGCAAATGATTGTGCTGCGGCGCCCTTTTTTCGACATATCTCATATCTCTTTGTACTCCTGTTTGACTAGACCCAAAAGCAACTGTTCAGCCCACTCGCAGAACTCTGCCACCGTCATCGTCGCAGCGCAATCAAGCGTAAGCATGTGATTGAACAGGATGCGATTATTGATGAAGTCACCTCTGAAGACCTGAACCTTATCACTACCGGACCACTTGCAAGTCCAAATATCTTTACCGTCACCAAGAACGTCAAGCGATACTTCATGGCTATCTATAAAATTCATAAAGTTCTCTCTTTCTGGTTAGATTTATCCAACATCAGTTATGACCATAGTGCACAGTGAGGTGACTGCGGTGCACGAGTCTCGTATCTTCCGGAGAATATGGCGCTGGCTCGCCAATTTCCCATGCGTAGTCATAGTCGATGTACCCCCAGACCTCAACTTGTCGTAATTCTGGCATTATTGCTTTCGCCACAAAAAGAACAAGCCCTTTGCCCATGTCACGTTTTCTGACAGCGGCAGAATCCCCGGTGCGAACACGGCGAACCTCTATATTTCTGCCAACATCTTGAGTCTTGTTTTTGTAGTAGTTGTGTTCACTGGCAGTCCATACATGGCCAGACCAATAGCGATTTGTTATTTTTGCAACAGCCAACTCGCATACGGCTGCCGCGACTTGAGCCGTTCTATCGTCTTCCATAAGTTCTTTTTTGTAGTACGGAGCATCCTTTTTGGGCCAGTTTTCTATGTATCGACGCGTACCAACATGCGAAGCCCATTCATATTCGAATGGTTCAAGTTCAACTATTTTCATCCCCTCAATCTAGTGTCGCATTTAAGACAAAACTCAGCCCATGGATACCATCGTCGATGCTCAATTGGGTGAGAACAATCAAGAAGTTCGGTTGCCCTTTGGTTAAGCGTGTCTCTAACAAATTGGGAAAGCGGAATCCCTTCTTTTGCCGCTGCGTTCTTCCACTTTTCTTTTTCTGACTCGGTTGTTCGAATTAAAACCTGTTTATCCGCAGGGCCGCTGTCGTCTTTGCTGATTGTTGAAACCGTTGGATTAAGGGTTTCCGCCACCTTGCTCACTGCCGCTTGCAAGTTGTCCTGTTCCTGATTGTCCTGCTCCTGATTCGTCATTTTCAATCACCTCGGCATCGATAATAGGCGCTTGTCCAAGCATTTTGGTGACAGTTTCCTCTGGAAGAACACCGGAAATAGCCATAAGTTCGAGCAATTTTTTGGCCTCAGACTCCGGGTCAAAGGAATCTATTTCCCCAATATTTCCAGACTGACCGGCAAGAGAGGCCCTAATTGGAGCGCCGCCACCATCTGGGACTGCGTCCGTATGAATGCTTACCTTGGTCTGCTCCATGCCCAGCAGCCTTGTTCTTGTGTTTATTATCGCCAAAACCTTGTCTACGGCTTTCATGTCTGGCTCAACGGCAACTTCTGTTCCGTCATCCAGTGTTATCTTCCTGTGCTGAGTCATTGGCCATAGGGCTGCCTGCATTGCGTCAAGCCTCTCCAGTTCCATTCGAAGGACTTCTGGGTAAACAAGGACGTTTTCTTTATTTAATTTTTCCAATTGGCGCGAAATGGCCATTGAAACAACTTTTGTGGAGACATTAAATCGCTTGGCTATCTCTGAAATTGAGACACCAGCCTGTTTCATCTTGAAAATTCTTGTGTCTCTTTCTGCGAGAAACTCTTTTGTCATTGGGGTATTGCTCATGTTGGTGCCTTAATGGAGGATGGCCATTCGACCACCTCAAATGGGAAACGTTTGCCTCTCTTAATTCTAGTTGGCCATTGGCGCTCATCGCGAGCACCCCTGAAGTGTCGCACATCGTAATGGAATGGCATTCCAGTTGAGTCGGGCTGAAGTGATACGCCAAATTCTGGCCACCTAGACCAAACCGCAGAACCAAATGGGCGAAGTTCCCTGGTTGTCATCGATGTTCCAAGCGGTGCGTGATGTTCGAGCCACATTGCGCACTGGAAAACATCCCTAATGGTGTCAAGGTATCTGGCAACTTCAATTGCTACAGCCTCACTGGTTCTCCCGCCTGGGTCTATAAATGCCTTGTACAGGGGACCCATCACCAGAATTGATGGCCTGGTCTTTTCCAGCATTTCTTCCAACACTGCCCTGTCTTCTGCTCGCAAAAGGTCAAGACCCTGGGGCTTTATTAGCAAATGTGCTTGCGGGCTTGGATTACGAGACACTGATTTTGCTGCCCCATATATCGAGCGTGATGTGCGCCTAATGATTCTTTCCGGGTTTTCAAGGTCAACAGAAAGTGTTACTTGAGGTTTTATTGGTTGATATGTAAATGGGTGTATTCCCATTCCAACACATATTGCCACTTGGCGAGCAAGCATGGTCTTGCCAACACCCTCTGCGGCAACAATAATGACCCTCTCGTTGCGCTCCAATAAACCAGGAATTACCCAATCGTATGAATCGTCGTCTGATTCACCAACGAAATCTGACCAAGTTACAAGCCTTCCGGTGTCGACTATTTTTGTGCTAGTCGTGCGAGAAATAATAAGTTGTGCGCGCTGTAATTTTTGACTTTCCGACATGTCGTCGCGCAAAAACATGTCGGTTATTTCATTCATCGCCCGACCCTCGTGCGTGTCCGATTGCAACTTATTTTCGGTTGGCTTAGGAATGACAATCGCATCGAGATTTACAGTTTCCAATTCGTCAATCTGACCCCCAGCACCAACATGCTCGGTCATGTCCTTGCCATGTGTGCACGTCCACACCTGAACGTCGCAACCGGAATCTATTAACTCCTGATAAACCGACTTTGCGTGTTCGAGCCCTGCTTCGTCTTTGTCGGCGATAATTTCCACAACTGCACCAGAGAGGGCTTCGGTGTGGATGGGCAACCATGTTCCAGCCCCATTGGGCATAGTCGTCGCACATATACCCATTTTGATGAGAGTGTCTGCATCTTTTTCCCCCTCGACCAGCCAAACTGGTTCGCCATTCTGTTTTGCTTTAAGAACTGCTGGCAGGTTGTAAAGCACCCGAGGAGTTTCGCCAAGTTTGTACTCCCAGCCACCATTGCCATCTGGCTTGCGCTGACGAAATTCCTTTTTCCCAGACGACCTATCTATGTAGCGCAACTTTTCAAAAAGTAGAGTTCCGTCAGCGTCAAGGTATTGATACTTGGCAACAAAGTCAAGTTCTTTTTTTGCTTTCTGCGGATAAAGGTCTGCCATTTTTATGCCCATCGCCTCGCACGCCTGCTGGGTGTTGCATCGCCCTGCATGACAGTAAACAACGACCTTACCACCCTCACCTTCGGATACTGAAAACGATGGATTGTCGTCATCGTTGCGACATGGGCACTTCGCCTGAAACCCTCCAGAAATGCGCACGACGCCCTGTAGGCGGTCAAGAACATTCTGTAGTTGTGGCGAAATGCTAGACACGTGTTGAAAGCCTCGAAGAAACAATCGGATTCAAGTCATACTTGGTCAAATTGTTCATTTTGAATGTATGCGTGCCCAGATGGCGACGAACCATTCGTGTAGAAAGGCCAGAATCACGTTCGCATTTAATGTTTAGTTTTAAACGAAGGTATTCGCGCTCCTCTTCGGTTGTCCCACCCCATATCCCATGTGGCTCTGCAAGCAGTGCATAATCAAGACATTTTTCTTGCACTGGACAATCTGAACAAAATTTTTTTGCCCTAATAACAACTCTCGAGTAATTTAATTTTTCCGATTTATTCCCATTTGCCATTCGCGCAGATGGAAAAAACGTTTGAATACTTTCTCCTCGACATGCGGCAAGCGAGAAATCCGGATATGGCGTGTAGATTATCTGCGCTTCTGCTACGGATTTTGATGGATAATGACTATTTTGTCGTGATGGTTGGCCGACTGGAATGTCGTTTTCCTTGCAGAATCTACGAACCCGTTCTTTTCCGCAATGCAAAAAGAAGGCGATAAGTTCGCATGATTTTCCTTCCCTCCGATATCGGATTATCTCCTGCTTTTGCTCTTCGGTGAACTCTTTGCGCTTGCTCATTTTGTCCCCTTTCCCATTAGCCGATTAGTTTACGTACATTCCCCTCCGACAGGAACACAACGGCGCCAGATATTTTTTGCTCGCCAAGTTTGTCAACCACGGATATTTCGACCTGCTCAAGCGCCACGCTAAGGACGTGCGCAAGTTGTGCTTTTATTCGTGCAATATCTATTTCATTGTCTGCAGCGTCAAAATCTACCGACTTTGCGGGTGTGCCAAGCGCTCTTATTTCTATTTCTTTTGCTTGTGAGCGAAAGCACCAAGCGCAAGCAAGGGTTTCAGAAGAAGCCGCCCTGGGCCTCCTCTCTGTGTGACCACACTCAAGTCTATGTTCGTAGAGTATGTGGCCCCATGCTCCGACTCTATGAATTGAGATAACTTTTTTACGCGGTGCTTTTCTGTGTTCCGTGGTCACTTCACTATGATAATTGGTCGGTAGTTGCAGTTTCGACTACCATCCAACCATCCTGGGCGTATTCCTCTGCAAGAGTTTTGTAGCGGCCATTTTTATGCATCAATTTTCCAGGTTTTCCAGTTATTTCACATATCTCGGCTGAAGCCAATTCATATTTTTGGGATATTTTCCACATTTCCAATTCGACATAATCGTTTTTTCGAGTCAAAAAATAGAAACGAAGTGTCCCAAACTTCTCTTTTATTTGAAAAATCTCATAGTTGGGGTCCATGGCCTTGAGTTCCAAGTGGCATTTTGCGACCAATTGATGCCAACCATCATCGCATGCAATCGTTTTGCCCCACGGCGGTTGAATTTTGTCGATTATTTCGACTAAAACTGACTTAATTTCGTCAGGGGTAAGAAGTTCTTCTTCTTTTTCGTCAGGCATTTTGGTCAGTTTCCTCGAAAAGTTCCTCGAAGTACTTAACCTGCTCGGAGGAATGGATAATTGCTGCATTGATATGCCTCAAATATGCTTCATACAGTTCCCTTGGGGGACTATAGGTGGGTTCTTTTGTACCCAATTCTGTTTCGTAGGCAATAATGTCGTGAGTGTCTCGGCTAGTCATCTTCTCTAACCGCGCATTCCCACCCAAGTGCCCCATATCCGATTGTGTCCATCCAGTGGTCTTTTTCTTCCGGCGTCCAAGTAAGTCGCGCCATCTTAAGGAGCATCATCATGGCTGCAATATCGTGGGGCAGAAGTGTTAATTCTCCCCTACGCGCATAAATTCTGGCAAGATACGTCTGCCAGAGTGCGGCAGTTGTCGTAAAGTCCTCTACTGGGTCGCCATAGTCTCTGTTGCGTTTGCCATTAATGATGGCTTCTGTTTCGTTTAGGATTTCTCCCCTGATGTTTTTCTTTGTCACGCGGCAAATACTAGCCGCAGAAACCCGTTACGGTTTCTTTTTGCAACGGTGCGCCCACGCTTCACCCCACGCACAGGGGTCCCATGGGTCCCAGCCTGAGTAGGTGTAGAGAAGATAGCCAGCCTTAAGGTTTAGGAGGGGGTCTAGAAGCGGTTCTTGCGAACAGATGCCCATGTCAAGGCAGACACGCGCCCACTTATTGCGTTTGGTGTTGTAATTTACGCCATTGATTTGCAACAATCCAGTATCAGAACGATGAGTCCACGTGGTTACGTGGGTGATATTGCAATTTGGGTCAACGGCATCACCGCCACGCCTATTTGGACACCCCCCGGATTCTCTCAGAATGATTTGGCCAAGTTTTTTGTGGGTTTCGGGCGGCCAGCCAGCCTCGGTTGCCAGTTTCGGCAACCAGGAAATGTCGCCCCATTTAAAAACCGTCTCTGGTGGCTTATTTGCCTCGGCCCTAGACGTCTCAAGTTTTTCACTTGGCCATGGGGACCATTGGTGTTCGAGCCCTTCGGGTACCGATGGGGTTGCTGGGGCCTCAACGGCCGACATGGGGGCGTCGGCTCTTGCGGGAATGTTTATACCTAGGAAAAATAGGGTAAAAGATAAACCCCAACCCATAAACGTATTCAAGTGTGTCTCTCCTGAGTGTCGGGAATATGAACTGGCGATTGGTTAGTAAAAACCGCCGTATTATCTCTCTAACAGACTAGTACCAGTTTAGCAGATTTGCTCCCCTAGTGACTCTTTTTATTAAAATACTTAACCATTTCATCGCCATCAATAACAACTTCTGGAATCAAATCTTCTATTTCACAAAGTAATTTAATTACTTGTAAAACTGGAATTCGTTTATGCGTATTTCTAATACTCATTGATAATAAATCTCCAATTTGTTTATCAATAAATTTGTAAACATTAGTTTCTTTTTCATAATTATTCATATTTTCAGCCTACCCGCACCCAAACCAACTTGACAACCGTTGTTTTTGGTTAGATTTATCCGATATAGTTGAGGGTATGGCTCACAACATAGAAATAAACAAAGCAGGAAAAGCAAAAATGGCCTACGCCGATAGGGAAATCCCCTGGCACAGGTTGGGCGTTGCGATGAGGGGTTTGCAAACAGCAGAGGCAATGCTTGCTGCTGCCGAAGCGGACTTTGATGTCGTGCTGGCCGAAGTGGCGGCAGTGGATGCAAACGGAGAAATCTTGCGCAATCCAGATGGGCAGATTGTGAGGGTCAATGACTCTAGGGCCACCATCAGAATTAACGCAGATGGCAGTTTTGACGGCCTCTCCACCGTTGGAACACGTTTTACTGTTCAGCAAAATCGAGAGGTTATGGATAGAGCACTGGACGTTGTCGGTGCTTCCGGTGGCGACGCTGTTGTTGATACATGCGGAGTACTCGATGAAGGGCGAGAATTTTTTGCCTGCATTGATTTGGGCTCTCTGATTATTGACCCAATTGGCGTTAAGGACGAGATTCAGCGCTATCTGCTTGTTCGCAATGGCCATGATGGGAAAACCCCGATTACATTTGCCAATACCAGCATCAGGGCGGTTTGCAAGAACACGGTAATAGCAGGCCTCAGTTCTGCTCAGAGTGTTTTTACTGCCCGCCACACACGCAACGCAGACAATGCCATGGAAGAGGCTAGGACAATTCTTGGAATGTCCGTTGAGTGGGCAAAGGCATTCTCCGCCACGGCGGAGAAATTGTTGAAAATTGACATGAATCCAATCAAGATTGACAAGGTCCTCAACAATATTTTTCCAATGAAAAATGAAGAAAGTGAGCGTCAAAAGAAAAATCGCGAGGAAACCTGGTCAACGGTAAAGGGCCTGTACGTAAATTCCAATAACGCTGGCGGATATGGCAATAATGCTTGGTCAATGCTCAACTCAGTTGGTGAATATCTTGACCACTACCGAGACGCAACTGTTAATAATAAAGCGAATGCTTCCATGAGCACCTATTCGTGGGTTACAAAAACCAAAAAACAGACAGAGGCACTACTACTGTCGTTTGCGTGACGTCGCTTAGTGAGATAATGTTTTAAGTCACTCTTAGGCGGTGGTTCATATGTCAGATGAAAATGAAAACATCGAAGGCGATGCACAAGACCCGGATGCCGATAGGTACGACAAAGAACAAATAATGGACTTTTTATCTGAGTTCATGAAAGATGGTCGTCACGCAGAGAGAATGTTCCGCGATAACTTTTGTGAATTAGTGGTTCATAAGGTATTTGATGATTTTGGTTATGAGGGGCTTTGCAATCTGATGATTCAAATAGATAATAAAGGTCAATGGATTTCCGACATCCTCATTGAGAATTCTGATTTTGATGATGTGTTGTTCAAGAAGTATGGTGTGTATGACCCGCAAATTTGCAGTAAGGCTCGCCAGACGGAGGCCATTATGGAGATGAATAGCAAAATATGGCGTCTAAGAAAAAAGTATTCCACAATCATCGTTGATGAAATCATGGCCAACGGTAAAAAGTAATGTCATCCACATTCGAGCCAGAGTCAATTGAGTCGATGCTTAAATTAACTGAGCATGCAAATGTTCTCAATCAGCGACTTCGCAAGGCAAACGTGAAAAATGGCAACGGAGAGGCGTGGTTGAATAAAAATATTCCAGATTGGAAAACATCTGTCGATGGTCGGGTTTCTGTAATGGACACGAGATTTGGGTATCCGAAAGTTTTTCCGAAGTTCAGAACATCTTCTGATTTGCCGGAAAGACTTGAACGCGCGGCAGAAAAAATGGGAATTAAACCGCTCAGGAGAAACACTTAAACAAAGTCTTGCCAGTCAAGTTCAACTCCGTAAATTTTCCTAAAATCAGCGCATAAAGGTTTGATTGCCTTTGGTGTTCCATGCGTGAAGTACACACGTGTTCCAAGATGCCTTGGCGGTGTGATTTTGTACTTATTGTTCATGTTTTCTACCCTGAAACCAAGTTTTTGGATTTCGGAAAGAAATCTTCTTATTTGCTTTGAGCCGTGTTGTCTTGCCATAGTGCCTACATTCAACAGGCATAAAAGGGCTTTTGCAACCCAATCCCATAAATAGGTAATTATGGGGTTGTTTTTATTCTGCGTTACCTGTAGGTTTAAATCACCTACTAATAAAGGATTAACAACTAATGAGTAATTTTGAGCAATTAAAGCGAGACGGAGTCATCTCTCGTGGACGTAAGGCAAAAGGAGAAACCAAGCCCAATCATGAAAAATACCGAATTAGGGCCGAGGCGCGCAGACGGGCTTCCCTGGTTCTCCAGCACAACCACCGTGATGAGTTCGAGGCACTAATAGAGCAGGAGTTGGCGTCAATGACCGGAGTCACAGAGAGCGCGAAATAATTCCTCCCAACAGGTTGGAATAGGTCCGTAACACCGATAGGGTACAACTTACTATGACAAACAAAAACTACACAATCCCATCCGACATAACCGTTGCAATTGAGGTAATCACTCCCTCTTCTGCCAAAAAGTTGCTTGAGGGCAACACCGATAACCGCAAATTGCGCAAACACCGTGTCGCCCAATACACGGACGCAATGAAGCGTGGTTTGTGGGAAATCCAGAACGACGCAATCACCATCTCCAAGAGTGGCAAATTGCTGAATGGTCAGCATCGCCTCACTGCAATTGTTGAGTCAAATCAGCCATGTCAGTGCCTTGTCTTGCGTGGTGTTGATGATTCCGCATACACGTCAATTGACTCGGGTCTGGGTCGCTCGGTGAATGATGCTCTTGCTGCTGCGGGAATGCCAGCCAACGCAACACACATCACCCCAATGGCTCGCACCATGATTTGCATGGAGGCAGGCCTCAATCCGATGGATTCAAATTCAATGTCCTTGGTTCAGCGACACGACATTGTCGAATACGTCAACAAAAACGACGAGATGCTGGATTGGGCGCTTTCGCTTAGCCGACGTGCTGATGGTGCCGTTGGTGGCATTCGCCACGCATGGGGCGTGTTTGCAATTCTTGCTGCTCAGAAGCACGGGCGAGAAAAGGTTGACACATTTATCAATCTGGTCATTGATGGAGCAGGGCTGAAGCCGGGAGAATCACCCCTAGCCTTGCGCAATTGGCTGTCTCGCCAGCGTGGCCAATGGTCACGACAGGCCAGCAAGACAAATATTGCCGTCTATATCAGCGCATTCAATAAGTGGATGACGCGCGAAAAGACGCTCGTCATAAAGCCTTTTGGCGGTGCATGGGAGAACTTCCCAGAAGTTGTCGATTAAGAACGCTTCTTGGCGACTTTTCGGAACGCGCCGTTCCTCAACGTAACTGATTTGATGAGTTCTTGAGCGTCGTCATACTGCATGCGACGAGCAAGTTTTTCACCAACCAGGTTTGAGGCGAGCAAACCTGAAGGGTTTTTGCTCTTTTTCTTCAACTTACCTTAAACCAAGACTTAACTCTTGCCAAAAATCCCTTTTTGACGGCTGGCGTGATTTGCCAGTTGTTGTCCTTCACGGCGTTGAGTGTGTCGGAAACAAGGTCCTTCACTTCATCGACGGTCGGCACATCAACTTCAATTTTTTGTGGGACCTTATTGGCAGGCTTCTTCTTTGCGGTCGAAGGCTTCTTCTTTGCAGTCGAAGGCTTCTTGCTGGATGTTTTCTTTTTGCTCATAAATTGAACCTTAATCCATTATCCCCCATCGTCATTGCAACTATTGCTAATGTCGTAGCGCGTGGACAAATATCTTGACCCTTTTTCAAAGATTGCATTGACACTTACTGCGTCGCAACTTGCAAAAAATCTAATTGTTAAATCCGAAGGTGTTGGGGAGGACCTGTCCTTTAACTTTTTTGCGTGGCGTGATAATAGGCCATTTTTGTGTGCCCAACTTGAATCAAAGTTTATGAAAGAGCCCCATCAAAAAAGGTTTGCCAGGTGTTATGAGTTAATGAAAATTCTAAGATTTCAATTGGGTGTAACGTCTTTGACTTTTATTGCCGAGGGGTATGTTGCGGACGAACCGCAAAACAGGGAACTGTCCTTGGCTTTTCTGGAACCCGAGACCAAAGTCAAAGAGTGCCTAACCGTTATACATTGTGAGGAAAACGAATTGGTTGGTGTACCGGATATATATCTTTTTTCCATGCCATACAAATATGGATTGGGGAGAAGGGTCGACTGGGGGCACTTAATGGAGTTTTCCCAGAACGCCATACATACTGTGCAAAGATATGCATATCCATCCATGCTTCACAGTGCTTTTAGAAGGCAAATAGATAAAGATATTGCAGATACCCAACTAACACCAGAAATAGCATACGACATAACAGGAAGTGGGTTTTTGATACAAGAATTTTAGTGGGCCAGACGGGAATTGAACCCGCGACTTGCACTTTATAAGAGTGCTACTCTAACCACTGAGTTACTGGCCCGGAGGGTTATAATTGTTCATGGTTTTTTATAAAAATAATTTTTTGAGACCATACTCAATTGGTGACAATATCAAAATAAGCCCTGCCGATAGGCAGCCTTGCCCAGTCTGCGGGCACCCAACTGGAGATTGCGTTGGGGAAAGCACAGCAGAACCAGACCACATCATAGGCTTTGGGGTCGAAGAACCCAACCCAGATGCTCAACAATTTGTTGTCAAAGAAGATGTTTACGTCGAAAGACAATTAACCCCAACAACAAAAACCAGAGTTTTGGTGGCGGTGGCAGGAAAAGTCATATCCGTCACGCAAGCAAAAAATTTAGGTCTAATTTAGACTCTTTCTGTATTTGGCCCTGTGGTACTCTGGGCAACTCAAAACAATATCACGGGGAAAATCATGCTTGAACAATCATTTGTGGACTCATATTCTCAAAAAACACCCCCTTGGGGTTTTGGTGGTCTTGGGGAAATAGTTTTCTTGCGTACATATAGTCGCAAGAAGGACAACGGCGACAACGAGACATGGACCGAAACTCTTCAGCGAGTTATTAATGGCGCCATTGAGTCTGGCGTGCCATTGACAGATGCCGAGGCCGAACGTCTATTTGACCACTGCTTTAATCTTCGCTGTTCTTTTTCGGGTCGCTCACTTTGGCAAATGGGAACACCTCTTGTAAAGAAGTTCAATGCCACGTCGCTCAATAACTGTTACTTCACCAACATTGAATCAATCGAAGATTTTGAGATGCTGTTCGAGTACCTCATGTTGGGTGGCGGTGTTGGCTTCTCCGTTGAGCGCTCCAAAATACACGAACTTCCAAAAGTCAAGGCTGGTGTATCAATCACTCACGAACGCAGCAATGACGCTGACATTATCGTCCCAGACTCACGACACGGATGGAAGCGCTTGCTTCATGCTGTTTTGAAATCTTATTTTGACACTGGAAAGTCGTTCACTTACTCCACAATTCTGGTGCGCGAATATGGAGCGCCGCTTAAGACATTTGGCGGAACAGCAAGCGGACCTGGCGCGCTCATTGATGGTGTTTCGGATATTTGCAAGGTCATGGAAAATCGAGTCGGCAAGAAACTCCGTTCAATTGATGTTTTGGATATTTGCAATATCATCGGGCGCATCGTTGTTTCTGGCTCATCGCGCCGCTCTGCTCAAATTGCAATTGGCGACCCGGATGACGTTCTTTTCATTCGCGCCAAGAATTGGTCATCTGGCTCTGTTCCCGCATGGCGCGCAAACAGCAATAACAGCATTTACGCAGATGCATACGAAGAAATCATGCCGGAGTTGTGGAAGGGCTATGACGGCTCCGGTGAGCCATACGGTCTCGTAAATCGCAAGTTGGCGCGTAAGTACGGCCGACTTGGCGAACAAAAAACAGATAACTCAATCGAGGGATTCAACCCATGTGCAGAAATCGGCCTTGCTGACGGTGAGTCCTGCAACCTGGCAACTATCTTCCTTCCAAATGTCGAGGATAAAGAGCAGTTGATGGATATCTCACAGTTGCTCTACAAGGTGCAGAAGCACATTACGACAATGTCTTACCCATATGAAAAAACGACAAACATCGTTAGGAAGAATGCTCGATTGGGTCAGTCGATTACGGGAATCCTCCAGTGTTCGGAGGAGCAGATTTCATGGCTTGACGACACCTATACGAACTTGGAGAAGTTCGACGCTTCTTGGAGCGTTTCTAAGAGCCTTCCAAAGTCGGTGCGTCTCACCACGGTCCAACCGTCTGGGACCCTGAGCCTTCTTCCAGGCGTTACGCCAGGAATCCACCCCGCATACGCTAAGTACTACACGCGCCGTGTTCGATTCGGGTCTTCTGACCCACTTGTTGAGGCTTGCCGCAAGCGTGGCTACAAAGTGCAGTGGGATATTGGTATCGATGGCCGAGAAGACCACACGCGTTACGTGGTTGACTTCCCGTGCAAGTCTCCAGACAACGCAATCCTCGCTTCTGAGATGACCGCCGTTCAGCAGTTGGAGTGGGTGAAGAAAATGCAGACGATTTGGGCCGACAACGCCGTGTCGGTTACCGTTTACTACCGACTTGAGGAACTACCTGAAATCAAGGAATGGCTGTCCAAAAACTACGACAGTTCGGTGAAATCCGTGTCGTTCCTTTTGCATACCGACCACAATTTCCCGCTCCCCCCATACGAGGAGACAACAAAAGAGGAATACGAAAAGGCAGTATCAAAGATTGACATGTCGATTCCGCTTGTTCAGCGTTCTTTTGACGGCGAACTGACCATGGATGACTGCGCGACTGGCGCCTGCCCGATTAAGTAATATTTCGGTAGGCCCTCGTGGCGCAATGGATAGCGCAACTGACTTCTAATCAGTAGGTTCCAGGTTCGAGCCCTGGCGGGGGCGCGCTAGACTGTCTGGATGGAAGAATACTCGGAATCTTCAAAACTCTCCCTTTGGCCAATTGCGATATTCGAGGCTCGCTATCAGGGGACATACGAATTCGGCGCCAATTGGTTTGCGGTTGCTGAGTGTGATGCCGTTCCATTTGACGCACACGGCGACGACTCGGAATGCAATAACTGGTTTATTGAAAATAAAGAAAAGATTGGACTTGGCAAAACGCCAAACGAAGCCCTTTCAGACCTATATAGAAAAATACTTGGTTAGCGACTATCGCCGCTGCCACCAATTACGCCTCGCGTCTTTCGGTCAGATAATTTTTCGATGTTCATCATCGCCACTGTTTCTAGGGTTGTGTTAAGTTCCAGAGCAATCTGGGCGATGTACCAAAGGACATCACCAAGTTCTTTGCAAATCACCTGTTGCTCATGGATGCCGACAACAGACTCATTATCTCTAATGATTTTCTTTAATTTTCCTGCCACCTCGCCAGCCTCGGACGTCAATCCAAGAACTAGATACTCAAGAGCCTTGTCCTTTGGGTATACGGCAGTTGATTCTGTTGCTGCTTGATAATCGTTAAATCCGACCATGTTTACTCCCACATTTCCGGATTGGGGTGGCTCATATCCTTGCGCACCTTTATGGCCATTTTCAGCATTGAGAAAACGATAAAAGGCAGAAATACAAAGAATTTTGCCATAACCGTTATGTCGTCTTTAATTTTTTTCATAAGTGCCTAGTGACAAATGCTACCCCATAGTTCCACCATGGTGGGTGGGTTTTTGTCCATAATCTTTCCCTATGATTTTAGCACTAATCGCACTGACCATGTATGGGGCCCTGCATGTTGCCGTCAAGAGAGCAGTTGAGAATTATGACGGAGATTATGGGCAGATTAAGATTTAGTTCTTCTTTTTGCCTTTTATAGTCACTTTTTCCGAAGGGATTGCAGCCAGTCTGCAGTAGCCACCCGGCTCTATCTTTGCCGCAATAATCTTGCATACTTTTTCTGATTCGTAGTGTGCGCAGTGCTCACAGTAAATGCCCTTTGAGTAGTTGTCGTTGTTCTTCTTGTCAACGTAGCCAACCCAAATCCCGTTGCCATCATTGTCGGCTAATTTCCCGAACCTCCTGGCAATAACTTGCATTGCGGAAATGAATTCCTGTTCTGCTGGGGGGTAATACGGTGGCTTGGTGGAGGTGGGGTCAGCCATCTCCTGCATTTCGTGGGATTCAAATCGAACCCCCTTTATTTCGCCCTTATATTCAGCCCAAGTCTTGTTGTTCATCATCATTTTTTCCATTTCTTCCAGTTGAAATCATTAATCCAGCAAGTGTTCCAGTAATAAAAGTTGCCACGGATGATAGAACTCCAAAAAACATTTTGTCGTTCTCTGCTTGCGCGCCTATGGGCTGTGTTACGAATACAAGAGCATAGAGGACACCAACGGTGGTGATAGTGAGAACAGCAGCCAAAACACAACCGACAACAAACTTGAGTCGAGCGTCAATTTCGTCAGGGGTTAGGCGTTGTTTCATAGTTTTAGCCGTTCCATGGATGCGATTTTCAATATGTTCAAGTCAAGGTGTGCAGATGTCATGCCAAACTTCCTGCCCGCACGGTTGTGGTTTGCTGCAAACTGCCAAACGTCCCATGTCTTCCACCCCTTGACGGGTTGTGGGAGTTTTTGAGAATCAAATGCATAATCTGCCCACAAGGAGGGGTCTTTGGGTATTGGCTTATCCTTGAACTCGGCATCCGAGTAATACACATAGCGGGCAACCCACAGTGGACAATGGGAGATTCCAAATCTCATGTTTACATGTGCGTTCCAGAAAACTGCGTAAGTGTAAATCACCGGTGGTTTTCCCAGTGCATCGGTCGCCATCTTCACGCACATCCTGACAATTTGCTTCATAATCCTTGGCGTAACACCACCATGATGTTCAATGTCAATTTGAGGGACAAGTGTTGCGCCGTGCTTTTTGTGGTTATCCAAAACCATGCGCATCTGCTCAACGACATCTTCCTCTGGCTTGATATAAACATAAAGGCCAAAAGGTATGCCGTTTTTTCGGGCCCTACTGCAGTTTTGCTTCAGTAGTGCATCTTCCTTTAGCCCCACATTGCTTCGGACGTAGGCAAAATCTATACCCGCATCTTTTACCTTTTTCCAAGTTATGTTTCCTTGGTACTCAGAGACATCAATTCCTGTTGCGAAGTTTTCCGTCATGGGTCTATTGTTTCCTCTCTTGGGTCAAAACCCAAAAGTGTTTCCGTGCACATATTGTCAACTAGGCAGATTGGGGGGTTGCAGTAATCTTCTTCCCAATTTTCAGGGTCTTGACACTCGTATCTGTAGTAGCCGTCATATCCGCAGGAGGCGGACAGAATGACAAAAACAGATGCGAAAATTACCCTCTTCACCTTACTATTATAAAACACAAGGCCCGTGCCTTTCGGCAACGGGCCTTGAGCGTCCTAAGGTAGTAGGGCGAACTATTTGTCTGTAATCAGACAGTCTTCGGGGTCGCGGCGCCAGCAGTCGTGGTGCCATTCTCCTGGTAGGTGTTGGTGTTGGCTGCGGTGAGAACGCCACCATCGTGTCCGCCACGGCGGAAGGTGAGTGCGTACTCGTTGGTGCCTGCGCCGTCGAGGTTGTACTGGTCAACGACCAGGGTGACCACGAGGCCTGCGCCAGCAGTGCCAGAACCAATAGCGGTGACGTCGATTTCGAGGACTTCACCAGCGGCAAACGTCGTGTAGGCCTCAGTGGACGACATTGCAATTTCGTCCGTCGATGCACCAGCGGCAATCGAGAACGCACCCATGACGGTCGAACCCTTCTTCAGGTCGAACGTAAGAGCCGAACCTGCTGGGGCAGTCGTGACGGCGGCATGGCCACCTGCGACGCGACCCTTGAACGGCATCACGAACTTGACCGACGAGTCGGTCGTAAGCGTGCCCTCGATTTGGGCGGTGACTACTGATGGATATGGATATGCAGTTGGCTGACTTGCCATGATGAATTCCTCCTATGGAATTGTTGTTGACTACAACAGTAACACAACAACATTGGTCGTGTTGCAACTTTTTATTGCAACATCTCTACACATTAAAAAAAATCAATAAAACCTAGGGAAAAGTGCTCGTTTTTTTATTTAATAAATTTTGTTGACAGTGTTGAATTATGCTTTTTTAAATTCTGTCCAGGTCTTATCGCCGACGCCAAAATACTCTCGCGCATATCCTGCTTCGATTATGTCAGTGTTTAGACATGCAGTAATTGGGTCTTCAACGTTTTCTGAAGAATAAATTTTCGCAAGTATTCTTCCGTATTTATCGTTTTTATCTGGAATTGTATTAATAAAAACCCACTGGTGACGGTCAAGCCAGTCCTTGGTAAACGATTTTGCTTTTAGGCCCATTTGCTTTTCTGCCAAATCTTTTGTTCTCGATTCGGGGGTATTTACGCCAAACAAACGAACGCGAATCTTGTGGTGAATATTAAACCCAAGGTCAATCATCAAGTCGACGGTGTCACCATCAACTACGTTGAGAACTCGAGCACCGTACCAGAAGCGATTCATTTCTTCTTTTTCTTTGTATTTTCGTATCGCTCCAGCATTCTTCTGCCCTTTGCGGCCAGTGCTGCGGCGTCTTGTGCGTTCTTTGGTACGGGCTCACCCCACGCGGCAGCAGATAGTGCGAGCCTTGTCGGCCTCCCCTTATCATCCTGCATCGGTCCTGAGGGATTGGTGAAAAATCTGGTTAGGAAAGAACCCTTGCGTCTCATCTTTTCTGGCGTATTTGCAGCGCCCTTAACTCCGGGTTTTAGATTCGCACCTTCCTTTCTCTTGAAATGCGCCCTACCCGCAGCAGTCAATCCACCCTTTGGGTCTTTCAGTGGCTTCTTTGCGGCTTTTTGCTCAATGTCATCGGCAAAAAAAGACTTTTCTTGACCCTCTGGAACACAGTTTGGTACCATTTTCCCATTCTTGCCGGCTTTCATGCCGACCTGAATGTATCCATCCCAACATGGAGACGCCTTTTGCTCTATGTCGTCTTGCTCCCCGTCTTTTATTTTTAGTCGACGGCGCTTTTTTCTACGATTTGTGAGTGCTCTTCTAACAAAGGCAAATGCCGTATCAAAAAATACTTTTACCTCTTCTGCAGATTCCTCGTCTTTGTCTTCCGGAAACGTGGAATCGAATTCAACTTCATCCATATCGGATATGTACGACAAGACTTTTCTTTGATTGTCGTCAAGTTCCATGCCGTGCATGTAATATTCCTCATCGTCGTCTTCCGGGATGAATCCGTCACCCGCTGGGCGTTTGGTGCCCTTCTTGGGTTTTCCATCCATGTCAACACTGTGCGCCCTAGCAGCACCCATGACCTTAAGTCCGTCTGACTGCTCGTCTACAACAACGACAGCACGACCATACCTTTTGACCATTTCCTCAAGTGTCGTTGGCTCCTCATTTGTCATCGTCGTCATCCTCCTCGAGTTTCTTGTAATACTCATACACCTTGGGGTCCATAATTTTTGAAAAATCAAAATCTTTGTACTTTTCAATATCGTCAAGTTTTGGCAAATCCCATTTGGCTACTTCTTCCCAGTTCACCGGCTTTTTCCCCTGGCTGAGTTGATACCTATTGATGTCATCAACTTCATTTGGTGGCGGATTCTCCTTTAGCCAATCATTCCATTTGTCCGCAAATTGCGCCTTCTTGTCCTTGTCGGAAAAGTCCTTAATGCTTTCGGTTATTTCACGGGCCGCATCGCGCGCTTTGTCATCCCACGCTGCGATAATGGCCCATGCATCCTTAGGAATGTTTCCCCAATACCAATTGACGAGTCTCTGTGTTTCCTTTGGGCTCATCCCGTGAAGTTGCATCTTTAACGCCTTTTCTTTTTTGATGATTTGGGTGTCATGCCGTACATTGCGACCATCCACTTTTCAAAACTTTCCGGTTTTGCTTTTGTATTAAGCGCAAAACGGCCAAATTCGCTCTTGAAATCGTTATTTTTGGCCATAAACAATAATACCTTCGGGTTACTCCCCATCAAGCATAAGTTCGCCCATTATGGACTCTAATTCGTCCTTATTTTCGTCCAGCGAGAAATAAAACATTAGGGCAAGTCGCGCATCTTCTGGGTTTTCTTCCTCGTCAGCGAGGAGTGACGCCACCAGTTTCGCTTTGCGTAGTTGTTCTGGGTTCACCTCAAGAAAACTCTCTCGCATCGCGTTTCGCTCTTCTTGTGTAAACGATGGCATCTGCATAGTCATCAGTATAAAGCAGAACCCCCGCCCCCGCCGTATGTTTCACGGCGGGTAGCGGGGGCGCTACTTAATTGGCTGTCCTATCAGGCAGGGGCCTGGTCGAACGAGACACGCACGAACGACTCTGGACGCTTGACGGCCAGCGCAAGGCGCTGTTCGGCAAGAATCACAATGGCGTTGCGGATGAAGAAGTCCGCGTGCTGCTCGCTGACTCGGATGCTGGCCTGCTCGCGGTCGTACAACTGCGCGCCTTGGCCGAACGAACCGACAAGGGCAGTGCCCTCTGGCATTGCGACGCTCTCAATAAGCGGCGTGCGCCAGACGCGCGGCTCGCCACCCAGCGCAACCGAAGTTGCGATGAGGTACTGGCCGTTTGCATCCTTGGTCAGTTCAATCTGCTCCCAGTCATTCGGGTGAAGAACAACGCCAGATGGCTCGTAGTAGGCGAGCATCGAGAGGGTCAACGCGCGACGAATTGCATCCGCACGCGAGTCCTTCTTGTTGTTCTGCGCATCGGTTGCGCCCGACGACCAGTTGTAGGTCTGGATGCCAGGGGTCTTGAGGATGCCGAGCAGGTTCTCACCAGTGCCGTCACCCAGAAGAATCTGAGCATCTTCCTGCAGACGCAAGCCGTACATCAGTTCGTTGTCGATGATGCCGCGCAACTGTGGCTCGTCGGCCAGAACGTTGCGGTGCGCCGCCTCCCAGTGTGCAAGCGTCTTGACGGACGTTTGCGCACCTTCGAACGACATGCTCGACTGTGGCTTGATGCCGAACTGGTTGCCAACACGCTCAGCAACTGCTGCGGCGTTGTTGGTGAAGCCGGTCATGCGGAAGTACTCGATGACGGTCGAGGACGTCGAACGCGCTGGGAAGAGGTCACGGACTCTCTTGGTGCGCTTCGGCGGAACAATCATCGGGTCACGCTGCACGGTGCCGAACACTGCGTTGGCGTTGTTGCCCAAGTTGCCGGTCGGGAGCGTGGTGTACACGTCCTTGACCTGAATGCCACCGTTGTACTGGAACGGAGCAGCCATGTTCGCGCCGTTGCGGCCATTGGCCAACGACTTGAACTCGGCTGAGGCAAGGAACGCCTCACCGATGCTGCGGGTTTCCGCTTGGTTGAACGTCTGAGCCTGTGCGGCGGCTGCTTGAGCAACCGACTCCTTGGCCTGTGCGCCACCCCACGACTCGACTTCACTCATTGCCTCAAGGCCGCTGATGAGCGACTTGATTTCGCGAATGTCGGCCATGTTCTTGTCGAACGCGGTCTTCTGCGCAGTCGAAACGACGACAACGCCTTCCTCGACGCGGAACGAATCGGCAATTGCCTTATTCTCCGCCATCTTCGAGCGAAGTGCGCCTTGCAGTTCGCTCAATCTGTTGGTGTCTTCTGTAGACATGTTGATTTTTACTTTCTTGTGAGTTATGGACTTGTTGCTTGGCTCAGGTAAGCACCCAGCCCTTAGGTATCTAAGATACAGAAAATATTGTTTCTGTAGTGGAACTACCAATAAAACTTGGCAAACGAATGTATGTAAATAGACGTCTTATTTTTCTGGAAAACGTCTCTTGAACCATGCGAGGTTTGCGTCGCCACCCCTGTGCCCGCCAGATTGTTCTGACCACTTCTTAAATGCCGGCTCGTCTATTGCTCTAAACACACCATTTTCTATTTTTGCGATGACTCTTGGCGCAGCACCTTTGGGTACATCCATATCCCAGATATACATATCTTGAACTTCGCCCCTTTGGATGTGGTCGGCAAGCCATCCATAAAATTGCTGACCCTTTATTCTTATTTGGCTTTCGGGAAGTTGCCGCTTACCTTCTGCATTCCGTTTTCTGAGTCTTTTTTCTGCTTCGTCAAATGAGAGATAGGGGATATGTAGGACCTTTTTGTAGGCGGGGTCGCTTGTTGTTTTGTACTCAAATAATCTGTATCCGGTCCCTTCAGTGACGATGTCCATCCCTTCATTTGCGGCATTGTTAACAGTTCTTGTGGCGGAATATGCGGATTCTCTATGAACTGCCATTGAACCAGCGCCGCCGTTGTACCCCTCAATTCCCTGCTTTATGAAGTCTGGGTCAACATGGGCTGACTCGCTATCCCCGGGGATTATTCCTTGTTCAACTAGATACTTTCTTAATGTTGTTTTGCCAACAGCGCCCGGTCCGACAACGTGATAGTGGGTTCTTTCACCTGGTTTTTTGTTTCTCTTATCCTGTCTTACTCTGTCAAGAATAATTTTTGCCATTCTTTTTGCGCCGACATTTTCAAATGGATTTGCTTCAGTTGTTGAGCGCAAACCCCTGTTTTCCGGGCCATACTGCGTGTAGAACCTAAGCAATCTTTTCCATTCGGAATCTTTCAGGTCACCGTCTCTCTTGTATTGCTGAGCAAGAGAGTATGGAACGTTGAATGATGGGCGCGAATTTGCCCAGTCGACTATGTGGGTTTTTTGATTTTGGGCCCATTCGGATGAGTTTGTGCGCGCCATTTCGGACAATGTCATTGACGCAAGGCCAGTTGTCCTGCTGGCCAAAGAACCTCTTTTTGCCGCAGCGATATCAACATCTCTCGTTGCCGTGTCAACTGGAGTTCCTGCATCTCCAGTCATTAACAAATTTATTTCTTCCTGGGTAAATCCAATTGATTTGAGTTTTTCAATGGTTTTATCAAGAGTTTCTTTTCTTCTATCACCTTGTTTTAGAATGTTTCCGCGCGAATCCCTTGGGATTTGACCAGGTCTGTTAATTGGGTCGGAACTAGTCGATGACGCAAGACCATCATTTTTATCGATTTCATCTTCGTTTCTTTTTATGGCGGCATTAAGTATTTGTCTTGCCCGCTCCTTGCTTACTCCAATTTCGTCCGCTATCTCTTGTTGCGTTTTACCATTTCTTCGCATCTCAAGAACTTGCCTGTCCCTATCGTTTAGGTCGCGGCGTTTTGCGTTCACAACAGAGCGTTGGTCTGGCTTTCCAGTTCTTTTTGCTATTCGAATAGGTTTTTCGGGTTTTGGTTGTTTGTCGGCATCAAGCCATGATTCTCCCCAAATCAACGCTGGGTGAAGGCCAAGTGCGGACATTGTCAACCTGTCGGCATCGAACGCATCTATTGATGCATCCGGCTCGTGCATTGCGTCTATGACGTCTCTGGTCACTCCGAGGACTCGAGCCTGTTCGTCTCTGTTTTTTCTAATTCTCAATCTGTCGTAGTTAAGCAGTTCACTTGCTTTCAATGGTCCACCTTTTCCGATTTTTGCAGGTTTCATCCATCTATTGTCGGTTGGTGAAACCCATGAAGGCTTTTCCATTTCTGGTCGCTCCCCGGTTGAACTGGCCAATCTTGGCGCCCTCATTTCCCGCCATGTGCCGTCAAAAATAAAGCCATCCCCATCCATATCTCGGCGTTCGAGTGGATTTAAAACTCCTTCAATTTTTTCAACTGAGCGCCTTAATCTTCTGCTCAATGAGTTTCCAGAAGCGGCTCTACCTATCGCCCTACCAATTCCTTTTGTTTCGTTTAATTCATCAAATAATGATTTCTTTCTAATTTTGTTCCGTCTGTTGTTATTTGCCATTTCGCGACGCAATATTGTTCTAATCATTCTCCGTTGTGCTTCTCGTTGATTTCTTCTTCCAAGAAACGTTGTTCCGGCAAGACGTGAATAATCAGAATTGTTTGTGCATGGCATCCATATAGTTCGACCAGTTGACGATGGCATTCTTCGTACGCCGATGCAGCCAAGCATTCTTGAGCGTTTGCGCGCCGACTCAATGTCAGTAAATACGTCTGGGTCGTTATCTCTTGGAGATACTCCGGGAATATAGGACTTGTTGCCAAGGGTTACGTTTGGAAAGGCAACGATTGGGGCAGAAACTATTCCCCCACCCTCAAGCGTCGCAAAACCAAGCGGTTTTCTTTCTTTTAGTTTTTCCCAACCGCGATTTCTTTTCTTTTTACCCTTTGCCTTGCGCTTTGTATAATTTTCGGTGAGGGCTTCAAAACCTGTCTTTTTTTGGGGTTCCGCTTCATTGGAAATTCTTTCAAGTTCTTCGTGTGTTTCGCACGGCATCCATTTGCCGTCTTTTTTGTGTGCCCCAGAACACCCAATCCATTGAGCAGCACGAAGTGCAAAAACCTTTGAGTTCGTATCTTCTTCTGCCGCCATGGGCAACCTACTTCATTTTGTAAGCCTTGAGGGCGGGAATGTTATTCCCCGGGTGTCGCTTTGCATACAAGCGAGCCTCCTCAATATCATCTTTGAATTCATCAAAAACTTTAGTAAAACACTTTGCCATAACCGAAGGGTCAACGTCGTAGTAGTCGACGCCAGCGGTTTCCTCATTCATTCCTTTGATTGCGTCTTTCACTGCTTCCTGAAGTTGCAATCCTCTTTCGGTTAGGTCCGGAAATCCCCATTTGGGGTTCAATCCGTCATAATCTTCATCGCCACTTCCATCGTCTATCTCTGAAAAGGGAGGATACTCAATAAGTTGGTGCAATTCGCGCTCCATCTTCTCCATTTTTGCTTCTGCGGCTTTATATGCCTCGTAATCTCTCTTTTTTTCCATATTTTCCTCACCCATATCGTTTCACAATATCGTCGCGGCGAGCAATGAGTGTATCAGCAAGAACTTTTGCACGTGCAGGGTCAGAAACTATCGCAGATACAGTTTTTCTAATTTGGTCATCTGTTACTGTTCCTAATTTTTGAGCCTGCTTCTTTAGTTCATTTGCATCCATTGCGGTAAAGTCAATATTTCCTCTTTTTTGTAGAGATGTCATTTCGCCTACACTATTTCCAAAAGAAACGCTTCCTCCGCTCCCCTTTTTGGCGCCTTGCGCCCTGTAGTCGAGGGAGCCGCCAACGTCAAGTCTGACCGCCCTGCCGTTGTTGTCGATTTTAATGTTGTCATTTAGTGGGGCGTCCCAGTTGGCCAACCAAGCGTCAACAACAAAACCGTCTCTAGCGGCGTTATTGTCACCAGCGCCTTGTGGCATTCTTGATTGAATCATTCTGGACAACATGACAGGGTCGCCATTGTTTGTTCCCATTTGAAGGTCAGCAACCGGAACTCCGGCAAGTTCGTACAGTTTTCCGGCAAGAACCTCGGTCTCCATTCTCTCGCGTGCCTGTTGCGTTGTTTCGCCAGCCTTCTTTAGTTTTGTGTAATAGGTGGTTCCATTTGGGTCAGTAAGAAGAGTTGCTGGATTTGAGCCAACTGACTGGGGTCTTCCTTGCTTCCATGAGTCAGTGTTTACTGCGCTCTTTGAAACTGGCGTTACGTTTTGTGGTGTTGGTGCTGGGGAATCGGGTGCCGATGAGCCAGAGTCACCGCCATCTGAGCCAGGACGTCTTGTCGACAGGCGTCTTCTCTTGCCGCCAACAAGAACTCTTCTTCGGTCCTCAATTGCTGCACCCTCGCGGCTTCTATCTGGTCTTGTCTTCCAGTTTCTCCAAATGTTTCCAACGGAGCCACCATTCTCCTGTTTTGCGAGGCCCTCTGCCTCGTCGCTGGTTAGCGGCCTGAGCACAGCGGCAACATTTGCTCTGTTGTGCAACAAGAATGGCGAACCTGTTCCAGTGTTATCGTTCGTGTCAATTCCGTCAACACCGATAAGTGGCGCAAAGTAGCCGACATCCTTTTGTCTTGTGAAACTTTGCAGGTAGTCAAATGCTCCCAAAATTTCTTTCTTCTCTTTTGTTGCCTCATCAGATGCTGGCATCTTGTCAAGTTCTTCAAGTCTTTGCACGAGTTGGCTCACAATCTGACCACTTCTCGATGTTTCTGCATCAAGATTTGGCAACGCCTTTCTGTAAGCCTCAGCCAGTTCTCCAGGTGAGAGTGCAGCAGCGGCATCACGCCCACCGAGTGCTTTGGTCGCATCAACCGCACGGGAAGTCAAATCGCGCATCTTGTCTCGTTCGCGGGTAAGTTCGCCAACACTGACAATGTCGGCACTTGGTGGAATGAGGGCAAGAATGGTGTGTCTTTGGTCCCCGGTTCCTCTATATCCGCTCCAGTTGCTTCCCGGGAATGCAAAATATTCGCCAACGCCGTATGCCCTCATGCCTTGGCCCGGAATGAATCGCAGTTCTTCCTTGTTCGTCAAAAACTGTTCAACATAAGACTCGCTGTTTACCTCTTCACTACCAGTTCCACGAATCACTGGCTGCCAGCCAGCGGCAACCAGTTTTCGCGCTTCATCTTCGGTGATTAGTGTTGGTTCTCCAGACATTCCACTGTTCACCCACAGGTCTGCAAGCAATTGGTCAAACACTTTTCTCTTTGCGTCGTCATCGCCAACATTCTTTGCTCTGTTGTACTCTCCGCCAAGTTTGGAAAGCATCGATACATAGCGTGGTGTTATTGTGACTTTGCCATCGTTATCAATTGTTACCGCTCCAACCTCAGCCTTTGCCTTGCTCATGTCCCTTGAGAGTCCGTCGGCATCTCTTGACTTTCTGAATTTCGAAACCATTGTTCTCTTCAGGGCGCGAGCACGCAGGCGTGCTCTCTTTAGTTCAAGTTCGGGGTCTCCCGATGTAAGGATTCTTCCCTTTCTGAAAGCACCCTGTCTTCTCAGTGCTCGCTGTCGTGCTCGTGCGGCACGCCTTTCATTGACGCGCAGCAGTCTGCGGCCAATGGAGAGTTTTTTGGCTTTGCCAAGGTCGACATCGCTGAGTTCCTCGACGCTTTGCGCCTTTGATAGGCCGCCCGCCTGGCCAGCGATTGAGGAATCGCCCATTTTGAATTTTCCGGTTGCGGTGGTTCCAACTTTTTTGTGAATTGCGGCCCTTGTTCCGGTATGGAAATGTTCAAGCGCCGAAAAATCACCCTCTTCTTCCATGTTCAGAATTGTGAGAAGGTCGTCAAGGTCTCTCGCTGCACGCGAATAGGCCTCCGTCATTATCGGCCTTCCATCTTTATCAGTTTTGACTGTTCCGTCATCATTGAGTTTGTATTTCTTAATTCGACCTTTAGCAACGGCATCATCAAGAACCACAAGAAGGTCTTGAACGTCATTTTTGTTTAGTGGGTCGTCCTTGGGTCTTCCCTCGTATGTGCCGCCGGCTTGACCCTTGGCACGCTTCTTTACTGCGCGCAGTGTCTCTTTGTCGCTTCCTTGCTCGGCTTTTTGCCACCAACCCTTAAATGATTTTGTCTTGAGTCTGTCCTCGATGACTTTCCTTTGTGCTGCAATCGCTTCTTTTGCTTGAGACTTTTGTTCGTCGGACATCGACTCCCAAAGTTCTCCGTCACCATCTTTTTTGGTTTTTCCAAAATTGTCGACCATATCAATAATGAGACGACTGCGCCTCTTTGGTTTGGCATCTTTCTTTGGTGCTTCAGTGCGAGCGTCAGTGCCAGTTGTTGATGCAAGTCCCCTTGGCCTGCTCGCTCTTTCTGTTGTGACCATAGCCATTCTTGTTGACAGCGGTTGTTCAACTGGCCTTCTTGTTGAGCGGCCTGTTGTTCTGGATGCCAAAGCGGATTGTGAAATCCGCTTCTCCATATCCATTACGCCTATTCTCTCGTCTTCACTGAGCCCCCTGTCTGGCGTCCTGGCAAGTTTTAGGGCATTAAGAGCCTTTTGTTTTTCGTCAGGGGTAAGTCTTTCACCGCGATTGACTTTTTCGATTGCTTTAATTGCATCGTCGATATCTGCACCATCATCTTCGGTGCTCGACTTGAGACCTGAAATTTGCTTTTCCAACGCCATGATGGTGTCGCGCTCATCCTCGCTAAGATTCTTATCCGGCGAACGCATCAATTTAAGAGATGCAAGAGCCCTCTTTCTTTCTTCTGGTGTTGGCATTTGTCCACGCCTAATTTTATTGATTGCGTTTATGGCGTCTTCGGTATCGCTCTTTCCGCCAACCTGCTCAATCAAATCGTCAAGACGCGCATCATCGCTAAAGTCGGCATTATTATTTTTAACATCGTTGAGTGACTCCAACAAACTTGAACGCTCATCATCGGTTAAGTCAGCGCCAGAGCGGAATTTCTTTAGATTGGCTTCAAAATCTGGTTCATTTGCGCCGCGCGCTGAATCGATTAGTTCATTGACTATCGAGCCACGCTTATTTGTGTCGGTGGAAGATGCAAGTCCACGTGATGGGCGCTTTTGCCCGCTCCCTCTGTAGACCATCGCAGGCCTTTGCTCAGCAAAATCATCCCAAGAACTGAGTAGGTCTGAGTTAATTAGTGGCTTATAAGAGGGTTTGTCTTCTCTTTGTGGCCTGTAAGAGGGTTTGTCTTCTTTATCCAAATTGTCCTTGAGCCGTCTCAAAACATCTGGCAAAGCATCTAATGGCAAATAGGTAAGCGGCTTTTGGGAATCACTTTTTGGCTTTTTCTTGGAACGATTGTATTCTTTCCTTGCCTCATTTGGACTTTCGTAACCCCTGTCCTTTAAGGCTTTGATTACCTTAAGGCGTTCTTGTCTAGATTCGCGAAGAAATTTTTCAGCGCGGTCACGGTCGCGGTACCAATCGTTCAGCGACTTTGGGAAAGGCCCGTCACCATCCAGCCACTTTTGTAATTGCTTAATTATCTTGTTGTGGTGACCTAGACGGCCAAAAAGGTCATCCGTTTCAAAATCATCGAAGACGTTAACAAAACTCCCATCGCTGTTTCTTTGTGGATTTGATGGCTTTGGCTTTAGGGAAGAAGTGGATGATGACAGACCACGAGACTCTCTCTGTTGCTCAATGTACGCATCTTCTGCCATATCATCTGCGACACCCTGCAATTGTTCACGTTCTTTTTCTCTTCTTGATTCAATGTATGCGTCTTCTCGCGAGTCGTCATCATCCGGCCCAGAAGTCCGAGACGCGAGGCCGCCACGGTCATCACCCTTTTTAACATCGTTAATTAGTTTTTCGAGTCTCTTGTCGCCGCTGAAATCATCATTATTCTTCTGGGTGTTTCTTAAATCTTCGAGCAAGTTTGCTCGTTCTTGCGGGGTTAGTTTTCTGTTATCTCTAACTTTCTTAAGATTCTTTTCCAGTTCTCGCTCGTTGGCACCATCTGCAGCAGTAAGCAAATCATCTATGATGTCGCCTCCATCGCCGAGGGAGTTAACTTCGTCGATAAGGTCATCAAGACGTGAATCGCCATCAAAATCTTCATTATTTTTCTTAATATTGTCCAATGATTCGAGAAGGCCGGAACGCTCTTCTGAATTTAGCGTCATTCCCCGTCGTACCTTGTTGAGGCCTCGTGCAAGTTCTGGCTCGTTCGCCCCACCAGCAGAATCAAGAATTTCGTCTATAACGCTTCCGGTTCTTGATTTTCTCCCTCTGCCGTCCATGTATAGGCCACGAGATTTTGCGTCCTTCAATTTGCCCAGCGAATACGCCATAACCGCTTCAATCGCGGTTGCAAAATTGGAATTTTTGTCATCTGGGTCAAACGCCCTGATAACGGCGCTTGCGTCGGCGTCTCTGTTTAGCCAAACATCATCAATGAACTTTGCTAATTCGCTTATGGCATCTGCATTGAATCTGCCCTCGTTTGGAGAGAGTGAATCGGCAACGTCGTTTACAATTTTTGTCCACGTCTTCAGTTTTGATTTATTTTTTTCATCGGACATTGACGGAGAATTTATGGCCTGGTCAATTCGAGCGCCAATATTTGATATGAGCCTCGGGAATCCGGTCATATCCGTTCTGTCTGTGCCAAAGACTTTGCTTATTGCCTCATCCCATGCACCATAACCACGGTCTTCAGAATTTTTGGTCATATCACCGAGAATGTCGGCGGCTCGTTCCATCGTCATTTTTGTGGAAGATTTACTTCCCTTATTCGGTTCAACAAATGAAGTTCTGTTAACAACTTTTGGTTTCTTCGATGAAGGTGTTTTGTCAGTCGATGACATTAATCCCATCGGGCGACTTGGCTTCTTGTTCTGCTCGTTTTCTAGCGCGGTGATTAACGGGTCTGGCTTGTCATCAAAACCAGCCTTTCTGACTCTTTCGTATGGAACATCAGTAAATTTTTCGACACGACCATCTCTGTACCTGACGGTAAAATCCCCATTTTGTGGGTCATATGTCATTTCTCTTGCAAGGCGAGAATTCTTCGGGTCCATTCTCATCAGTCGTGCAGTTGCGACACGTGGCGGGTTTGGACCGTCTCCACCTCCAGCCGCTGCAGTTTGGGTAATATTTCTCGGGCGCTGTCGCTCACCTTGAGTGCTGCTCAATAGCGCATACCCGCCCCTATCGTCGTTACTTCGACTCGGAAGCGGAACAACCCTCCCAGCCCCCTCCCTGTTGCGGCGAGCCAATCCCCCACTGAAGTTTTCGGGCTTATTCACAAATCTGGTTGGGTCTGGCATTTCTCGCCAGGTGCCGTCAAAAATCATTCCATCGCCGTCGACGTCTCTTCTCTTTCTTGGGTCAAGAACTCCAGCAATTACCCGCGAAGCGGCACCGCGAGTGCGTCTGTTTGGGGTAATTCCGCGAACAGCAGCGCTGCCGGCGCGACCAATTGTATAGCCAAGTCTTCCCTTTGCAAAGAACTCAACTACCTCTTTTGTGTTTACGCCAACGCTGTCGCGCTTGGTAAGTTTGACCTTTTCGGTTTCAAATACTTGGTCATTAATAGATTTGACAACTCTTTCGCCAAACTTTCTTTCTGCTCCACGCGACATCTTTGACTGGATATTGTTTCTCTCTGCAAATTGCGAAGCCCTGTTTGGTTTTGCGTTAAATTGTTTTGTTTTGGGGTTGAATGCAAGTTCATTATTTCTTACCTTAAAAGCAATCTCGCTTCGCGCAATAGAGTGCTTAAAATGTTTTGCCTTATAGGCAACAGAAGTTTTCTTGTTGGTTGACCCAATCAAAATACGGCTGTTTGTTACGGAAGGGAATTTGGAAGCATTTGGAAACTTTTCTGATTCCACCAGCACCATGCTTGATTCCGATTTGAGCAATCCGGACCCAGCAGCAACAGCGTCTTTTGTATTGATGACAATTTTATTCATCATCTCTTCGGAGAGAGACTTAAATTCGCTGACAGAAATTCCCACTGGAAGGTCTTTTAGCCCGCCGTTATTCTCATTGGCCCATTTTGACCATTCAATGCCCTTGTCGCTCCATCCGTAAAAGGAGTATCCGTTTTCTGACTTGACAACAATTCCAAAGTTAATTCCTTTTGAAATGTTTTTGAGTAATGCGTACTTTTTCATTTCTTACCAGAAACTATCTCGTTGAATACTTCATTTTGGGTTACCAATTGATTCAATCTCTGCTCGTAAAGTTTTTGCAGAATATTTAGGTGTATCTTTTCGCCATCGGTAAGTTTTCCGTCGTTGTAAAGTTTTGACTTAAAGTTAGAAAAGTTAAACTCTCTGGCGCGTTGAATAAGTGTAGCAATAAATTTAAGTTGCTGGGCGCGCTGGCTTTCCCTCAGTTCCCTAAAGTACTGGGCGTACAACTGGCTTTGTGTTGGCGAAAACAAATCAGTTAAAGATTGCTCTGTTCTTTCGCGGATTGATATTTTTGACAACTCAACCAAACCCGCGCCATCATTAACCATCGGAACAATTTTTTGTCGATTATTTGAGTCGACTATCTCAACAGAACCAGGATTTCTGTTCTGTACATCGGTTAAAACGTCTGCAATCATAAGTCTCGAAACTTCTTGCCAGGGTGAACTTCTAAATGTTGCATCGTCGTTTACTTTTCCGCCTTTTAGTGCAATTTCTGGACTTTCAACCAAATACCTTCGTGAATCGCCAATTCCAATGAAAGATATTGCCGGTGACTCAAGGCCAAGATGTTGCTGAACTTCTGAGGCAAATCTTTGCCCCAAGGCTTCGTACTTGGAGGGCTTCACATTCTCTATGTACTTATCCCCATTGGGCAATGTCATCATGAAGCGAGAGTCAGAAATTCTGTCCCTCTTGATTCCGTTCGCTTTTGCGAGTGCTTGCTGCAATATCTCTGGCGATATTTGAGACAACGAACCTCCACGAGCAATATGGGCAACTGCATCGGCGACAGTGGTGATTTTCCCGCCGATTTCTTGTGCCGCTTGTGGAGTTGGTGCCGCCTCCTCCGCTGCCGGAACGTCAACTTCTTCGGTATTTCTCGGTTTAATATTTCTCTTCGCAAAAGCCATGCTGGCCCAACGTTGACGTCCATCTTTGCCTATTTCATTCGGGTTCTTTATTCCAACAAATTTTTCCGAATAACCAATTCCATCGCCAGTTTCCATGGCGACCATCTTTAAGCGTGACGCCGGGTCCTTTGAGTTGCTGGATTCAATTGCAGAGTTAACGGTTCGTCCAAGTTTTCTTCTTTCACCAACCGTAAGCGGGCGACGCTTCTCAAGAGTCAATTCACTACCGCCAGGGAGAATGTACTTAAGACTTTGAACACCAGTATTTGACAATAGGCCAAGTTCATCTTTGCCAATCAGGTCAGGACTAGAGACGCTCATCATGTATGTGGCGCCTTCCATATCCCTGTTGTCTGGGATTGTTCGCAAAACAGACGGCGGAACGACAGGCTCAAGAACAAACCCGTCTCTTCTCACCATTCTCGATGTCGCTTGGTCAACTGCGCCAAGTGGTTTTACGAGTTTTTGAATTTCTGCGCGTGCTCTTGCTGGGTTAGAAAGTGAAACTCTTGGAATTTGCGGTGCCCTACTAGAAACGTTGCCTTCTGGGTAATTGCCAGCGCCAAGAACAGTTCCCGTTGTTGTTGCGCTTGGAGTTTCCTGTCTAATAATCCTTCTTATTAGGCCTATTGCGGCACCCAATGGTCCTGGCAATGCAAATAATTTTTGACCACACGTAGAAAATCTATTATCGGTAAATCTTCCGCCGTATTGATATCCCTCTGGACACCTAGAGTAACCATCACCACCACGACCACGCCCTGGAATTCCAGGGATTCCTGGCGTTATCGCTCTTGTGAGCGCAGACCTAATTGGACTTCTGACTACGCTTAGGTTTCCGGGCGTTATCGCGGAACCGACTGCCTGCGCACCTTGCAGCAATCGACTATTTGAAGCGACTGTGCCGATTCTCTTGAACTCCATGTCCCTGCCACGTCCAGAGCGTTTGATGAGGGCCTTATAGGAAATTAGTTCCTGCCTGGTTGCGGCAAAATGCTTCATTATTTTTGTTGGTGCATTTCCATTAGAAGCAAACACAACTCGAGTCTTTTTTATTTCTGTGTCAGGGCAGCACAAACTCTTAGTGACAATTGACTTAATTTCAGAAACTACGAGTTTGTTTTGCATATTATCCGCAACACTTCATTCCGATGTATTGTGCTTTTACTGGCATTCCGGCAGCATCCTCGCCCTCTATCTCCCAATTGTCATCATTACGCAGGTATTTTACGAATTCTGATTCTGCATCCATGAATTCCATGAGGACCTTATCAGCGTACTCCATGTCGCCAGCGGTCAAAAGATTTACCTCTTCTGATTTTTCCCGCCATATATCCTCTGAAAAAAATTCATCTTTATTTTCTAATTGCTCTGCTGTTTTTCCGAGTGGCTTTGCGGAACCAACACTTCTTGCGAGTTTCTTGGGGGCCCTAATTGCACGGCTAAGTCGCTCACCGAATTCAGAATTGGTCCAATTTCTTTTCTTGAGTTTTCCCTTGCAATTCTTCATACCCGGATGGTGGCATCCCTCATTTGGCCATAGGCCAGTTGTTTCATGGTGTAGCCATGCGCAAATATTATTAAGCGGGTAGAGTTCTGGGTGGTTGGCCAAGATAACACGACACCTTCTGAATCCACCCGGCTTTCGCATTATCGGGCGCCAGTATCTTAAAAGTCTTTCTAGATTTCCTCGACGCGGACCATACCCACGAAGAATGTCACCAGTGATTCTTTCTTGCGGGAGGTCAAAAATAACATCCTGCGGCGCTTTGAAATCAAACTCGTTCACTTCTTTTTCTTTCGTTTTTTGGTTTTAAATTGCCTATTTGGGTTATCTATCCAATGCGAAATCATTTTCTGCGACCAATTCCCAGTGTTTTTGGCCAGTTTGAAATCCATTGCCCTATTTTCGTAATCAAGTGACTTTGGTATACGGCGCAAAATATCTTTGTTGACTATGGCGCCATCCAGCAAATTATCACTTATCGGCAAAGATTTGCTTACAAAAACAGAATACCAGTGAACTCCCGTTTTGGATTGATGTCCGTCCCAAAGGTAGTCGTGGAAGACCGTTCCCTTAATTTTGTGCATAGATGGATTGTCGTCAACATATTGCCAAAAATTAACAACTTCTGTGTCTCCAACAATATTTTTAACAATTCCATCTGATTCCTGGCTATTCGAGTCGACCACAAAATAAACCCTGTTGTTTCCTTTTTTCCCGACAAGTATTGATTTCATGGTCACACAAGTTCTTCGTTCTTTTTTTCATTGCGTCGCATTCTGCGCGCGCGCCTACGAGCAATTTTACCAGACTCATTGTTACCCTTTTGGGCAACACGTGCAAGCGGCATTAAGGCGTATAGGACGGCAAAAGGCGGTAAATCCTCCAAGGATATGCCGTCGTCTTTTTTCTTTGGTTTTTTGGCGCTCTTTATTCCATCACCAAGTTTTTCCAAAAGCGGCCTAACGATTGTGGCCATTGCTTCTCTGAATTGTGTGATTTTGTCATTTCCCTCAATTGCCACATCTACTGATTCACTTCCAGAAAACAAAAACCAAGCCATAAAGGCTTCAGCCATTCTTTCTTTCTCGTTTGTTTTCCCGTATTGTGATACAGATGGTGCAGTTCGCCAATCAACACCACGAGAAACATCTTCGCCTGACATTGCGGCCGAACTCGAACTAAAAAACATCTCTTCGTGAAACCCTTTGCCGCCGCCATATGTTTCTGAAAAACCACCCCGAGACTCTATGTCTCTTCTATCCCTGGCCTGCGAATCGAAGAAATGACCCAATTCATGAATTGTTATCGCATATGCAAGTCTTTGTCTAACTTCATCTTCCAATTTTTCCTTTGCGGCTTTTCCAGATAATTCGCCATATTTAAAATCAGGGTCATTGGCTACATCATCAAAGTCAGTCCTATCAGGTATGCCAAATTGTGCAAATAAGTTAGCCATGCTCCAAGTGTCTGTCAGTTCGGTAGAACCAGTCGTAAATTTTTCTCTTCTAACTCTGCTCCCCTTGCCGTAAATATACTTCAGTTCAGCACTTTGTAGTGCTTCTCCGTTGAGAATTATATTATATTTTTGGCCTTGTATTCCGGGAATAAATTTTGCCCAGCCGCCCCATTTCTGCCTACGCACTATTGCACCGCGGGTGCCAACATCAAAATCGAATGTAGAACTATACTGCGCTTGAGTTGATATTTCTAAATTGTCTTTTCCAATCAATTTTTTTAAATTTGGAATTTGACTTAGCGCATCATCAATTGCCTGCAGTACACCTGCAGTCGGACCGTCAATGTCAGAAAAGGATTTAGGCCCAGTTCGCATCTTTACATTTATTCCATATTTATCTTTAAAATATTTTTTAGCAGCGCGCTTACTTCCGCCAAACCTCACATTTGCTTCTGATGGGTCAATCATTCTTGGCATACCCTTGTCGTCTCTGCCGCCTGCTTCGAATTGTGGACCTTGAGTGATTTTTTGGTCTGTTGTTCTACTTGCAAGGCCATTAGATTGATTAATCCAATTCGTTTTTTCTGTTTCAAATATCTCTATGTCATTTTTAAATTTTTCTTCTGAGGCGCGCACGTAGTTGTCGCGTTTTGTCTTATCAAAGACATCTGGCGACCATCGTTTTTCTATTGCCCTATCAATTAGTGTTTGAAGAGATTTCGCAGTTGCCTCAGCATCATTGCTTGCGTCGTGATGGTCGGATTCATCAAGTTTTACGTCAAGATACTTAGTTATGTCGGCAAGTGAGTTGGACGGAACATTTTTCTTTTTCTTTTTGTCAAACCTAAATGGACCATCCGGATTTTCCTCGCTCCACCTGGGGAGGGTCATTGCCGCAACATCTTTAAGGTCAATCCAGCCGTCTGGGCTCCAATCAATGCCGTTTTCGCGCAATGCATCATCAAGGACGTCTTTATCAAAGGCTGCATTCTGAACACCCATGATTGCGTTTGGTCCTGCCCATTTAGCAAATTGCTTATGAGCATCAGCCACAGAAGGCTTGTCAGCCAAAAAATCATCTGAAAGCAGGTTGCCAGCGCCGTCTTTCAGTGTTTTCTTTGACCAATCTTCCCATTCGTCTCTCTTCATTCCTGGGTTAACAAATGTGGAAAAACGGTCAACAACCTTGCCGTTTTTTACCTTTACTCCGCCTATTTGTACAACATTGCCGTTTCCGTTGGAGAAATTCCATTCGTCAAACTTGAGTCCAGTTGTTTCGTAGTCGATAAATGTAATTTCGGTATCTTCGTATCTCTTCTTAAACTCTTCCCACGTTTTAACTCCATCAAATATCTCATTGGCCTTGCCAAGCAACGGTCCATAGGTTGGTTTTCTTGGATACTGTGGTTTTGTTGGACCATCAGTCGTTGACGACGCAAGACCAGACACTACGTTTCCGGCACCAGACGCTATCGAACGAGGCGGTTGGACATCTGGAAGTGGTTTTCCACGGCGGGCGGAAAGCACCGAAGCGGGTGTTATCTCGCGACCTTCCCTCTTTAGCCTCATTGCTCGAGCCATTAGTGCATCGCCAATAAGGGAAACTGCGCTTCGTGCAGATGGCGACCTACCCCTGAGCCTTTCTCTCACTGCATTGTCAGATACTGGAGCAGAAAACCCAAATATCGGTTTTGTTTTACCAAGAATTTGGTGTTCTCCGTCACCCGGTCCAAGGTCTGTCGTAATGTTGTCACCATCGTCTGGTACAAGCCAGCCAGTACCCCTCAGATGATTGTTCCATCTCGACCACATTTCGTCGTCCAGAACCACATGGCCCTTGTCCCCGCCATCACGTGTTCTTTCGTATTCGGTTCTCCACTCTCCGACGTCTTTTGGAATTGCTTTACCTGCATTTCTACCAAAATATCCTCTGTCAGTAAAAGGCAGTGATGCTGGGTACGAACTCAGGAAACCAAATTCTGGGCTCGTATCTATCTTGTCTATGACTCTCTGTGATTTTTCAAGTCGTTTTGTTAAGTCTTGAAGTCTTTCTGGCAATCTTTCCGCTATTGCCGAAAGATACCTATCTGGTTCATCATCTTTGCTAACACCCATGAAAAATTTTGGTCCATCTTTTAGCAAATCAAACTCATAACCTTCAGTAAATCTTGTGTACGACCTTGTCTTTGTGTCGCGCGGAATTGAAAATACAGAATTGAGATAGTTTGCTTCGGTGCTATTTCGCGGCTTATATTTTCCGCGATTTGTTTTGACTGCGTTGACAACGCCGTTAATTGCAGAAACCTCACCCTTGATTCGTTCGTGTTGATTTCTAAATGATGCTATTGCCATTTGATTCAATTGACCAGTGTTGCCAGAACTTGATGTTCTGGTATCTACTCCGCTTGTCTTCGAAGGGTCTAGGGCATCGCCGTCCAACTCCGGCGAGCCAACGTGAACAACCGCAGTACGGCCATCGCCATCAACAAATTCTTGTCGTTTGGCGCTTGGTTCCATGTCGGCCATATCCAATGCTTCTTTAATCAAGACATCGAGTTCTTCGTCTGGTATGTCTTCTACGTCAAGCACATTTTGAGAATGTCGTTTCTTTTTGCTTTTTGCTAAATGCTCTTGAAAAACACGTTCTTTTTTGGCTAGTTGTATTTTCTTGCGAACTTTTGTTTTGAGACCATCTAGGCCAATGTTTAATTCCTCCACCTCGGCCTTTGATAGGTTCCTTATTCCCGTGCTATCGAAGAGGTCAACATCACCCATGTAGTTGGGGTCCATTGATGCCGAAACACCAAAATCCTCCCCCCTCCATTCACCTGTTTTTTCAAGATGGTCAAGTGCTTTTTCTAGGGCGCTAACCCGTCTGTCCGCCTCTATTACTCTTTCGTCTGCTCTCTCAATATTTCTTTTTATGGTTTCAGAACCATAATTTTCCGTTGAGGAGGCCAGGCCAGCACTTCGGCGTGTCGTGGAGTCACTTCCCCCACCACCAACTCGTTTGAGTTCTTCGTCCACCATGGATATGAAGTTTGCTCTATTCTTTGCTTTGCTTGCATCATCAAATCCTGAAGCATTGTCTGGATGGTCAAATACCGGAAATTCTCCATCGTTTTCCGCTCTTCTCTTTTGGTAGCGCAAAAGAGCCTCGTATGGAGTTGTTTTTTCGTTTGGTATTAAGTCAGATGCGGAAACGTTTGAAAAATCACCTTTTTTGATTTTTTCTTCAACCCATTTTTCTGTCATCGAGGCGTTAAACGGTTCAACTTCGTCAAGGTCAAAAAATCTACTTTGTGGAACAACGTCTATCCCGTATTTTTCGAGCATGTCGTCTCTAGTGCGAGCAGCGCCAATCATGCTTGTGAAACTTGCGCTCGGGTTAACCCCCGACATGCTCATTGTTGATTCGTCGGCGCGCCATATTTTGTCGCCGCGAAGTTGCTGTGCACCGCCAACTATGGCTTGAATATCTTGATTTTCAAAACTTCCCAAAGTAAGGCTTTCAATGTATGTTTTTCTATTTGATTGAGCCGCGCTCGCAATGGTGTTTTTCCTGTTTGTTCTTGCGTCAAAAATTACTGCTGCGGGATTAAAAAACGTAGATGCCAATTTTCCATCTTTGGCAATATTCGATAGTTTTCCGCTTGGCTCCAGCACATCAGAGCCACTGGTGCTGACTCCGCTTATTGAATCACCGCTAACCGAGAGTGTTCTGTCTGATGTTTCAGGGCGAAGGATTATGGAAACGTCGCCATATGCCCTGCCTGTTGATGAAGCATTTTTGCCACTTCCAGTGGTCGCAACATTCTGCCCTGCGGTGCTTGCGGTGGGGTAATTGTGTTGTATTTCAACTCCGTCGCCGTAAATTGCCCTCAGTCTTTCCGCCCTGTCTTCTGAGTGGTGCTTGCTCATAGTCAAACCACTTGATGGACGCAAAGCCTGCGTGTCTACATCTGTGTCTCCATTAAAACCAAATAGCATTGATTCTGTTGCCATTCTTGCGTTTCTTACCGTGTCGTCATCAAATGTATTGGTTCCGCCCATGGTTCTTGTGCCCTCATGGGTTGTTAAATATCTACCTCTTCCAACTATCGCAAGTGGGTCTCTCACCAAAACAACTGGCCTGTCATCAAACGGGCTGGTAAAAGTTTCCAGTGCTTCCTCGTAGGCTTTTTTGAATTCGTCATCACTCATATCTGAAATATCTTTTACAAAATCATCAATTTGAGAAACCAATTCGGTATCGCCCTTGCCCTCCGCAACCGCCCTGAGTATCGACAGTCGTGATGCAAAATTGTCTTCGAATCTTCCTCCAACAACATTGCGTAATATTTCTGAATCTGACATGCCGTTTGCGGCACTTTGTCTTATGAGTGTTGCAGTGTCCTGGTCAATATCCAGAAGTCGAACCTGCTCGCGTGCATACTTGAGATTGTCAGATATTTGTTCTTTTATTCTTGGAACTATTTCTCTTTCCTGTCTGTCTATGTCAACACCAATATCTCCAGCACGTGCCAAAATATCCACTGTTCTTTGTCTGGCATTTTGTTTTCTGGCTGATTCATTGATTTGCGAAACAGTACTGGAGGCAAGTCCAAAATTTCTTGGTAGCGGAGCGCTTGGGTTGTATTCCTGGGGAATGTCTTCAAGTTCTCTAATGAGTTTGTCGGGAGAACTTGAGGCGCCCGCATCTCTAACTTTCCCATACGGAACATTTTGAAATTCGCGTTTGTGGCCATTTCTATATGAGACGGAAAGCGTTCGTGTTTGTGGGTCATATTCAATTTGTCTAGCCAACCTTGAATTTCTTGGGTCCATTTCCATGGCCACTGCCGCCTGCGCTCGACCAATGCGCGATGCCTCTTGGCGCCTTTCAATTCTGTTTTCAGCCCGCTTGGCGACAATCCTCTTTCCAAGCGGCATCGATTCGTTCGAGCCGAGAGAATGAAGAACTTGTCGCAATTCATTCAGTTGTTGGCTTGTTGGTTTTTGCGATGAAACTTTTCCTATTACCGCCCCATCATCTGCCCTGCCTAGTATTTCTATGTCTCCTGGTGGCATTATGAGGGAGCCAACTTCCCCCCTTTGCGTTCCTGGGGTGTAATCGGGAAGTCCAGTCGAACCTTCTGGCACGAGCAATAGAATTCGTTCTGCATTTTCGGAACCACCAAAATCAGCGTCTTCAGCAGAGTGCATTACGGCCGTGAAGTGTTTGTTCACAGACAGCATTGAACCCCCTTCGTCACCAGGAAAACCAAGTGAGCCAAGTGGCAGTTGAACTTCGGCAACCGTATCAGTTGGCACTTCTGAGGAGTCAATTAAATCCATAAATGGAATTAGTTGATTTTCTACCGCGTTAACGACATCTTCCGGCCTCGAACGCAGAGCCCTGCCCCAGTCGACCGGGTCTGACGTGTTCCAGGAAGCATCACGCCAGTTTCCTGACAAAATTTGTTTTTGTTGCTCTGTGGCTGCATCGAGAACGGCTTCTCTCACCAAGAATCCACGCTTTGACATATCCGTTCTTGACGCAACTCCAGATAGTGCGTCGAATATTCTGCGCGAATCACCAGTGGTATCACTTCCAAGTCCTGGGATTGAGTCCGGCAAATCATTCATCGCCATTCTTTCGCGAAGTTTGCGTTTTCCTCTTTCAATGTTTTTGCGGATACTTATTGTGTTCTTGATTCCCTCTTTTATGCTTTCCCTTGTTACTGCCACAACTGGTTTTGCGTCTGGATTCACTATTCCAAAATCTGATGGGATATCCCTACCTGGTGCGAGCGGACCCAAAAATGCTTCTATTTCAGGCGTCATTTCAATCAACCCAGACTCAATGCCAGCCATTAATTCTGCTTGCATTTCGGCAAACACAAGCGCTGATTTTTGTTTATGTGATGCAAACGCCGCTTGCATCTTTCCCATGTCCCCAGAATTGTATATTTGCGCCATTTCATTGAAAACCAATAATGCTTGTTCGAATTGGGTTGAGTTTGGGTCCATCGTCTCCATTTTTTGACGTAAATTATTCAAATGTAGATATAGTTCGTCTGTCGATTTCGCGCTCAAAAATGGGTCAGTAAACGCTGCGTGCCAATATTGATTCATTGCATACTTACCGCCGGCATTTTTCCGGAGTAATATTTGAATAATTTCTGGCATGTTTTCTACTGCCGATGGAAGCCAATCTTTATTTGAGATTATTGATGAGTAATCCCAATCATGACCAAAAACGCTTGGAAATTTACGGTCCCCAGCAAGCAGGTCTTGGGACAACTGAATTATGTCTTCGTTTGTCATTGAATCCGTAAGGCCAGGTATGGACTTTAGATACTTTTGAATTAGCATCAACTGTCTTCCATGCACCATTTCGTGGGCCATAATGTACATTCCTGAGCCGGCCTGACCGAGGTTTTGCAATAAGTCAAACTGTTGCCAGCCGTCACCCCTTCCCACTGACTCTTGGTACACATCAATATTTTGCAATTCCGACAAATATGCTTGTTTTGCTCTTGCCGCTCCATGTGCATCAAGGGAGGACGTAATTGCGGCAAGTTTTGCCACTTCCGTTCCCGCTGCGCCATCTGGTTCAAAAAGAATGTAGTCAGGTGTAGGTCCGCCCATGAACTCATCACTTTGCATCACCGTTGCAAGCGGGTTTAAATGCATCCCGTATCCATTTTTTCTAGGGTCCACATAAGTTATTGCGTCGCTCATTTCCCCACGTCTATCAAACGGGTCAAGAATGCTTAGTGTGTGCATGTCTTTTGTGAGTTCCGGATTTCGACGACGTTGATTTATTAAACCAATCAGCAATCCGGCCTCTTGCATTCGCATTTGATTATGCTTTTTAACAATTGAAGCAAAAAGACTTCTTGCTCTTGGTTCCGAGCCAAAGACTTCTTCAATGCTTTTTATTCCCGTGAGAACTTCAAGCATTCCGTCATGAAGGCGTTGTGGACTTCCACCGAACCTTGAGACAATAAGTGATTTAAATTCCTCTGAATCCATACCAAATGCTGCTGGATTTGTAATTGCATAGTTAATTATCGATTCAAGTTGTCTTGCCCTGTGTTCAAGCATGGCCACCGACATGTCGCCCGACCCAAATCTATTTCCAAAATATGACTTGAGATTGATGTCCCAGGCGCCATTTTCTGGTTGTTTTAGGGCGTTGAGAACTTTTGCTAGCCCATCTTGAACCGAGTTGGGGTCGGTTGGGTCTATCTCTATGCCGAGACTGCTGGCAAAATCAAGAACCTCTTTTACATCTGCTCTTTGCTTGTCCTTCATTCTTTGTCTTCGGACAGCCTGTTTTGCCAATCTTTTAACTTCGCTAAGTGAAAGTTCCGGATAGGCGCGCCTAATCATTCCTTCAAAAACTTCTTCATACTCTTCTGGTGGTATTGCTCTAGAGCGTGATGCTATATCGGCAACATCTCTATCAAACTCTGGGGTGACGTCTGGGAGTGCAGGCGGCTCTGGTCTTCTTATGGGCATGCCGTCGGGTCCAAGCAATTCTCCGCGTGGTCCCCTTATGGTTCCAGTTGAACTTCGTAGTCCACCGCGAATCAATGATGCAGTTTCTGCTGAAACTTCAGAAATGCTTCCATCTTCATTTCTGACTATCGGCAAAGCACCGTCAATCTTGTTGACATCGTCAATTATTGATTGGGTTGCTCTGCGAACAATATTCATAACTGCCCTACCAATTGCGGGCGTAAAGTCAAAGCAGTTACTTCCAATTTCATCAGTAAATTGATTTGCGGCAGGCACACCAGGCGGGCAACGCATTCTTCCGCTTGGGTCCAGGACAATTCCTATTGCCCTTGCTGCGGCCTGACCGATGTTTCCTGCTACCCGGCCAATTGGCTGCCCAAGGGCTTTTGCTTCAAGTTGTCCTGTTCGTTTGTTTATTTTTGCTGCACGCGCAATTATTTTTGGTTTGCCCGCCTGAGATGCGTAAAACTCATTTGCTCTTTTGACTAGATTTTCTGGCTCAACTGCTTTTGGTACATCTAGCCACCCAACATTCGCGACATCACCCATTTGCCCATCAAGATTGAAACGCGGTTTTGTTTCAAAGTATTGATTCGGCTTCCTTGTTGCTTTTGGGTCAAAACAATAAGTCCCCAGTCGACGAAAATTAAGTTCTTTCTGACGCTTTGCCTTATTATCTGCTGCCGGGTTTCTCGCTCCGCCGGTTCTCTTTGAGCCGCCCATTGCCGCCTTCACTGCATAGTCAGCGGAAAATGGATAAAGACTTAATAGTTGGCGAACTTCAGCAAAGTCCTCAATGCGTTCACGAATTGATTTTTCTATTACTGGAGAAAATCTGCCACTCGTGATAGTTCGGGATACAACTAGCCTATGTTCCTGCATGGCAGGCACCTTTTTCTAGTAGTCGGTCACGACTCTGGTGTTTTATTTTGTTCTTCAACCTCTGTGCTGAGCAGTTCGAACTCCAGCAACTGAGACATAAAGTTGTCATCAAGGGTTGTTGACCCAGTGTCATCGGCTGACTTATTCCCAGCAATCCAATTTGCCGGAATCATCGCCTCAGCACCAAGTGCCTTTGCGCGCTTCATGATGTGACGCTTTGCTGCCGACTTATCCTTTGCTCGGCCAAATGCCTGAATCGCGTTTCCAAGGTCTTCCTTGTTTCCGATTGGGAATGAGCCATCTGGGAGTGCTGTTCCCTCCTCGGCCATTCTTTCTCTCTGCTCTGGCGTAAATGCGCGCTTGAGGGCAATTTCTGCAGCCTCGGCTTCAATCGCCTGCGCATCTTCCTCTTCGTACTTGTCGTAGCCAAGAACTTCGCCGTCAAGCGAAACAAAGACGTCATACGACTTGCCGTCGATGCCGTCAATTTCAACCGCGTATGCGTCGTATCCCTCGAAGACATCTGGCTCCACTGCCACAACATGGCCCTGGATTGACTTGGTTGCAATGTCTGCAGCATCGTTAAAGTCGATGAGCATCATTTCATCAACAAGTGATTTCTGCTCAAAAGCATTGTTATCAAGTTTGTGCCAACCGAGAACTTCTGCCGAAGTGCCGTCAATGAAGACTTCCACCGGTCGACCATCCTTGGCCTCGACATCAACAACGAACATGTCTGCCTCCGCCGAATAGCCAGAGTCAAGAACCTTTCCGTCAAACATGTCTTCTGCAAGTCCTTCTACATGAAGCAGTCCTGGCATTCCCTTTTCTGCCATGCATCCGCCAACACAGTCATCACATACTGGCTGTCCACCTGGGTAAACCTTGCGGTCAATTGCGCAAAGATAGCCTCTTGCGCCAACATCGGCGCTCTTGTAGCCCATGGTGCGAAGGCGTCTTGACTTCATTTGCTCCATTTCGGAGTCAGCCTCTTCGTCTTCCTCTTCGTCGTCTGCCTCCACGTCAACGTCTTCCTCATCCGAGTCTTCCTCTTCGGAGTCGCCTGCCTCCATGTCAACGTCTTCCTCGTCTTCATCTTCGTCGTCCATGTCATCTGGAGCAGCCTTCATTTTCATGGGCTTCTTCTTTTTGCTCCAGCCCTTTTCGGTTTCTTCCTCTGCATCAACCATTTCTTCCTGGTCGTCCATTTCCTCTTCATCCGACATGGGCATCGCCTTCATTTGAAGCGGAATAGCGCCACACTTTGCGCACACCTTTGCGCCTGGTGTGTATCCACAGGAGCCAGCATCGGCGCCCTTCGCACACTTCAACACCGAACCATCGGTATCCAACTTGACAACTGCGTTCTTGTCGTATTCCATTGTTTCGGCTCCTTGTTATCGACGTGACGACATTAGCATGCGCCGTGTCGACTCGCTGTGTAAAGATTCGTTTTCACAAATTATACTTCACCCAAATTATTTCTGTCGTGAATTATTGCAATTCTGGTAGTTGAACATCAATCATCTGCTGGTTTTGATGTTTTATCAACAAACGTTGACATTGCGGAAGATGCAACTGCCTCAAGTAGTTCTGCAAATATTTCTCCTCTACTTCCAACGCCGCCGTCCCTTCCGGCAGTTTTTTGTCTGTCGATTACCGACATGACCGCATCAAGGATTTTGTCGGCTTCGTCGGCAGTAATTTTTATTGAACCGACATTTGTTCTCTTGGAATTTGGCCTAAACGAGCCTGCTTCATATTTCGATATTTTTTGTTGAAGTATTGTCAAGCCTTGCTTAATTGCTTCTGAGTCAGCACTTCGTATTTCTTTTGGAAGAGATTCATCGACTCTCTTCCACCAAGTTGATTCTTTGGTTATTTCTGTTCTTGGACTCTTTGAGGACGACGCAAGCCCGGAACGGCCTTCGCGTTTTCTTTGGTTTGCTGATTGGAACGAACGCGCTTTTCTTGTAGATGAACGCAGACCAACAATGTTGTTTACAGTACTGCTGGATAGTCCGCCACCGTCATTGTCGTCCCAATCCCCTGGGTTTCTTTCGTCGTTGTCGTATATATCTCCTAGGTCTGCGCCACCAAGAACCTCTTCATCGTCATCGTCAAGTCCAAGTCTTGAAACTTGTCTGCCACGCCTAGCAAGGGCTTCGCCAGCCTCGTCGCCCCTTAGTTCTGCTTCTGTATTTTCTCTGTCACCAAATGGTTCGTCCAGGAATTTTCTTGCCTGGAACATGAATTGAAGAGTTGACTTCTCACGTTTCGTGAGTTTTCTTTCTTTTGCGATGCTGCCGAGTTCTGCAATAACATTGTCAAGTTCTTCCTGGGCATCGTCAACAAGTTCTCTTGTTAGTGGCGTTGAATCATCGGGAAACGCAATTGAAAAAACCCGTTCCGCTCCGTCGTATGCGGTATCAGCAAAGTCACCATCAACGCCCGATGAGTTGACAGCCTCTGCGATTGTGTCTGCCCATGCTCTTATCTTTTTCTTGGTTTGGGAAGTCACCCTGTCCGGCCCGTCGGTTGGCGCTGATGCAGGCTTTTGCGGTTTTGGCTTTTCTGGTGCCTTCGGAGCGGGTGCTTTGGGGGCCTCGGCAGCGGGCTTTGGCTTATCTCTTAGTTCCGTAAGTCTGAGCGCGCGCTCCCTTTTTTCGTCTTCCTTCATGGTTTCTTCCAGCAGAAAGTCGTTTAATTTTGCAATTGTATTTCTCCACCGTGGACTTGTTCTAGTTTCTTTTATGCTTTCAAGTTTTTTTTGATTTTCATTAAACCAAGCAAACTTCTCTTCAGTGCTCATTGTTTTCCAATTTTCTGGGAAAAGCCCAGCATCGATGTAGGGTTTCAACAAATCTACTTTTTTGCCATCAATTACTTTTTCATAAGAGATTGTTTGTTCGCCCTTTATTGTTGGAAACTCAAATGGCGCGTGTTGGAAATCCCCAGGCCAAACTTTTTTAATTACGCGTTTCTTTCCAGTATCTGCTCTTCTTTGTCCGGCTCGCGTATCAACGCCGCGCTGGAATCGTTGCCCCCTCTTGTCGGCCTCGTTGCGAGCCTTTCTAACTCTTTCCCCCCTGCGAACTACTCCGGCAAGAATCGAAGAATCATCAAACGCTTCGTCTGCTTGCCTACCCTGTTCTTCTGACATATATCCAGAAGTTTGTTTATTAACACGAGACCAAGAACCATTTTTGATAAGTGAACTAAGTGCATCAAACGCAGTTTGACCCTTTTCTTGATTGCCTTTTTCGTTGGTCCTATGGCCACCTGTTTTTGCAAGTCCATCACTAATTTGCGGCCAGACATCTTGGAGTTCTTTTAGCATTTTTTCATCAATATCGGGCAGGAAATCGGAAGTTTGCTTTGGTCTGGTAAAGCCAGTTTCCTGACCAAATTCGTTAATTTCCGGCTGTAGTTCCTGATAACGCTTTGCTGTCTTTATTGCTTTTCCAACTCTTCGCAATATGTGGTCTTCTGGCAATGCTTTGCCTTCGTCTGTGTCCAGGAAGTCGTCAATCATTCTGTCAAGGCGAGGCTTAAAGTATCGCGGGATAATGAAAGGAACAATATCTCTATTGTTTTTTTGTTTTTCAATTATGTACCACGGCGTTCCACCGCCAGCACGTCTTTTATTCTTCTTTTGTTCGTCTGTTGCTTTTCTTTTTTCTTTTTTGGGTGTTTCTGGTTTTTCTGTGGGAATGTATAGTCGCTCATCATCTGTGCTGGAGGCAAGTCCGCGACCTCTTCTTGGAGAAAGTGCGCCACGCTCAGGCTCAGCAAATCTCGTTGGGTCTGGCTGCTCCATCCAAGTGCCATCAAAAATCATTCCGTCGCCGTCAACGTCACGTCTTTTTCTTGGGTCAAGAACCCCCTCTATTCTGGCTAGCGCGGCCCTGCCGCGCCTAACTTTTCCCCCACCACCGGGAGTGAGCCCGCGACCAATTCTCCCCGCAAGTCCCTTGGTGGCAGTTTCCACCGCCTCATAGGCCTCATAGTCAAGCGGGGATGCAATAACTATGCCTTCCTCGGTAACGAACGTTTCTATTCTGTGATAATCAAAAACTGGGTCTAGGGCTTGCTTAGTTTCAAATGCATTCTCTATGCTGCACGGGATAACCCAGGCACTTTTCTCTTCGGTGTCGTCTCCAACAATTTCCTGAAGAGAGGAAATTATTCCTTTAAGTTTTCCAACAAACTCATCATTTTCTGATTTTGATGAATCGAACAATCCACTTTGAATATCAGAATCGCCATACTTAACTGGCACTGCCGGTTCTTGAGCGGAATACGGCTTTTGGGTGACGCCGGGGAAATTGGGAATTCTCGGCATTGGTTTGGGGCCAGCGCCAGGGCGCTGCATTGGTGGCATCGGCTTGTTAATCATCATCGGCATTCCAATTTTTTCTGGTTTGCCAAACATGTATTGTTCGCCGTCAAAATAATATCCAAGCCTGAACATTCCCTTGCCAGGCTTGAGGAACGTAACAGAACTTTCAGTCGCCTTCATTACCTTGACAGGGCCGCCAGTTCGCGATGCAAGTTCGTTCTGCAGCGCCACAAGCCTGTCGCCCTCAAGTGGTTGCGCAACACCTTGCAAAAATGGGTCTTGCGGTTGCTTGGGCTTTTCTTCGAGCATAATCACCCCCATGGGTGACATGCCGTGTCCCTTTTCTTCGCTCTTAACAGAAATAGTTCCAGTCAATTGATTCGCTCCGTGCAACACAGGGCTCAACTCGTAGAGTTCAACTTCTCGCAAAATATTGGCTTGTTTGGAGTTGTCGTAAATTGCATCGAGTGTTTTGTATCCAATTGACCACTCTTGCTCTTCGCCAAAAAAGGCAACATTCGTAAACGCTTCTTTGCCCTTTTCGGAATTCAAGTTAAACTGAACTTTTGCGTACAGACCGCCAATTCCGGCTGCTTTCATTTTTGCAGGAAGTCTTGGGTCATTTGCCGGAACTTCGTAGATTTCCAAAACTTTGCCAATTGGGTCATTCCAATTGTGGCCCCAAACAACTCTTGGCTTTCGCCTCATAAGGCTCTTGGCAAAAGCGCCGGAAACAACAATGTCGCCAACAGAGTCCTTGTTGCCTATGCCCGCCACAAAGCACTCAACGATTCCCTGTGCTTCGTCAATGTTGAACTGACCGCTAGCGGCTTTAAATTGAATGTCCTGCATCACATTCCTTTACGACCTAGCAATGATAAACGAATATCGGTTTGTCTCAGTGAAAGTATTTCTGTAATTGGCATCTAAATACAGAAATTAGTTAGCAAATGCCCATGCGCGTCGCGCTTCCGTGATGGCCATTTCGTTAACCGTCTTCGCCAGTATGTTTGTGAAGATGCTCACGCAGTGCGCTTTGAAATGAATGTTTCTATTGTCTTCGTCCTTTACCGACAGGCTTGACACGTAAGCGGAATTTAGGGCAGAAAATGTGGAGACATTTACTTGTTTAAACCGCTCAATTTGTGCGTTTAGATGGGCAATGGCGTCAGAAGCATCAAGTGATTTTTCTGAAACTTCAAAACCGTCATTGATAATTGTTGAGAGAACAGGGCGAATGTCTTCCTCCATCTGTTTGTCCCAGATGTCCGTGTTGAAAACCGACTCAACTGAAAAATTTCCATTTGCTATTGCTTTTTTCGACCTAATCCCATTAATTTTTTCAATTGTTACGCGCTGTTGGCGCTCAATAACTCGCTCAAATGCTCTACTGAGAATTGAGGACCACCTCTGCAGGGAAATATTGTCCTCTTTGACCTCAATGGTGTCAATTGATTCTGCAGATGCCTGCTGTGCTGGCTGTAGTGCAGAATTTTGCATTTCTTGTGGTGGGGGTGGCATATCGGGCAATTGCGCCCCTGGCGCAACGCCCTGGGCGGCAAGAGAGCCAGCCATGGTGTTGGGGTCGAGTGGGCTTGGGATGTTGCCCTGCGCATCTGGCGCTCCAGGCATTGCGGGTTGCTCCCCTGGTGCTCCGGGCGGCATTCCGGGCGCTCCAGGCATTCCAGGCATCCCCGGCATTCCGGCCTGAGGCTGTTGTTCCATTTTCTTTTCGGTATTGGCAATTGGTGTCAGGTTGGGGTTCATCAAAAGCGAGTCAGCAAGGTCGCTTTCAACCTTTTTGCGGCTGGTTAGTTCTCTGTACTCATTTGTGCTTATCAATCCCATTTGAACTTCGTCCATGAAGTATCTGGACCGCTCCTGTTTGTACAAAATCAAAACAGGAACGTTTGAAATATCAAAATCAACGTAGTTAACATCGTCTAGTTCGTCAAAACCTCTGGCCAATAGGTCGAGGTGCGGAAGCATTGTTTCATTCCAGAACACTCGATGCTCTTCTGCGGCATTTGCAAACGTTCTTCCAGAAGCATTTCCAATAACTGATTCAGGAACGCCGAACGCGGCAAGAATTTCTTCTTTTTGAATTTGGCGCATTTGAACGTATGCGGCATCTCGTGGATTTGCCGAAGTATCGACGTAATCAACACCCTCGTCGGAGGAAATGACCGTAGTGTTTCCTGCTCGACCAATATTTCCCCTGAACCTATTTCTGAGTTCATCCTTGTCGTCGTCGTCAATTTCTCCCTTGACGACAAGAATTCCGCCAGGTCGGCCATCATTGATTAAGTAATTCCTGTTATAAACTTTTGCCAAGTTTTCTATTTCTATCGCAATTCCAGCAGATTCCATTGGCGTTAGAGATAGATATGGGTCAAGCGGATGGGGTCTCCTAATCCAAAGAACATCTTCTTTCTTCATGATTACTTTGTCTCCATTTGGCATGGAAACTTCGTATCCAGAAACAAACGTTTTTGCATGTGGTATTGGCGCCGTAAACTGTGGCGGAAGAAGACTCAAACCGATTAAACGACCATCCTTCCCCTTTACTTTTTCAATAAATGCCCCACGAGAACTCATCAACAACTGCGATGAGAGTCTGTATCTAAAAATAAAAGCATTTTCCGCTTCATTTGATTTTGTGTTGAATATGTCTATTAGCGGAGAGCGCAACGCTCTTCTTCCCGTAAGTACCTGACCATCTCTGGAATTATCTTTTCTCAAAATGATTGAGAGTCTGGCCTGATTGCCCGCAATTGCATCGATGCAGCGTTGCACCCACGTTATTTTTTGGAATCCCTCTCTATATGCCCGCTCTATGTCCCAAAGGTCGTGGTATGGCCTGCCAACTCTGCCCGGGTCCAGGTTTACGGGCGCGCCAGGGCCAAGCGCCTTAATCGCGCCATTTCCAAGAGATTTGTTTTTAAAAGAGTTCCAAGCCATTTTTTAGTTACTCAGCGCCCAATAGATAACCAAAGATTCCACAGGTAACTCCCGCAACGATAAATCCGACAGGCGGCGCTATTAAAAAGCCTCCTACTGCAGTAAACAGTATAAATGAAGACATCAAGATATTTGCGAAGGTAGGCCTTTTTGCAGACTTCTTTATAATTTCAACAAGTTTCTTCATGCTGTTATAAACTAGCGTACTTATTGGTCTACGATTGAATATGGCGGTTATCGGTGAGTGACTGGAACAAAATCCTTGAATACCTAGAACCCAAGGCGACCCTGTATTGCCCTGAGAAGCCGTCAATAAATCAAAAAGTTTTTCTAAGAACCTATTCGATTGAGGCTCTTTTTGGAGGGGCAGCAGGTGGTGGAAAAAGTTCCGCCCTGCTGATGGCGGCACTCCAATATGTTGATGTGCCAAATTATTCTGCAATTTTATTCAGAAGAACTTTTGCTGACTTATCGCTTCCCGGCGCATTGATGGACAGATTCAGAACATGGGTTAGCCAGTACGAAGATGTTCATTGGAACAACAATAGTTTTATTGCAACATTTCCATCTGGTGCAAGAATTTCTTTTGGTTACCTCAACAATACTGGTGATTATTTGCGATATAAGGGTTCAGAATTCCAGTTCATTGGCATGGACGAGGTGACCGAAATTAGGGAAAGTGACTACCGATATCTCTTCTCTCGTCTTCGCCGACCTGCAAATGGACCTCTTTCAAAGGTCCCCCTACGAATGCGCTGCGCATCAAACCCTGCCCCAAACTGGGTTAGGCAAAGATTCATTGTTGAGGGCAAGGAAAAGGGAAGAATTTTTGTTCCCTCCAAATTGACTGATAACCCAGGTATTGATGCGATTTCATACCGCCAAGCCCTTTCGGCTCTTGACCCAGTCGAAAGAAGGAGACTGGAAGAGGGAGACTGGTGGTCCACGACCCTTGGAACCATGTTTGATAGAACATCAGTTATTATAATAGATAATGACGAAATACCTGTAACCACGTCGTCTGCAAGGGTCGTTCGTTTTTGGGACTTGGCAGCCACAGAGCCAAATCAGGCGACCCCAGACCCCGACTGGACGGTCGGAACACTAATGATGTTTGACCAAGGCATTGCCTATGTCTTGGATGTTAGGAAAAAACGTCTTAAAGCCGACAAAGTTGAGCAATTTATAGCGCAAACAGCATACGAAGATGGGGTTACCGTGCCCATACGAATGGAGCAGGAGCCTGGCTCATCGGGCAAGGCAGTTATTGACCAGTTCGCCAGATATGTGCTTCCTGGTTTTGATTTTGGGGCAAATCGGTCTACTGGAGACAAAATAACCAGAGCAAGACCATTTTCCGCAGCAATGGCCAATGGCAACGTAAAGGTCGTGCGTGGTGCGTGGTTGAGCGATTGGCTTGATGAACTGTCATCTTTTCCGGAGGCGGCACCACACGATGACCAAGTTGACTCGGCCACTGGCGCTTTCAATTATTTAACTGGCTTGGGGTTGCCACAAAGAAGAAAAGTCAGTATTGTGGTGTAAGTTAAAAACTCACTACTACTGGAGAAAATGATGCTACTTGATGTGTCCGTATTTGATAAATGGCGCAGTGACCTAATGGAAATTGATTCGCTTCTTGATGAATACATCAAAACGACACCAGGTGTTGCTGAAGCAGCGGAATTGTTAGCACAATTCAACATGATGAAGCGAGATTTGGGAATTATTTACGACTCGTTTGCCGGCAAGGTTGGCTCACTTATGGGCAATCAGGGCATGGTTGAGACTCAGTCTGGCGCCACAATCGAAAAAAAGGGCGCGACAGACCGCAAGAAATGGGACCACTCCAAACTTGCAAATCGCGTTGCCGAACGACTCAACGAAATGTCAGTTGATATTGATACTGGCGAACGCATGATGACGGCAACTCAAATGGTTGAAAAATTACTTGACTACGCCGCCGTTTCGTATTGGCGAGTCGGCAAGTTGGGTGAACTTGGAATCAATCCAGACCTGTATTGTGAACAGGGAGAACACAAAACCAGCATTATTGTTCGATTGGGGGACAAAAACAAATGAGCGACATGTACAACAGATTGTCCGAGCCATTTCCGCAAGAAATGGAAAAGGTGATTAACAAGGGTGGGGTTAACCTCACGTACATTCCAGTCAGTGAAGTCATTACACGCTTAAACAAAGTGTTCGGTGTTGACAAGTGGTCATATACGGTTCAAAAATGTGAGCGTGATGCAATTGACTCAGATTTTGTAATTGCGCACGTTCGGATTGAATACTTTGTTAGCGAATTTTCAACCATCGTCCGCGATGGAATCGGTGGGCAGAAAATTAAGCGCACAAAGGCTGGCCAAATTCTTGACCTTGGTGACGAGTTCAAGGGCGCCATTTCTGATGCCCTGAAAAAGGCTGCGCAAGCATTTGGTGTCGGTCTATACCTTGCCCGTAGCGAAGATGCGATTGAAATCGAACAAGCGATTGATGCTGCAAATGTTCCGCTTTCAGAACACGAACAAAAGTGGGAAAACTTTAAAGAAATATCCAAAACCCTAGACAAAGATGGTCGCGAACAACTTGGTGTTTTTTGGAAGCAAAACCACGGCGATAAACCAAAGCCGACATCACACAGTCAGGTGACCACCGAAGAATTGGATGCGCTATTGGCAGAAACAGTTCGCATTCAGTTCGGTGGAACACATGTCGCCCAGTGAAAATGAATTAAAACCACCACCACATCTATCGCCGTCATCGCTATCGACATTTGAGCAATGTCCTCTTAAATTTAAATTCAACAAAATAGACTTAATTCCGGATAGGCCAGGCAAAGAAGCCCTTATGGGCAACTTTGTCCATGACGTGCTTGAAAATTTATACAAGTTGCCATGGATGGAACGCACTCTTGATGCGGCCAGGGGCATAGCCAGAGAGTATTGGCATTCAACGTGGTCTGAACCCGTATCTTCGCTTTTACGTAGAGATGAGGAAATACGACAATTTCGTTGGCAGGCATGGTTCTGTATAGAGAATTTGTGGCAGGTTGAAGACCCACAATCAGTTCACCCTGTTGGTCTAGAAAGCGAACTAAATCATTCTCTTGGCGGTGTGGTTCTTAAGGGCTACATAGACCGTTACACAAAGACAGATGGCGGTGATGGCGGTTTGGTTATTTCTGATTACAAAACTGGCAAAACTCCGAAAAAGGAATGGCTGTCTGACAAATTTGAGCAATTGCGCATATACGCGGCGATTATGCAGGAAGTTCAGATTTTTCCCGTGTCGCACCTTGAACTTATTTATCTAAAAGACGGCGTAAAATTCACGGAAGCCGTAACCGCTGAGTCTCTGGAATCAACTGTTAGCAGAATCCACAACATTAAACAAATGGTTGACGAGCGTTGCGAAACTGGAATATTTGAACCTGTAAAATCTAGACTGTGTGATTGGTGTTCGTATAAGAATATTTGTCCAGCATGGGGTAACTAATTATGTATATTTCCGATGACGAATTTGCTCGCCTTGTATCAGAAGATGTAAAAAATAAAGTTTCATCCAGACAGCGTCAGGTGTTGCTAGACCCACAAAATTGGAATCGCTGGAAACGAGCACTTGTAATGTTGGTTGAAAATCTTGATGAGCAAATTGAAAACATCGATGATGACCAGCGTGCTGATGCAGAGCGTTTTGGCTCAATGGGTCGAGATGGCGAAGTTTTATTGCAAGAGTCAAATTTTGCCTACAGGACTCGCAAAACAAAAATAGAACGGTTCAGGTTTCATGTAAACAGGAGACTTGATGATGTTATGAAGGTAATCGAAACCGGAGTATCAGAACATGTAAACAAAGATGTTCTCACGGTTAGCAGCGACGCAAATTTTTACAGAAAAGCAATTGCGAAGCATCGCGCGTTGCTGGAGGAATATGACCTGGAAGCAACAGAGATAGACAGGGCTCTATGGCGAACCCTAGACAATGAATGGGCTTTTGAAGAAATTACCGGAAATAATATTTAATGCGTTATCGCAGCAAGAAAAAAGAAGAGGAATACAAACTTCGACGGCCACTTGTTGTCAAGATGCTTGAAAAGTATCCATATTGTCAAGCGTGCGGTGTTTTTGCAAAGCACGACGGAAAAGTCACATATCAGCAAAATCCCTCTCAGGACATACATGAATTGGTTAGGCGCTCTCAGGGTGGCTCAATACTTGACGAGTCAAACCTCTTGGCGGTTTGCAGGAGTTGCCACAACAGAATTGGCAGATACCCGCAGTTGGCTTTTGATTTGGGATTATCCAGGCATCACTGGGAGGAACGATTGCCAGACTAATCTTTTGCCATGGTTAGCACGGCAGAAATTGAACACCCAAAATTCATGGGCCTTGATTTATCACTAACTTCGACTGGCGTAAGTGTTAATGGAGAAACTTTTTCTATTAGGCCCAAAACACGCGGTGTAGAGCGCCTAATTGAAATATCAGACAAAATTGTAACTTTGGCCATAAATGTTCAGCCAGTGGCAGCAATTATTGAGGGATATTCGTTTGGGTCAAAATTTTCACGGGCTCACTCTTTGGGGGAGTTGGGTGGCGTTGTTAAGTCAGACCTTCATAGGGCTGGTTTTATTGCCATAGAGGTCCCCCCAAAATGCAGGGCAAAATTTGCCACTGGTAATGGAAACGCAAATAAAGCAGGCGTTCTCGCCTCCCTGAAGCATCAATTTCCAACACGATTTTACGATGTTCGTAGCGACGATGAGTGCGATGCTTGGGTGCTTGAGCAAATGGCATACGCAAAATTGAACGAATCCGAATATTCTTGGTCGGACAAGCAGTTGTCGGCTCTGGACAGGGTAGATTGGGAACCACTGTACGAAGAATTAAGGAGAAATTCGAGATGGTCAGAACTGCTCCAATAAGCCAAGTAGAGATTGAGCAGGAGTTGTTGCGAATGATGGACATGCTTGAAGAAGAAACAGAAGCATTTGAGAAACTTGCAGAAGACGCAGCAAAAAAAGAATCGCTGTACAAGGCAAACTGGGCAAAAGAATACCTATCCGCAAAAGGCTCAATCAAAGAGCGCGAAGCATGGGCTGATTACAAAATGGCAGATTTTGATTATGACTACAAAATTGCGGAAGCGCTGGTTAAGTCAAAGCGTGAAAAACTGTTTTCTCTGCGCACGTCAATGGATTCACTCAGGACACTTAACGCAAACGTGAGGGTTCAAGTATGAACAATATTCATCCATCGTTGCAGGGCATGGCTTGGCCAATTCACGAATTGGATTTTCTTGAAGGAAACCCCAGAAAGGGGAATGTTGACGCAATTGCTGCTTCATATAAGGAATTTGGACAAGTCAAACCGATAGTCGCCAAAAAGAATATGGATGGAAGCGGCACGGTTATCGCTGGCAATCACCAATTGATGGCGGCAATAAAACTTGGGTGGGACAAGATTGCAGTCATCTTTCTTGACGCAGACGATAAGCAGGCCGTCGCATATGCACTTGCTGACAATAGGACGATGGAGTTGGGCTACACAGACGACGACCTTTTGCAGAAGATGCTCACCGAAGTATCCACTGAATTTAGCGACCTTTGGACTGGTCTTGGCTGGGATGAATTCGAAATGGCCGCTATGGATGAAAAAGCAACAATAAAGGCCAATGAGGAATTGACAAATTCGACTTACATTGCTCCGGTAATTGTTGCACCACCTTCCGTGTCGGCGGAAATGGACAAACAAATAAAATCATTGGCGGCGACAGATGAAGATGGCGAAACAAAACTAATTGCGCCAAAAGACGTTGACCACTCGGAAGTAGCCATTAGGGGTTCTGCCGTTGCTTTACCAGGCTCCGCACCACAGGCAATAGTCTCCGTTCAGGTTGTTTTTGACTCACCAGAACAACAGCGCAGATGGTACGACTTCATCAGATGGTTGCGTAATGACCCATCAATTGATGGAACAACCACGGCAGAACGATTAATTAACTTTATAGACGCACACACAGACGCATGACCAGGCAACGATTATTTCTTGACATCAATTGCGTGGATGCCGCACGCCAGCGCATCCGCCACGTATACGACACGTTTGACACCGTATGTGTTCAATTTTCTGGCGGGAAAGACTCAACTGCAGTTTTGCTATTGGCCAAAGAGGTTCATGAGGAGCGCGGGCTTGGTCCTGTAAAAGTTATTTTTAGAGATGAGGAAATGGTTAGCCCATTGGTAATCGACTACGTAAATTACGTTCGTGAGCAGCCATGGGTTGACATGGAGTGGTATTGCCTTCCCCAGGGCTCTGAGGTGTGGGTTCTTGGTAAGCGAGAATCAATTATTTTGTGGAGCGAAACACGACGACAAGAGGGCCGTCTATGCAGAGAGATTCCGCCATGGGCGATTACCGCTGCACACTTTGGCTTACCACTTGGCAAGCCACCGCCAGAAATTGTCGACTATTACACAATGCAGGGCAAGCAAGGGAATACCGCTTTCATAACGGGTGTTCGCGCATCTGAGTCAATGCTGCGATATCGGTCCCTTGTCCAGAAACTTCACGAAAATTACATCGTCACTCCATATAAGTCCAAAAAGGGCATACCGTTGAAGTTTGCAAAGGTTATTTATGATTGGCAAACTGCCGATGTCTTCAAGTACATCATTGAGGAGCACAACTTTCCATATTGTGGTTATTACGACAGGGCTGGAATTACGGGAAGTAATACGAGAGTGGGAATACCATTGCACGGCATTGCCATTAGGCGTATTGGTGACGTAATCAGAACAGAACCTGAGTTTTACGACGAACTTGTTCGTTGTTTCCCTTATATCGATGCACAGCGGCGGTACTGGTCCGTTTACGACTACGACAAGTTGATAAAGCGCTACGCAGAAAAGGGTTTTGATGGAGCCAAGGAGTTCATTAATGATTTTATGGTTAATGAATTTAAAGCAAAACGCGCAAAAGCGTTTGTCGCTGAGTTTAGAAAAAAACACGCACTTGACCCACGCTCCTACACGATGTATTCGCTCATATACCAAATGTTCATGGGCGCCATGGCTCATAGTGTTGCCGTATCTCCAATAGGTCCCAAGACAAAATCACACGCCGTCAGGGCGGTAGAGGAAATAGATAATTCAGAGGTAAACGATGAAAATTGAAAATGTACCAATTGAAGAATTAAAAAAGGGAGATTGGCACTCAAACCACATACTTAAGCCAGACCTTAAGGTTTTGGCTAGGTCAATTGCTGACTTTGGTTTTATATCTCCAATCATTGTCATGAAGCGCGACATGGCCATCATTGATGGATACCAGCGCTGGATGATTGTGAAAGAAAATAAAAAATTGAGCGATATGTTTCCGTCGATTCCCTGCATTCTTATTGATTGCGATTCACTTGAGGCAACAATGATGCATCTTCGGATTAACAGGTCAAAGGGCTCCCTTGTTGCCCATCGAGTTTCGGATTTGGTGAAAAAACTCGTACGAAGCAAAAAATACACAGAGGATGATTTGTCTCAACTATTGTCAATGAGCGACGATGAACTCGACGTTTTGTTGGATGGAACGATTGTCAAGCGCGTCAATATTTCTGAGCACAAATACTCGAGGGCGTGGGTTCCCATTGAGGCACCCAAAAATGCTGTCGAAACGTTTGTGCCAGAACGACCACCAAATCCAGATAGGTAAATTTTTACAGCCAATAACAGTGCTAATATTTTCTTGCGTTGCAATCGCGATTATTTGCGACGTTTCTTAACGTAAGGAGTTGAGCAATGCCAAGTGTTGAAATTGGTGGTGGAGAAGGCGGAAGAGCCGGAAGAATTCGCCGTGCTGCTTCTCGCGCGGTTGAAACCGCTCAGCGAGTTGGCCGTGGCCTTGTCGACCGTTTGCGTGGTAGACGACGCTAAAGTCGCCAATCCACATTGAGAGGTTGAAAAATGTTGGTAACGCTTTCTGACCTCACGACATACATGGACATCAGCCTTTCCTTAAGGCAGCAAGATGCCGCAGAAATAATTTTGCAAGGTCTCCAAAGCGAAATGGAGACTTTCTTGGGCCGCCCTGTTGAGATTACCGAGTTTGTCGATGAGACTCATATCCTTGAGGCCAATCACGTCAACGTTCCGATGGGTTCCTATTTTTATAATCAGGGCCTAGGGCTCGGCGATTCTGACCCAAATGGAATTATTACTTATGCCGCTCCTCCGAGCACTGTTTATTTAAGAAATACCCCAGTTGCATCCGTGACAAAAGTTGAAATGGACGGACCAACAATAACGAACAAGATTCTTGGGGAAGCGGTAAAAAGAACTGCGAATATAACTGCTGCAACCGTATCTTCCGGCACAGCAACATACACAGCCGGTAATCACGGGTTTACACTTGGGCAAACAGTGACGGTGATTGATTGCAATCCATCAACGTTCAACTTAAATGCAAAAGTCATAACGGGAGTAACGTCTACTACATTTAGCGTTGCAAATTCGGGCGTTACCGGAACATATGTTTCTGATGGTTCTGCTACTGCAAATGGAAGCGAATATACAGTGCGTCGTTACGGAATAGATGTTTACACCGGATTTGCAAATGATATTCTTCGCATCACATATATGGGTGGGCTGGACGGAGAAAACATCAAGATGTTTAAACTTATGATTCTCAGGGCAGCAACACGAGAAATGCAAAACATGCATGATGATGTTGTCGGCGTAAAGGATTTGAATCCACGAAATGTTGCTGTTGCCCAAACTGGGTTTTTGGACACCGAACTTGCTCAACTAAAAAAATACTCAAGACGCAGAATTGCTTAATTATGGGCGCTGAACTTGCTTGCAACATAAAGTTAAAAATAACCGGACTCAAGGAAATGAGTCACGATTTGAAAATGATTAAACGAAGGATGAAAGACCTTCGTCCGGTTTGGCCAAAAGCAAACGCAAGTTTGAAGGCCTACATGATTGCAAACTTTACTTCACAGGGTTTGCCCTCTGGTGGTTGGGCCCCATTGGATGCAGAATATGGGTCGTGGAAAATACGAAACTATCCAGGCTCGCCAATGCTGGTAAAAGAAGGCGGATTGTTTTCCAAAATCGCACAAGGCCCTGATGTTGATGGAAACCTGCGAAGCGCTACGTTCAGTTTTGCTGGAGAAATACCAAAATTTCATCAGTATGGAACTACAAAAATGCCTGCACGTCCAATTATTTTTGCATCAGAAGAATGGACAGAAGATGTTGCCCAAATGATTGCCGATTACATTGTTGATGGAGTTGAGTAAATGCCGAATTACTTAATGCATGGGGCGCACTTTGCAAAAAACTACGTTTCTACATATTTGCAAAATGATTTGCCAAAACGAATTGTTAGATATAGAAACGGCTGGGATATTTCAAGCACTGAATTACCAATGCCAGAAAAGTATTTTGCTTACGAGCCCCTTGCCCTGGATGCTTGGCCGACAGTAATTACGGTCGCTATATCAACGCAAAGTTTTGAAAGAATGGGATTTGATGGCCCAGACCCTTTGTATCGAGTTAATTACTCAATGAGAACTTATGTTTGGTGCAGGGCGGTTGGCCCTGATGAGGCGACAGTCGCTCGCGACAGACTTACATCTGTTGTCAGGTCTGCACTTTTGGATTATCCGTGCCTACAGGCTGTTGACCCGCGTCAGTCATTTCAGGTAATGATTGACGAAAATACCATGAGGGAAGAATTTTCTGAAATAACCCTTTTGAAAGGCGACAGGGTTTTGTGTGGTGGCTACGTCGGGTACAACCTTGGAATCAATGAGGTTGTGACTCGTCAGGATATTGGGGAAATACAGGAAATTGAATTGTCAGTTTCGCAAGATGGAATCACCGACACAAACCTAGACGTCTCCGCAAACACGGAAACATTTACAATTGATTGATTGTTTATAAAGTACAATTTACTGATAACGCTTAGGAGATTGTCAAATGAGCCATTTTTTTAAAAAAGTGAAAAACAAAGGGGATTACTCTGGTTTGTCTGGCTCATCAGTAGTTGTCGTAAAAAACGTTTCTGGTGGTCCATTTGAGGTAGACAGCGATGGACGAACCCTTGCCAAAAACACAATGGCAGCAATTGATGAGTCTTGTCCGATTTGCGCAAAGGGAATAAGCGACGGAAAACTAGTTGTTTTGCACAGACCAGCCAAGCCTTCCTCTCCAAAACCAAAACAAAAACAAGTTTTAGAAGAAACTGACGAAGTTAAGCAAACAGTTGCATCAGCGGAAGATGTTGAGTCTGTACAATAGTTCTAAATTAACATGAGAAGTTTCTCTACAGCGAGGAAGGTGTCATGCCAGGCGTAAGCATACAAACAGCAGTAAGAGTCGGACCGAATGCGGCGACGTCCGTTGAGACGTCGCAACTGTTCGCAGTTGGCAAGGCCGCTCGCGGTCCTGTTGACACCGCAAAGTTGGTGACAAGTCTCGAGGAGTTTGAGGCGATTTATGGTGGGTACGCATCGTATGCGTACTTGCACCCGACTATTCAAACATTTTTTGAAGAGGGCGGCACAAGAGCGTACATTGCTCGTGTTGCTGGTTCTGGTCACTCAACTGGTTCCCTTACCCTGAATGAGGGTGGGGTCGGTGGCGATGACGTCATGACGATTACTGCCAACGGCCCTGGCGCATGGAGCAGTGACATAACAGTCGAAACGGTTAACCCAGGAACTGTTTCCGGAACATTCATCATCAAGATTTACGACAGCGGAACTTTGCTTTACAGCACCGGCAACTGCACCTCAGTTGCTCAAGCGGTCGGTCGTATCAACTCAAGCGCAAAAGCGTCGAAGGTTGTAGTTGCTGCTGACCTGGAAGCGTCAGGCTCCCCACTTCCGGAAAACTCATCTGCCACTGCACTTAGCGCTGGCGATGACAACGAGGAAACCGTTGCTGCTGCAGACTACGTCACTGGCCTTAACCTTTTCCTTGAGTCTTATGGAACTGGTGTTGTTGTTTGCCCAGAGTCGCATAACACCACAGTGCAGACGGGTCTTGCAACTCACGCAAATGCCTACAATAGAATTGCATTCTTGAGTGGCGCATTTGATGACACGATTGCGGAAGCAAAGACTGCTGGCAATAACCTTTCTGCAGCAGATGAAAACGCTGAGCACGTTGCATATTTCTACCCATGGGTCTATATTCCAACCACCACTGCTGGTGTAAACAGACTGATTCCACCGGTTGGCTATGCGGCTGCAAAGCGCGCTGTTGCCCACACTCAAGTTGGAGCACATAAACCAGGCGCTGGTCTGATTTCTGTTGCATCGTTTGTGAATGGCGTTGCAACTGACATCGACAAGAGCAACGGAGACTCTCTTGATGATTCGTATGTAAACGCAATTCGTGTAATAAACAACACGATTCGTGTTTATGGTGCTCGTTCAGTTTCGCCAGACACCACAAACTTCCGCTACATCACGGCGCAAGACGTTGTCAACCAGGTGGTTGTTGAGGCCTATCGCTCGCTGGAAGACCTCATCTTCAGTGTTATCGATGGACGAAACACGGTGTTTGCCGCTGTTGAGTCAAAGTTGTTTGCAATTCTTGAGCCGCTTAGAGCGAATGGCGCCCTGTTTGAGGCGTTTGACGCAAACGGCAAGAGAATTGACTTTGGCTACACGGTCAAGTGCGACGCATCGCTCAACCCAACCTCGCAACTTGCTGATGGTTTGGTCAAGGCCAAGGTTGGCTTGAGAGTTTCCAGTGTCGGTGACAAGATTGAAGTCGACATCATTAAGTCGAACTTGACCAAGTCGGTCGTCTAAAAACGGAGGATAGGAAATGGCAAAAGTATCACAAAGGCAAGTCCTTGCAAGAATTGCTCCGCACGCAGCGCAGCAAGTCACTGACCTGCCAAAGTTTGAGACCTTTTTGTTTGCCCAAGTGTCGGGTGGAGAAATCACCGCCTCGGTGGAGAAGATTTACGAGGGCGGAAAGGCTTCCCCAACTGTTCTGTGCGCCCCATTCGATATCGGCGACATTACCGTTACCGCACACTACGACGATGACAGAGTCGCCTCGGATAGTGCCACTGGCTTGGCCGCAAAAGTTGCCAAGTTGCGCGAGTACGTCGGCAAGGCCTACTACGACATCGTGGTGGAGACCTACGACTGCGACTTGAAGAAGCCCGGTTTGGACCGCATCTACTCCAAGGCGCTCTTGGTTGGCCTTACCGAGCCGGACGGAGACTCGTCCTCTGGCGCTCCGTCAACCTTTGCGCTCACCTTCTCGGTGTCGACGGTTACCAGCAAGTAAATTAATTAAACAATTTACACTTGGTTGGTGTTTGTTGTGCTAGGTTTTTCCCCATGAGCAACAACGAACTTTACACATCATCAGAAGAACCAAAGAAGCCAGCAAAGGCAGAAAAAAAGTCTGAGCCGACTTTGCTTGACCAACTTACGGCGGTCGTCAAGCGCAAGGTTGAGCGCGCGCAAGTTTTAATGGCGATTCCAGAACGACCAAATGTCAAATTGATTATCAGCCCAAACATTACCCAGAATCAAATTAGAAACTGGAGAAAGTCTGCTGGCGAGGACACAAAAGCCGGAATGGATGCACTGCGATTTGCATGTTTGGTTGTTGGTAGCACCACCGTCGGAATGATGTTCGACGATGAAGAAGTTAAAGATGCAGATGGAAATGAACTCACCTTTGCTTCGGACATCATTCTTGAAATGACTGAGACAACCCGTCCGCAACCAGACTGTGTGCGCGCCTTTTTTGGAGTTGACCCGCATGTTGAGTCAGCCGCAGTTGCAATCCTTGAAGCAGCAGGATATTCGGATACGGTTGACACAGAGGACCCTATGAAGGAGTCTTTGACGAATTAGTCGAAGATTCCTTAATCATCAATGCCGCAAGACTTGGTGAACTTTGGGGCACTAATCCACTAGAACTACTTGACGTATCACCAAATGAATGGCTGATACTCATGGCATGTGCTAAAGTTGTATCAGAAGACCGCGAGCGAGAACGGCGCGAAATGGAGAAAAAGTAGCACTCCCCTCTGCCCGAGTTAGAGAAAGATAAGTTTCTTTCATTACAACTTAGGAAGATATGGCCAGTAGCAGAGCAGAAATATTTGTCGAGACGAAGAGGGACGAAGGTCCAACACGCTCCACAGAGCGTGTCGATGAACTTGGCGACCACGCAACAAAAACCGGAGTAAGACTCAAGTTCCTTGCCTCACAGGCAAACAAGGCATCAAGAGCCCTCATTGGCCTTGCCAGTTCATCTGCTGCGGCAGCCATAGCAACTGAAAAGTTAAACAAGAGCACAAGAGTTCTTGAACGACACGCTTTTGCGGGCACGAAAATGCTGCGGAACATGGGCGCTGTTTTGCAAACCATGCTTGTTGGGGGCCTAAAACTTGCAACACTTGGTCTTGGTGCGATGTCGGTCGCGTTGGTCGGTATTCACGCATTATTTGTTACCGGCAGGTTCTTGGTAAAGTCATATCACGTTGCATTGAAGGGCCTGGCCGCAACTGCTGCCGGAGCCGCAGTTGCAATTGGATTGGTTTCAACTGCCATCAGAGAACAGCAAGCAGCGATGTTTGCGTACACCGGCAAAAATAACAAAGAATTTGGCAGCGGCTTAAATCAGGTTCGCGTAAATATGCGCGGTTTGCACATGGATGCAAAACTTGCTGGCGCCGGAGTTGAAACACTTAATAAGGCATACTCAGAAATAGCAAAATCCAAAACGGGGTATCTCGCAAGTAGTAAAAGCCTTCTTAAGGACCTTGGTGATTTTGCAGCAGCCGGTCAGCCACTTGAGGAAGGACTTGTAAAAGCAGCCAAAGTTGTCACCGCAATACAAGACCCCAAAAAAGGACTTGGCGCAATCAAGTCTGCATTTAAAGAACTAGGACCAGCAGCAGAAGAGGCTCTTAAGCAAGCACAAAAACAAGGTATTGACACCAAACAAAAGTTCATAGACGCCATGAAGAGTGGTCAACTGTCTACCCTTGGCGGCGTAACTGGTCAATTTGATGCAGTAAATAACACCCTTATTGGACAAGTAAAAAAGTATTTCAACCTAATACGCGGACAATTTGCTGACTTCGGACAACAGTTTTTGCCAGAAGCAAAAGTTGGTTTAGAAAGAATCTACCGAATCTTTACAAGAACAATGCAAATGACGACAGGAGCCGTTGCCGGATGGGAAAAGCGCGGTGGCTTTGTTGATGCAATCGTTAATGCAGTACAAAAAATCTCAGACTTTTACGTCAAACTAATTCGCGAATACCTGCCAAAATCCGAAGGAATGTTTAGCCGTCTTGGTGAATGGTGGAGAAGATTCAAAGAAGGCTGGAATGAAATTTTAAATGACCTAAGACCATTCATTGACGGCGCGCGGGTTATTGAAAAAATGTTTGGCAATGCATGGCGACCAATATGGCGAGAAATTAGCGGAGCATCAAAAGAATTCAACAGAAGTCTTCAATTCAATAGGGCTGAATTTGAAAAACTTGGTACTTCCATTGGTGAAACAATTGCCGAAGTTCTAAGCGTAATTAGGGTGTTCCAAAGAGTAATTAAAGAGAATTTACCTTTCATAAACAATATTTTTAAAGGCCTAAAACTTCTTGTTCAGCAGTTCACAAGAATATTTAATTTCATGGAAAACTTGCCATTCTTTGGCGGCAATCTTGGTAGCCAAGGCGCTCTTGCGGCACTCCTCGCAATGGGCAGGGGAATGAAAACTGCTCGCGGAACTGTTCTCGACAGGGAAATGCTGACACAAAGAATGAACGTAAAAGCAAACAGCGTGTCGATTGTTGGGACTGTTCAGGGGGCAATTCAGGGCGCAAAACTTGGCTCCCACCCAGCATTCATGGGCCCAACTGGCGGAACAAGTCCATTAATTGGAGCCGCAATAGGCGGCGCCGCAAAAGGCGGCTGGCTTGGGGCAGATGCACAACAAGCGTGGAATAGGTATTACCCACTAATGAGCACTGCGAGCACCCTTACTGGTGGACCTGGCACGATGCCGGGTGGCGCGGCTGGAATGCTCGGACTTTCTGGTAGTGGGGCGAGTGCGGCCGGCGCAGGTCTTGCATCGTCAACGCTTTCACCATCGCAAGCGCGTGGCGCAGTTCTTCTTGGTCAAAGTGCCGTATCCGCACAGGCATTACCAGCATCTTTGGGCGGAGCAACTCAGGCACTACATGGTTTTACTGCAGGCCTAGCAAGTGCAACTGCTGGCCTAAGAACTGGAACTGGCGGAATTCCGCCGATGATTCCAGTCATGCCAGGCGGCGGTGGTGGTGGTGGTGGTGGAATCCCCCCACTTGTTCCACCTGGTGGAGGCTTAACGCCGAGTGGACCAACAAGTCCCTACACCCCACCCGGCACGATGCCAACATCCGTTGGGGGAATGTGGCGTTCGTTCAAACGATTTAGAAGTAGCGGCGCCTCTCCCACCACGGCGGTCAGAGACATGTGGAGGGGCACGGTAATGCCTGGGGTTGGGACCAAAAAAGGTTTGCAGAAAAATTTCAGCATGTTGTCGCGAGCACAAAATTACAAAAACATAATGGCCACATCGAATCAGATGGAGGCAGACAGAAAAGAACGCGGTTCAAAATATAAGTTGGACGGAATGATTGGAGCGTTCATGCTCCAACAGGGATTATCGCGACTATCCAATAGGGTTGGTGACGAAGAAATCAAAGGCGGTCTTGGCCTTGCATCATCGATGGCTTTATTTAGTCCAAAACTTGCTGCTGGAATTGCTGGTGGTACGTTCGCCATAAAGAGCGGAAATATGGGTTTAGCAATGGGTGGTGGCGCTCTTGCTGGTGCGCAATTTGGAAAATCGTTTGGGCCCATGGGCACTGCAATCGGCGCAGCAGTTGGCACAATAACTGGTGCGATAATGGCGCCAATCAATGCTCTCAAAGCCAAGACAAAAGAAGCGAAAGCAATGGTTGATTCCTATTTTGAAAATTCATTTGGCGAATTTGCAGTTCAAATGTCATTGCTTGAAGGTGGTGCAAGAAAATCTGGTAAAACAGAAACCACTGTTGTTAAGTCAATGGAAAAACAAGCCAAAAAATATAGAGATATGGCAAATCTAATGGCCAAGGGGTCTGCGCTGGGTGGCAAAAAGAGTGGTCAGTTGAGCCTGATTGAGGAAATGACACGTTTTGGCGGCGTTGGTGCCGGGATAGGAGCGGGCATTGGAACTGGCGTAGGACTTGCAACCGGCGGTCTTGGCCTTGCTCCCGGAATAATCATCGGAGGTGTCGCCGGTGGTATTGCTGGAGCCGCCACTGGGGTGGCAAGTTATGGATTTAGAAAAGGAAGAGATTTGCTTTTTGGAAATAGTTCGGACGACAAACGAACAAGAAAAGACCAAAGAGCAGTGCTAAATGACCTATACGCATCTGGTGCAATGAGCAAATCAGATTACGACAGATTGACCAAGAGGAAGAAAAGACGTTTTGCTCGCGACGAAGAATTTGACATGGACCTTGTCAATGCGTATTTTACGGAAGGTCAAAAGAAGTCTGCGGCAATGGCAACTGCCATGGAGACGGCAACCACAACTTTGAGTTCACGACTAAAAGTCATGACACAAATGACAGGAAAGAGCGAAATGGAAATGATGGAACTCGCTCAGACCATGGGTGTTAATCTTGCCGATAGTACGGCTGATTTCAATGAACAACTTACAAAACTTGGCATAACCGTAAAGAAAACGGCTCAAGAAATAGATATGGCGATTGCAGAAATTATGCAAAATGCTGCTGCCACTGCTTTTGACACCGCCATCAAACAGGAACAAGCACCACATATATTAGACGAATTGGTCAAAAACTTTAGGCAAGATTTTAACCAAAGAGGCGCTGGGGCAAACGTAACCGTTGAAGACGCATCAACAATTGCCAGGGGATACGCCGAACAACTCACCAATATGTACGGCGGAGATGCTTCTGCTGCATATTTTGCCCTACAAGAGCAAATTGGGAGCCCGCAAGGACTTGCGTTCAGAGAAACAAATCCGCTTACTGGAAAGAAAAATCCATTAGGCGGATTAGGAAATCAATTTTTCTCAGGGATGACCGGCCAGGCAATGACAAAGTTTTTGGAAGAAAGCCAAAAAGGCGTAATCAATACAATGACTCCCCAGATGGGCGCAGTTCTTGCAGAACGCGGCAAGATGCTGAAACCGGGCGACATGAAGAAAGTTACAGAGCAATTTAAAAACTTGGATTTTGGACAACAGCAAGCATTTTTCAATGCAATAACATCGGGGAATATTGGTTCCAATACATCTGACTTCTTTAAACAATATGGAATGAATGTTGGTTTTGATGACATTAGCCAGCAAAGTGCTGCTTTCAAGATGGCAACAGATAACGCAGAAAAAGAAATGATTTTGCTTGAAGCAGAACGAGAAATTATTGAAGGGATGGGTAAATTTTTCGGCCCAGAATCTTCAAACCCAGAGTGGTGGTCCAAGGATGCTTTGCGTGAATTGTTTATTGAGGCTGGCGTAATCAAGCCAGAGGATACGCGAACACCCAGGGGTTCAAGAATCGGAGATACGGTTGGCTCGCGCCTTTCAAGAACACTTTCCAGACATCAAGAAATGGACAGCATGCTTTCTGGAAAGCGAATGATTACTTCATCTTGGAGGAATTACAACCTTGGCTCGCCAAGTTCCGACCACGTTACCGGCAGGGCATACGACTTGGTAGGAAATCAACTCGGAATGTACAAAACAATTGTGGAAAAAAATGGTGGATTTGCAGAATTCCACGGCGGCTCCACAAACCGACACCTGCATGTCGTACCTGGTCCTGGTCCAATGGGTGACACGTATGCTCCGTTTAAGCAACCAGTAGCCACGTCGGCACCCGTTGCACCAGCAGGAAAGGGTGATATTTCTGTTACTTTAAATGTGAATGGATTGGGAATAAAAGAAGCATTACCACAAATCAAAGCAGAACTAGAACGCGCTATGTACGAGTATCAAAACAGGATGTAGGCCATGGCTATTGCTCAAATTATTCACACATCGAACCCAAACATTGTGTACCGGGAAACTGACGGACTGTTGCACAACTTGTTGCCAACACTGCAGCAATTTTATGGAACAAAACCAATAATATTTTGGAAATATAACATAAGTAATCCACAGCGTTGGGTTGTTTATGAAGACGAAAATTATATTATTGGCAAAAAAACGCAACCGGCAAAGGAGACTGTCGTTACGTCGTCGCAGCACATAATTTCCTCACGGCCAACAGTTACTTATTCGAAGCCAACGCCATCTTCAGTTGTTCCAATGTTTGCAAACATTGGACCAACAGGACGTTCATCTAGATATTGCGGAACGCTCACAAAAACTGTTTTTGACCCACTTAATACATTAACTGGCGATGAAGTGCCACGCATAATTCGTCGTGGCGTTATTTCCCAAGTTGTCCCAGGCGACGAGGGACGAGATGCTTATGTTTTTAATCAATCAAGAACCATACAACTAGACAGAAATGCTTCCGCACAGGAAGTTCTAAATGCATGGAATGCGTATTTGGCCAACGCCAGGAACAATAAGCCAGACACTTCAAAAAATTTGTATTTTGTTAATCAAAGAACTGGAAATCAAGAAGAAATTAAAACGTTTGCTCAATTTCAGCAATTGTTTCCGAAATATTATCAGTTTGAAAAACAGTTTGAACAAGAAGCACTTACTTCTCTTGTCGCTCACGAAAATCCAGTAAAGATATTTGTTGATGGTCAATGGTGGGATGTTGACAGTAACTATATAAATTTGTGGAACAAATTTGCAAACACAGGTCTTTCAGACCAGGCAATTACAAGAGAATTGCTCGACATTGGATACACCATGTCTCAAATCAACACAATCCGTGGTGTTCGCGGATTGACAATGGCGGAATTAAAAGAAATAAGTTCAGGGTCATCTTCCGGTGGTGGCGGTAGAGGTGGTGGGTCTGCTGGCGGCTCAAGTCCTGCTGGTGGTAGGTCGGCAAATGGTTCTGTATGGAAAGGCCCAGAGGGTTATACGGAAGGAAGAGTTCAAGACATTACCGTCCAAAGAAGTAAAAACATATTTTTCACATCCGAAGAAATTGCGGGTGCTCTTTCCAATAAGGGTGTATCAATTGACAATTCAAAGCCCGTCATGTACCAGGTTTACAGAGGTTCAGATGCCAATGCTCAAACTGGTTCAGCACTCATAAATGAATATGTTTTTGATGTTATACCGAATGAAATAAATTATGGTGGATTTGGTGGAGAATGGGTATCCATAGACAGAGTTGGAGGATTTCCTTTTATAGATTGGAAATCTTTTAAATTATTGCAAATTTCTTTTTCGTTTACGATTGCAGACAAAGACAGCGGCGTTTTTACTGGCGATGGCTTACTCATTTCAGTAAAAGACAAAATTGAAAAACTTCAAAGAATGGCGCAAACTCCGTATCCGGTTATGTTTTACGGATTTGACACCCTTTTGACCAATCAATTTCGCTATGACGACAATGGAGCACCAAGGGGTGTTCAATTTGTAATTCAAGACCTTTCTATTACCGCTGCTCGTCGAGATGTAAATATGCAAATAACAAGAGCAACAGCAAACATAACACTTCAAGAAATACCCATTGAGAAAACGTCGATAATAGGAATGCCTCGTCTAAAACACGTTCCCAAAAAACCAGACGAACCACCCACATTTACTGACCCTGAATTTGGACTAACAACAGATAATTTGAATAGAAAACCTGACCAAGATATTCAATATCGTTACCTTAACCGCACGTGACAAGGTATTGAGGAAGTTCTGCACCCGCCATGAGTAATATTGAGTCGAACATTGCACGAATGGAAAGCGTTGGTGGCGCTGATTTGCCTTTTATTAGAGTTCAGGGCAGCGAAAGAGACGTTCCATTGGTTTTTTTGTATGGAACTACCAATTCTGGAAAAACGTTTGTAACAAAACTTTACAATCAAATTACTGACATAAGCGTAAATTACTCACTATCTGCCTCAACTGCAATAACTTTTTCGGTAATTGACCCAGGTTTGGAATTAACAAAACAAAATTATTTTCAAGTGGGGCAAACATTCATCTACAGAAGTCACAACCCTTCACGGATAGTTCAAGATAGCAGTATGTCTGCAATTGCGTTGGAGGATTATTTGGGCTACTTTATGGAAGTTGCTGATGTTTCAATAGAGCAGTCTCAAGGTAATTCCCCAATAGTTAGAGTTCAGGGTTACACAAAGGCAATTCAGCAAATGAAGCGCGATAGAAATCCCGGCGCGGTTAAAGGTGAAAATCACACTTTTGTTATAAATGCTGCCAAAAAATATGGTCTTAAAGCGGTGTGCCAAGAAACAACGAAAGACAAAAACATTACCCAAGCGGATGGCGAAAAAGTTGCCGATTCGCTATGGGATGTGTTGAACAGGCTGGCAAGTGAATCAAAGGACGAAAACAAAAACCCATACACATTATTTGAATCTGACGGAACATTGTATTTTGGTACTCAGCAATGGCTCATGTATAAATGGGGCCATGATTCATACGAGCACACCAAATACAACAAAAAGAAAAAAAAGAATGTGACCGTAACTCGAAAAGTTACATACCTTCATTACCCTCCAAGAATTGTTAACGGAAATCCAGACAATCGTTTTGTGTTGCATAAAATGCCAACAATGCATAAAGCAGAAAATGACCCAATGGAAGGAGATGGGTCATGTGTTGTGGACAGACTAAATGGAGTAAGACTCAGACCAGGAATGACGGTTAATGTTGGGGATATTCCTTGGCACACTGATGATTTTTTGATTACTTCTGTAGATTTTCAAGAAATGGTTGCTGACCCAGTGTCTGTAAGTTTCGCAACCCCACCAAGACAAGAAACAAAGATTAAACAAATTGAAGTTGGAACAATTTATCCAGGTTCTGTCGAATGGGGAACTGTTCAGGGTTTATATACGGCTAATCCATCGCCGCGAAATGCATCAGCAACCAGAAATTACGAACAGCAAGGTATGGAGTAAACAGTGAAAAAAAATCAAGTCAATAGAATCAAAGCCTCCTCACACCCATTGCAACCTGGTGGTGTTTATATAGGTGTAGTTAGATATCACGATTCACAAAACACCGGAAGGCCTACAATTTTTGTTCCGCAGTTGGGGGTAACATTTAAGGATGTTGAATATGTTGGCAACACAACACGCGGCTCATTAAAAGCAAACGACAGAGTACTTTGCACTTTTATAGATATGGAAACTAGTGAAATATTTATTATTGGCGCATTCAACAAAAAACAAGACGTTTTTGCTGGAAAAGAAAAATTCAATAGTCTTATTGACGAACTTCAAACAAGAATAAATCAACTGCAACAAGCGCTTTCACTCACACAAACGTCGTTTACGACCTTTAAACAAACGGACTAATTATGGACACACTAAAATTTCCATTGCAATTTTCGACAAACAGAGAATTTGTAAAACTGGTTGACGGAACAGATGATTACATAAAGCAGTTAATTAGCGTATGCTTGTTAACAGAACCTTTTGTGCTTCCATTAACACCAGATTTTGGAACGGCGGACCCATCGTTTTCTACGGTTTCTCCGGCCAATCTGATGTTAAATGTAAACAAATTTATTCCAGAAGTGACTATTGTTTCGATAGGAACCACATTAGATGAAGAACTTGGAACAGTAAACGTAAAATTTATTTACAATAGGTGACCATATGTCTGCAGATTTTAGACCATACGTAAACTTAAGACCACTTGACATATCGCCTGCTCAGGCGTATCTCGATTCAATTGAGGTTGCAAGAACCGTATTCCCAGGTTTTGATTTGCGTCCTGGCACCATCGAGGATGCCATGTTCCAAGCGTTTGCTTACATGTCTGCTTTGAATATCGGTTCAATTAATAGATTGCCAGATTCCTTAATGCTTGGACTTGGGAAAATGCTTGGAACACCATATGCGGATGGCGAAAGAGCAACAATGAACGTTGTATTTACGGCAAACTCAAATGACGGCGGTGTTGTTCCGGCTGGAACATTGATTGCTTATTCACCAACAACAGATGACGGTGAATCCGATATCACTTATTTATTTGAAACAGACGAAGCAGTTACCATATCGGCAAACACACTTGGCGACCCATTGCCGGAAAGTTCCCCCGTTCCATGTACCGCCAGAGATGTTGGTGTAATTCCAACAATTCCATCTGGAACAGCAATGTCTTTGCAGTCATTTTCACAAATTCTTTATTCTGCAGTTAGTGATGGAAATTTTGTTCAAGGGTCGAATTCTGAAACTATTGATGAGTTTTTAACTAGAGCAACTGCAAATCTTGCGTCAATGTCTTCCGCTTTGACAACTGGCAATCAATTGAAAAATTACATTCTTACTGCATATCCAACTTTGGCAAGAAGATGCAAAGTTTATGATTTGACCGACCCAGACGGCGATTTGGAAATAGGAGACGCTGACGTTGCGGGAAAAGTAACTGTTTACGTATATGGACCAGAAAGAAACTTGACTCTGGCAGAAAAAACAAATTTGGAAACAGACATTTCAGATAGAAGTGTTGCTGGACTTGAGGTCGGTGTGGCTGACCCGGTTTTGTTAAATTTTAAAATTACTGCAACTGTAAATTATTATTCTGACTTTGAGGCGGCAAACGTTTCTGAAGTAATTAAAGAAAACCTACTGGGTCAGTTTTCTCCAATTTATTGTCAGTGGTCAGAAGAAAAACTTAGAGAAAACGACGTTTTGCGTGCAATTTATGCAAACCCATCAGTTCACAGTGTTGAATCATTGACAATTTCCTACAACGATACTTCCGGAGCGACGATAACTGGTGTTTCAATTAGTGGTGGAGATGCAACGTATACATGCAACAATACTTACTCAATCGGCGACGAGGTTACTGTCAGCGGAATAACGCCATCCGGTTTAAATTTTGCGTCAACTGCGAGAACAATAACAAGTAGAACAGACACATCTTTTACTGTCAGTTCTACGGGTTTGTCTGGAACATATTCTTCCGGAGGAACATCTTCCGCTGTTTCACCAAATTGGGGGTCTGTATCTGGAGGTGACATTTTGTATCTCTACAAAGGCAGTCTTTTGAATTTGCAACTGGAAAAAATAGTTCTTACAATGCAATCATTTGAGGTGTAGTAATGCAAATCCTCAATCCAACGCGGAATATTCTTGCTTGGAACAACGCGTTTAATGCAAAAAATTTGAATGGTAGTTTTGTAAATCCGGAAACATATTCGCACGATTGGACCTCCACAAACTCAAGCATTTCCGTTGTGTCCGACAAGTATGTTCATCCTCTTCAATATTCGCTTCAAGTTCAGCCAAACGACGATAGTTCGACAATAGTCATTTCTCTTTCTGGGATTATTCCTGACGATGATGAAATCAATGGAAGCAAAGCGCAATTTCATTGTCAAATTTTTCCACAAAGAGAAATGATTGCATCAATTGAGTTAACCAATGTAACTGGTTCAATTTCTGATTCGCATTCTCAATTAATGACTGTTGGAAAATGGAATGCAGCATTTAGTCCTGTTATTGATGTTGGGCTAATTGACACCTCTGTTGACCAAATTGAATTTAGTGTTGATATTTCCATAAGTAACCACTTCGGTCAAATTTTTTACATTTCTGTTCCAACTTTGATGGACGAACTTGGTTTTACAAAAAACGTATTTGTTTGGAATATGAGAAAATTTATTCCAAACTTTATATGGGATAGAGATAAAGTTCAACAGTATCCAAATTATACGTTTGCAAAATTTTTGCATGCTTTAACTAGCGCTGGTGATAAGGCAACTGTTTTGTATCGTAGGTTTTATCAATATCTGAATAGTGAAGTTTCAGCATCAAACGAGTTGGAATCATTTAGATTTAGTGAATTAATACATCCAACATATGTCGATGGAGATTACATAACTTGGCTTTCGCAATTTAATGGAACCCCCATCTACAAAAGCGTAACAACGACAGCATCAACAGAAGCCATAGGTGACGTAGATGAGTCAATAACTTGGCAACTTGAAAATGCTTATTTTGGTAGAAATGCCGGAACGTTAGACGCTATTAGAGAATGCACAAAGCAAGTTTTGACAGGAAATAAAACTGTTTATGTTTCTCCTGGTGGCAGTTTCTTTGCCATAAATATTTACACATTGTTAAGTGAGACTCCTGGTGTTTCATCAAGTGGAGATACATCGCCGGAAGTAACTGCGATAGCCAACCTAACCAAACCAATGGGTTTTACTCTCAATCATGAAGCATTTACGCAATTGCCGTTTATTCTTGATGATGCACTTTATGGAGCACTTGGACCCCTTCAGCAAAACGCACTTGGCTAAGTGCTAAAATTAATACAACAAAGGAAAACATATGTTGTCTTCATTTAGCAAAGACGTACTTGAAAGAGCGGCGCGTACGTTCCTGCAGGGCTACCTTGGTTCCTGGCTTGCGACTGGCGCTGACTTTGATGGTCTTTTTGCAACCGACAATTTGAAAGTTGGTGTTGTTGCGGTGGCCTTGTCCGTTGCAATGAGCATGGGCTTGAAGAAGGTTGGCCCGAAGAAAGATTCTGCCAGCGTTATTTGAGATTCCTGCTAGCGCATTTGCGCTCTCTAATCTACAATTGGACGCAGAGAGTTAGGAGCGCGCGTCGATGCTTGCGGGTATTTACAATATTACTTGTCAGCAGGGCTCGACTTTTGCGCGAACTATTACCTTTAAATACCCCGACCCTCTCTCTCCGCCAGCCGACCCAACATATTTGCCGTGGGACTTAACTGGCTACACGGCGCGAATGCAGGTAAGAAGAACTATCGATTCGTCTACCATTCTTATTTCCATGACAACAGAAAATGGCCGCATAACACTTGGTGGTGCAAGTGGAGTAATTGAACTAAATATAACCGCCGCAGATACTGCGGCGCTAACAAGTTCAGGTGTTTACGACTTGGAAATTATTTCGGATACTGGCGTTGTTAACAGAATAATGCAGGGCAACTTCACCCTGTCACAAGAGGTCACCAGATGAGCAACACTGTCCCCAACCAGGTCGTTGTCGAAGACGTAAGAATAGACGTAAATGTTGACGAGGACGTACCAAACCTAATAACGCTGACCAACGCGACTACTCAGACAGTATTAACACAGCGCCATGTACATAGCCAACCAGTTGTGTCTTCTGTTTGGGTAATTAACCACACACTGGGCGGCAAACCTTCGGTAACCATCGTCGATTCTGCAGATACGGTGGTCGTTGGTGAGGTAACATATAACAGTAATTCTCAGGTGACGGTTACCTTTACCGCTCCCTTTTCGGGTTACGCATATTTGACCTAAAGGCAGGATTAAATGTCGCAAAAGTTCCTCACGAATATAGACCTAAATCAGAATCAACTGATTAACGCCACCTTTGAGGTCGTCGGTTCTGACCCAAGTTCAGGCAACTTTGAGGGTCGCCTCATCTACAACTCAACCGAAGATACCATCAAGGTCTATTCGGGTTCCGCATGGCGCAAGATGCTACACAGCGTCATCGCTGGTGGCGACTACACAGACGCAATCACAATTACTGAGGCAAACGGTCAAGTCACTCTTACCCTCAACCTTGCTGATACCGACAGTGCAGGTCTTCTCTCCAGCACCTTCTGGAACATGCTCAATGATGCGACCGCTGATGCGACCGCAAGCAAACTTGTTAAGCGTGACGCAAACGGAAATGCAAAGGTTGCTACTCCAACCGATGCGGCGCACATTGCAACCAAGGGTTATGTTGATGCGGCTCGCCAAGGTCTTGATGTTAAGCAATCGGTTCGCGTGGCGACGACTGCTGCAGTCAATCTTTCGACCGACCTTGAAGATGGAGATTCGCTAGATGGAGTAACGCTCGCTACCGGCGACAGAATCTTGGTCAAAGACCAAGGTGGTCCTGGTGTTGCACATGTGGACAACGGTATTTACGTTGTTCAGGCAAGTGGTGCGCCGGTAAGAGCATCTGATTCAAACGGTACAGCCGACACTGGTGAACTATCTCCAGGAACATTCACCTTCGTTGAAGAAGGTACGGTCAACTCCGACAAGGGCTTTGTCATCTCAACCAACGGAACAATCACCGTTGGCTCTACGGCAATCGCATGGACGCAGTTCTCTGGCGCTGGTTCGTTTGTTGCTGGTGATGGTCTTTCGCAAGTCGGCAACCAAATCAATGTCAACGTCGTTGCTGACAGAACTGCAATTACTAGTGATGCGGTTGACATTGCCGCCACTTATGTTGGTCAGTCGAGCATTACCACCCTTGGCACGATTACCACGGGCACATGGGCGGCAACGGATGTCGCCGTCGAGCACGGTGGTACAAATGCTTCTACCGAGTCTGGTGCAAGAACCAATCTTGCTTCTGCCGCTTCTGAAACCACTGGTCGCACGACGAGCGTTCCGTCCTTGGCGAGAGTTGCCAAGCAGGGTTGCGCAGCAAGCGTCGGCGGTGTCTCCACAACGACCGTTACCCACAATTTCAACACGACTGATGTTCTCATTCAGGTGTACGAGGTGTCAAGCGGTGCAACTGTCATCGGCGACACCATCCGAGCAAACAGCAACTCGGTCAGCGTTGTCCTAAACGGAACGATTAGCGCAAACGACTACACAATCGTCGTCACGGGCTAATCTATGATTGACCTTGAGGGGTCAATCAAAACATAGTCGAAAGCGATTGAGGTCGTGGCGCAAAAATTTACAGTCCCCATAACAATTAAGCAGTTGGCGTCTGCTGGGTCTGATGCGCTCACGGTTTTCGTAAATGGTGAGGTTTACGGTCGCGTAAAAATTGAAGCGGGCGGTCGCATTTCGTGGAGCGACGGCGAAGGCGTATATGACACGAATCTTTATCGTGATGGTGCAAATACTCTTGCTACCGACGATGTTCTCAAGGCGATTTCTGGTGTCGTCACAATGGCTGTTGCCGGTACTCCAACGGCATCACTGCCAGATGGCGCGCTCGCCGTCGATACGACGAACAATCTTTTCTATTTCCGTTCAAACGGCTCTTGGACACAAGTAACAGGTGGGGGCGGCGGCAATACAACCGTCACGGTTAGCGACACCGCCCCAGTATCACCAGAAGTTGGCGACCTTTGGTATGAGTCGGATACGGGCAAAATGTTCGTGTACTACGACTCGTT